CATACAATTCAACTCATGTAAGATACCGAGAAGCACTGCATATAGATTCCATAAAATCGTGGTGTGTAGTATAGGTTGTAAGTCTTACAAAAATAAATTGGTGGTTAACTTAATGGTAAAGTAGCGGGTTTTTACCCCGTAAATAGGGGTTCGACTCCCTTACCACCAACCATATTGAAACATACGTCTCGGATCGAAACAGGAGAATACTAGTAAAATTCCTAAAGTAGTATGGTTAGAGCGGGAGGTTAAAGCCTTTGGTATATAGGTTCGAATCCTATTGTTTCAACCTTTACATCGCATCTATATAGATGCGCGAATTATAACGAGTCCTGCCATGCCTTCCTTAATAAAAATATGAAAGAACTAACACTACATAATTTAATTGACCCCAAGACTGATAAGCCAGTGGTGGTCGCTCCGAACGATGATGCTAATTTTAAAGTATCCAGAGAATGGGCAAGAGCATATGGGTTGGCGGTGGCTAAAATTATTAAGGGCACTAGGTAGATTTATATTGACATTTTTCCGCATAATGTATATCATAGATATGATGAATAAATATCAAACAATACTAAACAAGTGGATAGATGTAAGCAACAGAACTATCGAGCCAGATTATGCTGAACGGATGTCTAACCAAGAATCATTCGTTAGTCGTAAAATTACAACAGTTGAGGATTTTGAATCCTTCCTAAAGGAGATTACCAATGACGGTACTAAAAACCTTTTAGTAGGGGGTGGTATTAGGGAATATCCTAATGATTCTTACGGTATTAGAATTATTATTTAACTATTACAGTTTCCTGTTGACGTTTTCCTCATTCTGTGTAGATTACTGACATGGCAACAAACTACAAAGTAACTCAGACTAAAGTCAATTTACCAGACGGATCTTTCGATAAGAGGATTTTTATTAACGGTGTTAAGATTGCAACACATAGTAAATTCCCAAGACTGTATGGTAAGAACTTTGATAAGACTAAGAAATTCCACGATTTCAACTGGTGTTCGCACGGACTTGATGAGGTGCTTGGTGATAAAGCACAAGCATTGGTAGATGCAACACCATACGAACACCACGATAACCTCACAGGTGTAACTGGGGAATTCTACACCATGAAAGAAATCAAAGCAGTACTTGAGTCTGGATATTACGATTAACCAATTTAAACAACTTGCCAGTTGGGGTGACGACCTACCGTCTTTAACACTGGCTCTTTACCCTCTGAGTCAACTAGGAGGGTGACGGCAACCTTAGCTGTAGTATCTGTAACCACAACGAAATTAAGGTAAGTGGTGACTCCTAGGAGAGACTAGGGAAACAACCAACATGGTCTAGTGATGAGCGAAGAGACCCAGAGCAGGTATTCACACCCCAGTAGAACCACCCAGACTGTTTGTAACGACATGGGTGGTACATGAGGCAGGTGACAGTGTGAGGAAACTATAGATAGTCCCTAAAACCCTAGCGTTCTGAAAGTAGTCACAATGGTTGTTTTATTTTATGCTGGTGTGGTGGAATGGGTATACACAAGATCTTTAAACGGTCTCGGCTTCGGTCATGCAGGTTCGACCCCTGTCATCAGTACCATTTTAAGTAAATTGAAATAATTTATGTTTAGGGTTCGATTTATACTAATTAAGTATATGAGAACTTACAGGGATTATACCGACGATGATGTTATAAATTATGCTAAAGACGTTAAAAGTATCGCAGGGTTGTTACGAGCTTTAGGTTTAAAGGTGGCGGGTGGTAATTATGATAGTATTAAACGACAACTACATCGCCTTAAAGTTGATACAGAGCATTGGACAGGGTCTGCATGGAGTAAGGACGAACAAACAAAAGATTGGTCTCAATATAAAAAATGTGTCCCTCTCAAGAAGATATTAATTAAGGAGAGGGGTTTGGTGTGTGAATCATGTAGTAACACCGAATGGATGGGTAAACCTATCCCTATAGAACTAGAACACATTGACGGGGATCGTACCAATAATGCTAAAAATAATTTAAAGTTGTTATGTTGTAATTGCCATGCCCTTACACCCACTTGGCGTGGTAGGAAGTTGAAGGGTGTTAAGAATCCATCGATAACTAGAGTTGATAAAACATGTAAAGATTGTGGGCGAGGGGTATCGCGTAGATCTATAAGGTGTAGAGGTTGTAATTTAAAAACATATTCAACCACTAGAACACTTAAATTCGATCCCACTTATGAAGAATTATATCATAAGGTCGTGGTTGAGCAACTACCCCTTACTAAAATTGGTATCATATTTGGAGTATCCGATAACACCGTTAGGAAGAGGTGTAAGAAATTTGGGATAGATCCAAAACACGTAAAAATTAAGCTGACGTAACTCAATTGGTAGAGTGCCATACTTGTAATATGGGAGTTGTGAGTTCGAATCTCACCGTTAGCTCCATAATTCTATTAAGACACCACTAGTATTAGGATTCGTAATTTATTACGCGAATTAAAACAGACACCATAATTAATCTTATGACTAGGGAAGAATTATCTGAGAAAATTAAAGACCATCTTAAAAAGTGGATCGAGGGTGAAAAGGAATTCACTCTGGAATCTGAAGGTGAGAATAGAATCAACATCTCGTTTAAACTTAAGGATGGTACTAATGGCACCATCGATCTTACCACCACTTATCATTGGCTCAATTTCGAGTTCTTTATGGATGACACCACCAATCCTGTAAATACTTTAGAATGGATCATGGAACCTGTAGACTATGAAGAGTTTAGAGTATTTGGGGAACTACTGCCTTATGTAGAGTTCACAGCATGGGGTGAAGGTAAAGAGCTAGGTAAGATGGAAACCATCGATGATAAGCCATTGATGCAAGATGAGATGTTTAAAGAGTACCTTAAAGCATTCGAGTATGTTGATTCAATGTTCTAAACCATAAATAAGTATATGGACTGGGAGAAAACTTTCGAGTCAGCTATCCTCAAGGGGCTGAACTCATACATGAAGACTAAGAATATAGAGCACGAAGTTCTAGAATCTGATAATGATCTTATTGTAAACATCTATAAAATGGAGAGTGGTGACATAAATATTGTTAATTCATATGGTGATCTATTGGTGGAGTATGCTGACCCAGATGCCACACACAGACGTTCTATATTCTTCAACCCCTCCAAGGCTCGTCTGGGTGACTTCGATGTATTCGAGGACATCATACCAGTAGTTAGGATATCCTCATCAATACCTAGTAAAGGTGGCTGGACAAACGAACAGATAGATGTTGACGATTTTAATACCAGTATTCACAACTGGTTGGATCAATTGGGTCTTTATTAATTTGACACCACCCTGTGGTTTGTGTATCATTGCCCCAATGAGTACATTCAATAAGAAGACAGGTTATAAGATGGCAACCCGAGAGGTAGGCTATCGTGGGACTAAGTTCTCGCCATACTGCTTCCAAAGACAACTCCGTGATAAAAAGGATGATGGTGTCACCGACACACTAGAGGAGATGAAAAACTGTGTAGTGAAGCAGATTACATTTAAAGAAGCTCAGAACTTCATCCTAGAATTCGAATGGTTAGGTACTATGGGTACCACAAAATTCAGCTACGGTGTCTTCACCAATGATAGACTGACCGCTGTGTATTGTTTCGGACTAACCGCTGGCACCGCTGCACTATCCCAAGTATTTGGCGAAGAGAATAAGAAACGGGGTCTAGTATTAGTACGTGGTGCTTGCGCTCCATGGGCATACAGAAACATGTCTAGCTTTGGTATGGGCAAGGTTTTACCAGCACTACATAAGGAACGTGACATCGATTATCTAATCGCATACTCCGACCCAGAGGCTGGTGAGATAGGTACAGTATACCAAGCAACCAATTGGAACTTCTATGGTATGACAGCCCCTGTGAACTATCTAGTTCGCCCAGACGGTAAGCGGTCAGACCCAAAACTGATTTCAAAGTATGCCAAGAAGAAAAACATTACATACGCAGAACAGAAGCAATTGTTCGTAGACGAAGGTTATACCTTCGAGAGGGGTTCTCCAAAACTTAAATACTTCAAGATCATTGGTAACAAAACCATTCGAAAAGAACTCACCAAACAGTTGAAAGTTCCTGTATATAAGTACCTTAAACGTATGGACAACATGGAAGACTTATATGGTGTGTTCAAGGCGCAGATTAAAAATTCAAAATAGATTTGAAACTGGTTGGATCAATTAGGTCTTTATTAAGTTGACCTAATACCATAAAAATGCATAAATGCACATATGAACAAATTCGATAAACTAGTACAACAAATATTAAACGAGAACACTGACAATGGACTCACCCAGCAACAGCACAAGGCGGTGTCCAAGACTGGGGAACTTTTAGGTCTTGAGTTTGATGATGTACAGCTCGTCGATAATGGCGAAACTGGTTATGTCCTACACTTATTTAAAGACGGTGAAAAATCTGCGCGGTTTGAGTACGACAAGGTAGATAATGAATGGTTTGTAAGTCAAGCTGGTGGTAGTGAGTTAAAGGTTGGTAAGATATCCTTTAACGGTGAACTGATCGAGGGCACACGTTACATACCCAACCCAAGATCTGGTAGGAAGCCTGTAGTGGAAATCAAACCACCCCAGAGGTCTTAATATACAAATCTACACCTACTTAGTATAATTAATATTATGAGTAAATTTGGTTATATAATAGAGAAAATCAACAGTATGGTGTCAACAGATTCCCGAATCGATGACATAATGGCTTTAGATGGGCAGGATAGGTTGGACTTACTAGGTAAAACCGAATTTGCTATTATTACATCCGACAGGGCAGATGGTCACAATGCAGCCATTGGGCAGGAAATTAAGGTAGCTAGAGATGGAGGGTCTAAGGAAGAGATGGAGGCTGTATTGGCTAGAAACAAGGTCGAGGTAGATGAAGGTAATGCTGCTATGAGGCCAAGTCTTGAAGACCGATTAAAATCCAGTGGGTTCAGTTATATGAAGGTAGTGGGTAAATTCCCCGAAGATATTACTGGTGTTAGTACGACTGAGGTATCATTTCTAGTATTACTAGACGAAGATAATATACAAGGTGGTATTGATACATTAAATAAAATTGCACAAGGTTATAAGCAAGACTCTATTTTAGTGGGTAGTGGTACACAGACACCACGCTACAGTTTTGTTTCAGAAACCAAAATTGACCCTCTGGGTAGTACATTAGTGCCAGCAACATCTAGTGATGCTTACTCCACAATGTTCAAAGATGGGCAGTACTTCACAGTGTCTTAAAAAAATATATCACAAAAAGCTTTGACACATTGCCACTATTTTGTATGGTCACCACATGACACAAACACTATACACCACGGACGACCTAAAAGCAGTAGTAGCAACTCTTAATAAGAAGGGTGCTGCATATAAGGAACAACCTAAGATCCGACTAATCAAAAGAATTCTAAAATCTTGGGGTAGGAGTATCGGACATAGTTTAAAGTTGGTTAATGGTACCGCTAATACAATTTCTGGTAAGGTACAGGTTGAGCTAACCATCAACGGGGAATGCAACCGAAGCGATCTAGCATCCATCACCCTTGAGTGGGTTAAACGAATTCGCGGCTTCAGATTGGATAACCACCCACCAAAGGTTAATACTCGTCATGCTGCGATTACAGCCCAGAGACAGGCCGATCAATTATTTAACGAGGAGAAATCTAAGTTCGTTACCGTTGTGTTGGAAGCACTAGGTGGTAGTAATGCCACGACAATTGCAGTAGTAGAGTCCATTAAATTTGGACTAGATACTAATACGACTCTTGCAATCATCGTTGCAAAAAATCGACATAATCAATTGAGGTTACAATTGAAAACTACTCTTGAAGGTTTGAAGCAGGATTGGCATTCGGATAATAAATTAAACAATAACTAAAATATATCACAAAAAGCTTGCAAACTGGCATTAGGTTTGTATAATTAAAAACATCAGACAATAACACTATGAACTCCTTTATCAACATTTCACATTCATCTTTCTCAATCTCGGATTGGGCGGTATGTGTGAGTGCGGATACTAAGAGGTCGTGGTTTTAAAATTTGAATAACAGATAATTAAAATAAGCTACGACCCAATTGGATAACTCCAGTTGGGTTTTTTGTTTATAGGGTTTTTGAGGAGGTTACACCCGAAGTAATCGAACGTCCATAATGATGGCTTACCTTTAGGGTAAAAGAGAAACACAAACAAACAAACAGGAGTATCGTATAAAGGTTATTACAGTGGTTTCCAAAACCATTTATCTAGATTCAAGTTCTAGTGCTCCTGCCTTATTGGAAGATTCCGTCTACGGTGACAAAGTGGTTTTGAACGCCATGGGTACTGAAAGGTACGGGGTTCGAGTCCTCAATTTTCCGCCATTTAACGGGGTGTTGGCTGAGTGGTTTAAGGTACCGCATTGGAAATGCGGCAGGGTCTAAACGCCCTCACTGGTTCAAATCCAGTACACCCTTCATAACAAGATGCCGTGGTAGAGCGGTAATACATGGGTTTGCAAAACCCTCAACACTGGTTCGAGTCCAGTCGGCATCTCCTTATTCAACCACAATAGTCAGATCACCTTGATCATGAGAGATTGTCTTAACGGCAACCCCTTCAATGATAACTTGTGGTAATAGAAGATCTGGAATATCTTCTGTGTTGTTGTTAGATCTAGTCTTAGCAACTTCCAATTCCTTTTCGGTGAACAGTAGACTAACTACTTCACCGTTTTCATAAACATGAACATGAACGTATTCTGCTGTAGCCGAGTTATATCTTTTGGTATTCTCAACACGCAGTAGACTCCCTAGTTTAGATTTCATGTTATTAATTAGTCAATTAAATGCAAGATTAGCTCAGTCGGTAGAGCTGGGGGTTTACATCCCCTGTAAGCATAGGTTCAAGCCCTATATCTTGTACCATAGTTCGCTACCAGTGGTAGATGGATGTATAAAGGGCTTCCCGTTGTCCCAGCATAGCAAAACAACGGTATATGGGGTGCATGGCAACATGGGTGTTGCATTTCCTTTGCAAGGAAGCATTCAAGTTAAAAGAGTTCGATTCTCTTGTGCTCCACCATATGATAGAAGAAAATGAAGTAGAAGAAATAGAAATGTTCCCAGAGCACCAGTTCCCCGATTTTAGGGAGGCTGATTATGATCAGTGGGCTGCGGAATTTAAACACCACCTTGAAGATTTATTAGAATAGTTATTTACAATATCTGCATTTTTGTTATACACATTCATGGTAAGAATTTTTACGACAATCACTAATGACTCATTACAGGTAACAGTAACAGACTCATTGAAGAATACTGAAGAGATCCACACTATCAAAGATGTTGAATCTTATAGGAATTTTATCAAGGTAATCGAGAGCGGTAAAGTTCCTTGGTTTGATAGGAATACACGAATTTCTAATTCGTCATCAATTAACTGGGCATCTAGTGAAACAGATAACCAGTTCGTGATTGATATTGTCGATTATATTTTCCACGATGGAGAACGACCAAAAACTTTAAAGGGTTAGCAACATAATTAGTTATATGTCTTTTAAGGATTTTTATAGTGAGTTTGTAATCGAGAGTTACGAAGGTGAGCAAACCTCCGTACACCCAGTCATCAAGGTTGGTGTGGGTCATGAAGATTATATGAAGTGGGCATTTAAGATCGATAATAGGTTCGAAGATAATGCAGCCACTATCCATATGAAGAATGTTAGTATGGTACTGAACCATAATGCTATTGATAAAACTATCAGAAACACTGATATGAGTAAAACAAGAGCTGGTTCCAAACAACCCATCATCCTTCTTAAAGGTGAAATTGTTGCAGTAGATTTTGATGAGTCGGAGTTGCGTTTAAAACTCCAAGAGAGTTCATGGGAACCTGTTACATATAACCCCCACAAGAACCCCGAAGTGGTTTTGTCTAATACATTACCTAGCTGGTGGTGTACAGAGCCTAGGCTGGGTGATAATAGAGGTAAACCCGATTTCATCAAGAATCGCCTAGATGCTATGGTTGAGTATGGTGAACACCCCGATCAACCAACACAAGTCACACATAAAGATGGAAGTGGTAGATCAATATTCACAGCTAGGGAGGTACTACTAAAGCAGCACAGAGTGTGTAATGAAGATTATATGTGGATGTTGAAATAAGATGTTGACACACCACGGTGGTGATGTATAACCACCACATGAGAGCAATCATTTACGACAACCAAGTTTATAAGTCCGAACAATCTGGCACTGTAGTACTAGCCAAGGATAGACTATATGAGAGTGGTACGTTTGGTGCCATCGCCCTAAGTGGGGATGATGAGGGTAAATATCTTGAGGGTTGGTTCAGTGGTGATTTCACACCTATTACTGACACCGACGAGGAAAGTCATTATGTAGAATGGGCACGGGAAAACAATTTCAGTGAGTACTCAACTCGTGACCCTAAACTCGGAAACAAATAAACAAACACAACTTGTTATGAAGAACGCAAAACCAAAAGATCCTTATAAAGTCGTTGAAGCTGCTTTGGATTATATCAGTCTCAATCTTTTAGAACCAACGCTATTGAGAAACGTAAGATTAGATCCGAATAGTTTACGTAAACACGCTAAGATTCGTTTCGAAGGATTGCCGTTCCGAGATTATGACGATTTGACATTTCCTCATGGCGTAGAGGAGTGGTTGGATTATGTGTTCGGGGATGGCATGACTTATTCGGCTTTTTTAGCTGGGGAAGCTGCTAAAAAATCCATTATGGCTAGTGTTAAGCTACCAAGATGGACGGATATTTACAGACGGATGAAAGTGGAGAAACAGCAAGCTATCTACAACAAACTATCTTTCGGGGAAAGGTTTAAAGTCTCATTCTCTCCTAGCAAGATCGAAATTCGTGAGGTAGTTTCAAAAGACGATAGGTCAAAATACATGCTTTGGGGAGCGAAGGAACGAAGGTATCTCGATAAGCATAACGACCATATAGACAAGTACTGGATCGACGAAGATGGAAATTACAAATACGATTTCGAATGCATACCTTATCTATAAACATAAGGAAGCTGCTGACGAAGCAGGGTAAACATATTAAATAATTTACGGGACGTTCGTATAACGGCTATTACACGGGATTGTCTATCCTGCTATGAGGTTTCGATTACCTCACGTCTCGCCATTTTAAGTATTGTGGAAACACAGAGTATCGGTTGTACCGACTGAACATAGTAATGACTCTAGCACTAGACAGGTGTTACTTAAAACCCTATCGGAGGGTAGCTGAGACGGATTAGCATAGGTCTGAAAAACCTAAGAGGTGGGATCGTTACCCACACCTCCGACCATTTAATAATTGACACCACTGGTTATTTATTATACCACTAGGTATATGAGCAACCACGAAAGAGTCACAGACCTCACAGCTAGGTCTAAAGTAAAGCGAGGTACTACAGTTGATCTGATCAGCTCTAGGAGACGCAAGCCAGCCACTGATCTAATCGGTGCTAATAAAACACAAGACCGTAAAGATTCTTGTAAGAAACATTTCATGATGAGATACCGAGAACGGTATGGATTCATTTGTAAGCATTTCATGTATTCAGAAATTTTGAAACTTGTTAGATCATCTAAACCATATGAACATTGCGTGAAGATGAATCGACACAAGTATGAGATCGACCATAGTGGAACGACACTAAATATAGTTTATGATGATAGGTTGAACGTGCTGGTCACACTATTACCACCAAGGTAGTAGAGATACTAAAATGGTGTAGGTAGCATAATTGGCAATGCCCTCGGTTGTGATCCGAGAAAATGCGGGATCATACCCCGTCCTATACCCCATATTGTTGTGTAGCTCAGAGGAAGAGCGCAGCTTTGATAAAGCTGAGGTCGGGATTTCAAAATTCCCCACAACAACCATTTATTGACACCAATGGTATTCATTACTAAGTATACCCATGTCAACACGAGCAGATAGAATATCTGACCACTACTCTATAGTATTCAAATATGGGTCAAAGTTTAAGACCATTATAACACCAGAGTCTGGTTGTGGGATATGCCCAAGCGAGGCATGGGTGTTTGGTGGGCCTATGACCAAGTGTGATAAAGAAATTAGTATGTCCTGTGAGCCTGTTATACAGTCACTAGATATACCAGTACACAGAATAAAATCAACGGAAGATTTACTAGACAGGGTCTAGGCTGGATTGCTAATCCAAGTACACCACTAGTGGTGTGGGGATCGTGCCCTCAATCTTCTGCCATATTGTATGTGTTTCTCTTACACCATTCTATAATTATATAGAACTGTGACTATGGAAATAACATTTTTAACAACGTCAACAATTTCAGATATTCAAGTAACACAATCTAGGTGCATTAAAAAATTCTTCCCAGATAGTGAACATGTGATTATTGATGGTAATAAGAGCTTCCCAAAGGTTTGGTACGAATGGCTGGATGTAGTAAAGGACAGCGAGTCGGATTGGTTTATACACATCGATGAAGATTGTTTCATAACATCCCCAGATGAAATATTAAAGCTGATCGAGGAGATGAAATCTGGTGGTTATGACATCGCAGGTTCGCCAGATGGTTATAATGAATTTTACCGACATGGTAATCACATGGCTATTAATTCATTTTTTATGGTATTGAATAAATCAGTAATTGATACATGGCACAATCGAACAGGTAATTGTCCTCAGTTTAAAAAGGATTGGATTGAAGAATATCCGTTTGAAAGGCACGGTGATTCGCATTTTATATATAATGTTAAATTATTAGATGGGTACCATACATGGGTACCATATTCAGAACCATACTACGGATTTCTATGGGTGTTGAAGCAGAAGGGTTTGAAATTTAAATATATAGAACCTGTGTTCAATCCAACCTTCAGTACCACAGATCTGTTAAATGGTACAGTTAAACATATGTGGTTCCAACGCCAACGGAAGAGTGTTAAAGTAGTATCAGCAGCACATACAATATCTAATAAGGATAGATTTGATGGTATGTTATTATATATAAACCACCTTCTACTAAGTAATTAAATGTATGAGTGAAGAAAAGAAAACACCATTCAAGCGAGGAGAAGTTAGGCGACGACAAGATGCCATCAAGTTTGAACCACCACTATACCCTAGACCTTCCAAGGACTGGGACTTAAAGAAAGGTCAAAGAAAACTTGACTCTGGTAACTAGTGGTGTATTATGAATACATAATTAAATTTATGGGGCTGATTTGGTTTCGACTTTAATCAATAATTACCCAGTATCAACCAAGGTGGTTCCAAGACCTGCTGATAAGATCAACCAAAATGACGAAAATACAGTCGCTCTAGCTGCCTAGGCAGTGAGCCACACAGGACTTCTATCAACCCTGTATGGCTAAGAGTAATAAGATAGTGCATTCGGTGTAAGACATCGACAGCTACCCATACAGGCTGTTAAATACAGGATGGTGAGTCAGATATCATACACTGACTAGTGTGAACAACGAAATGGTTCAAAAATGGTTGTAGACGTACTGAGATACGATGATTAAAACAAGCAGTTCAACTCTGCACAGCTCCACCATAATAGCCCACCTTGTAATGAGGTGGGCTATTATTTAATACAAGGATGCCCTAATTAGTAGTATAACCCCAACTATACTACTATGAAAACACTACTAGGAAGATTTAAAAACTGGAAGACCACACTACTTGGTGCCCTTGCCGCTGCACTCATTGCTGCTGGTGGTTCACTATCAGAGGGTCAAGTAGATTACAAGATCATACTTGCTGCCGCTGGTGCTGCCGCGATTGGCTCTGTACTCAAAGACCCTGCTAAGAAAGTAAAACCTGTTAAGGGTATCGCTAAAGCCATTGTGGTTGATGAGGAAACTGGGGAGGATGTTGGGTAATGACCGTATTTGGTGCACTTAAAATATTTGATATAATCAAGTTGGCACTGATGATTTGGTCTGCCACGAAACTACAAGCCCTACTAAAAAGATCTTATGAAATTGATAACGAAATTGATAATGCTGCCATTGATGCTACTAAGTCTGATATGCTGCGGATCAAGCGGCTTGCCGACGAAAAAGCAAGAATTGCTAAATACCTCAGCGTTGCTGACTCCGTACTCCGTGAAGTCCCTAAAGGGAAAGGAGTATAAGTTTGAACAAGGTGTCTGGATAGGCACTGGTGAATCACTATACTCACAGGCTGCACTATCTGATGCGGTTTCCTCTGGCAGGGTACGCAACGGTAAATAATTTAATCAAGGGCTGTACTTAATTGTACAGCCTTTTTATTTGAAAACAATAGTTGACCTAAATGTTATATCGTGTATGGTCAACCCATGTCAGAGAACATTCACTATCGAGGTTATAATATCCAAACCATCACAGAGACCCTTGGGCTTAAAGGCCGAACCATCACACCATACAAATCCTTCGTCGTGAAGGGTGCCAAGGTTGTAGGCTCAGAGAGTTTCGCACCATTGTACAGAACCACTCGGGGTGGCTACCCTAAGTCGGCAGCACTCCGTGACATCAAGAACGATATCGACTGGTATCAGAAACAGGGGTGGATCGCTTAATATGGATTTATTCTGGAAATCATGGGTGGTTATTGTTGCCCTTTGGGTGGGGTTGTTCCTATTCTCAGACTGTGACCCACCACACAAAATTGGGTCACAGACTGAAATGTTGCATGATGCAAGGGGTAAGACTGTAAAGGAATGTAGTGTTGACGGTTTGATTTTCACAATCAAATTCACTGATGATACATCACTTAACTCAAGAATGGACAAACACTCACCAAAGGTATACTAATGAAAGAATTTGAAGTATGGTCTGCGGGTTACCTTGCCACAGGTATGGAAGGTAGACCTATGAAGGCAAGGTGTGAAGGTACATGGGAGGGTAAAGACTTCCCAGAGGCTTGCCAGAACTGGGCAAACTCTTTGAAGCAACCAGAGCTTTACACCCCCGAGACTAACCGTTATTGGGGTATTCATTTATTTGATAATGAGGTTGATGCCCGTAAACAATTTGGATATTAAATAAAACTTACAGAAAGGTGTTGACCTAATTCAGATTTATGGTAGTATTTATACATCGGAAGGAACAAAGGGTTTGGCGACCAAGAGTGACTGAAGATAAATCGGGTTTCGTTGATATCGCCATTGATACGAATCAGTATGTTAGTACAAGTCCAATCAGAAAAGGTCGCAGGTTCGAATCCTGTCTAATCATCCACAGTGGTGTTTAGTAGCTCAGTTGGTAGAGCAGTTTTGTATAAAGACTAGGAGGGTGCAATTCCTTCCATACATTCCGATGTAAAATAAATAGGATGGATTGATATGACAGACAACTTGACGGGGTCGCGACCCCTCGGGAGAGGGGATATCAATTTAGACTAGTGGTGTATATCGTCAGTCTGAAAAAATACTGAACTATCCACTACGAAGAACATAACAGTGGCTGGGTATAGCATTCCACAATGTGCTAGGGGTGCCCCCTAGAGATAACCAACTCAGTCACTGTTGTGGTTCAAAACAAATTTTCCACATAATTCAAATAAAACTTGAATACACTAAGTGGTGTGTATAAGTATAATTGCGGGGTGGACAAGTCAGGTTAAGTCACTGGTCTCATAAGTCAGTCATCGAATGTTCGAATCATTCTCCCGCAACCATATAATATGAACCTAAACGAACAAATCAAAGCCGACTACGAACAGTTGAAAACAACTAAACGTACTTGGCGGTTGGATGAGACCAATTGTAAAGTGACAACCATACTCAATAGTATGGAAACCCACGAGCAAGATGCAGAGTTTGAGGTAGATGCTATGACAGGGGCAATGCTAGAATGTAGTATGCACTTTAAAGGAACTCTTGACGAAGTGGTTCGAGATAAATCAATCCTAATTGGGTCATTAGTAGCTGGAACTAAGAAGGCACTAGTATTTGCCACAGACGATAGCACCACAAACGTGGTCAAAATAAAATAATTCAAAATATATCAAATAAAACTTGCAAACTGTAATAGGTTTACTATAATTAAAAGCGTAATGAAGAACAACACACAACAACAGTATCAACCTCAACCGTATCCTATGGACTCGGGTGGTTCTATTGTTGTCTAGTAAGTTACATTACAGAAACAAATGTTCAACCCGAATCCTTAATTGGTTTCGGGTTTTTTTGTGTCCAGTAAAGGTCAAAACAAATATGGGTGTGTTGGGCAATTGGTTGCCTAGCGGATTGTAACTCCGTGGGCGAAAGTCGTTGTAGGTTCGAGTCCTACCATACCCACCATATCGATACATAGCTCAACGGTAGAGTACCACCTAATGGGGGTGGAGATTGCGGTTCAATTCCGTGTGTATCGACCATATCAAAAATCAAGCTGTAGAGATAAGCAGCAAATATATCAGAGTGTTGGGTAATTGGCTACCCGCCTAGTTTGGATCTAGGAGATAATGCAGGTTCGAATCCTGTCACTCTGACCATATAGGGATATAGTGTAATGGTTAGCACCGAAAACTTTGAATTTTCTAGTCTAGGTTCGAGTCCTAGTGTCCCTTCCATATATATTGTTAAGTTTAACTTGAAAACTTGAACCAATCTACTAATTAAGTATATGAGTAGAAGAAGGCGTAGTGTTGTGTGGTTGATGCCAGAGGGTGAGTTTAAAGAACTAGTAGCCAATTCATTCTGTTATAGTGATATTGTTAGGGTGTTCAACTTTGGGAAGGTGGGTGGTAATATAAACACCATTAAGAGTCGGATAGCTGATTTGGGATTGGATATATCACATTTTGGAAATCCAGCGGTCATAGCAAATTCATACAGGGTGTTGAGTGAGAAGGCAGCTATCGATAAATGGTTTATAAAAACACCACATAAAATATTTTGTAACAGGTCTATTAAATGTTATATTAAAAAATTCAATCTTTTAAAATATGAGTGTTCAACAAATGGATGTGGTGTTAACACCACATGGTTGGGGTCTGAATTGATTCTGCAACTAGACCACATAGATGGTGATCGAAGTAATAACGTTTTAGGAAATTTGAGATACTTATGCCCCAACTGCCACTCACAAACTCCAACGTATGCGGGTAGGTCACTCAAAATACGACATGAATGTACTTCTTGTGGTGGTGTTAAACAAACCAAGAACTCTGAAAATTGTGCCAGTTGTGCTGCTATGATAAACTCTAGAATGAAGTTCGACCCAACATTCGACGAGCTACACCGCCAAGTATGTATTGATAAAATTCCCTTCACAACTTTAGGTAAAGAGTATGGTGTATCTGATAATGCAGTGAGGAAACGTTGTATCAAACTAGGTATCGATCCAAAGACTCGTTCCACTAATTAACACCACATGAAAGAATTTTGGAAAACAACTTTGTCAACTATAGCTGGTGTAGTGTTAGCAGCTCTCGTATTAGGTTTCTTTGGATTGATATATGAGAAGGCTAATAAGTATGATGCGCTCTTGGAGAGAGTAGAAATCGTCGAGGCTGGTCAACAGGAGACTAGAGAGAAGCTTGGTGACAAGATTGCCAAACTATCCGTAGAGGTCAAGGAGAGGCATGGTGACGAGGATAAGACACCACCTAAGTCAATCCCTTGGAGCATTACACCACCTTCACTATCACCATCCCCTAGCCCAGTCCCTCATATAGATAATAATATCGATGCATATATCAAAGAGCAAAATAATATACGCGAGACTTTTAAACGTTAGGTGTTGACATATAACACCAGTGGTGTATATTGAAGTTCATGAGTAAATCAAACATTGAACTAAAAGAGGGTCAGAAAATTAGAATTTCTCACTACCGCACCGTTGATTATGATACGGGAACCACCAAACTTACCAAAAGTCAACCACTACGGGTAAATAAATACGCTGGTAAATCATTCCGCAAATTTGAATTAGATGTACTTGTTAAAGCTGGTTATACCATTGGTACCAAGGGTGGAAAGACAGTTGCTACACTAGAAGATGTTGATGGTACAATCATCGCAGCAGGTGTATCAATCTGTTCTAGAGAAGATACATTCTCTCGCAAGCTTGGTAACAAGATTGCTACAGGGCGACTAGCCCAGATGATTAAAGATATTGATGTGTGGTGGTTCCCAGAGGTCGAGGCTGATATCGTAGCTGAGGCATATACACGGGTTGAAAGACCACACGAGGCTATTTGCCCACCATCTGTACCAGAACCAGTTTATTCGCCTAAAAAGGTACAATACAGATAATGTTAATTGAAATATTGAATATCGCAACATCGGGATTCTGGCAATTTATAGCTGTCATATGTATACTATGTATACCCTTCAAATTTGTAATTAAGTTATGGGTTGGGTATATGAAGATGCTCACTGTTAAAAACCACGGGTATCCACCAGCGCACTGTGATGCACTAGGTAATGCCCATGATGAAGATGATGACGAGTAGTAAATAGACCCACAAATCAAACCCATACGTTTATTCGTATGGGTTTTTGTTATATTGACACCACTGTAATCCGTTCATAAGTAATCACATGAGCGAAGTAAAAAAGTTGTACAGGGTAACGATTGGTGACACCACTACAGAATTAGATGAAGAGGCTATGTTGGCACTACAGAAGCAAATTAATGATGCTATTGGTGTTAATAAAATACCTCTTGGATTTATTCCCAGAGGGACACCACCCCCAAGAGAGTCACCTATTACACCCCCTTACCAATCACCAGACATTTGGTGTGGTCTGGCTTCGGGTAGTATTATTAAATCACCTATTGATCAACTAGAAGAGTTCCGTGCCCCGTCAGAGCGAACCCATTGATTTGTTAGCTTTTATATACTGTAGGGGTAATTAAGTATATGTCCGATGAACAATTTAAAATAGATAACCAAGTATTATGGGGTGATACACAAATACCCGATGCGAGAATTATCACACCCAATTGGATAGGTGACAACGAACAGCTACCCCAGAAGGGTACCGAGATTGAATTCCTCCCAGAGCACTATGTAGAGTATAAGAAGTGTAAGGATTCGATTCATTACTTCGCTGAGAACTATTACACCATCACAGTAGGTGGTAATGAGAAGGAGCTTATGAAGCTCTGGAAGATCCAGAAGGAGGCACTGGATAGTTTTATTGAACACAATAGAGTTGTAATGAACTCTTCGCGCCAGACATCGAAAACAACCCTCGTGGTGTTGTTCATTCTATGGAACTTATTGTTTGGTGATGGTCTTCAGAAGATCGGCTTGTTGGGTAACAAATATGATTTAGCAAAGCTCAACTTGGATAAGGTTAAGGAGGCATACGAACTACTCCCACTATTCCTAAAACCCCACATTCTTAGGTGGAACGAAAAGTCAATCCTATTCTCTAATAATAACGAGTGTAAGATTCAAGCCACATCCTCTACATCATTTCGTGGATCTACTCTAACCAGTCTTGTTATTGACGAGGCTGCTTTCATTAACGAAGGTGGTGCCAACGATCTTGATAAAGCAATTCTCCAATCATTGTTACCTACACTGGATGCTATGGGTCTTGGTGATTCCCCCGACAACTCTTTCTGTATATTGGTATCAACACCCTTTGGTATGAATAATGAGTTTGCTAGACTGTATCACCAAGCAAGAGAATATGAAAAGACTGGTGATCCTAAATTAGAAACACCATTCCATGCATTTGAGATGTTGTGGTCTGACCACCCAGAGCGAGATGAAGAATGGTTCCGAAAGAAGGTTGCAGAGATGGGGTCACTTGAGGCATTCTATGTGGAATTTGGTGGTAGCTTCACCATGGGTGATGACGCCAAGAAAGCTATCGATGTCGATGTCAATATATTCCAAAGTGAAAATAATATTTCTGACCCTATATTGACCCAGACAAAACATCTTGATAATGATAATGATGCCGAGGACGAATCTTTAAAGATATGGGAACTACCAAAGGCTAATAGAATTTATGGTGCTGGTGTTGATATTGCAGAAGGTGTGGGGGCTTGCTTCTCTACTATACAGATATTTGATTTTACAGACCTTCAAGATATACGACAAGTTGCAGAATATAGGAACAACACCATTTCTACAACCGAATTTCCATTAGTTTGTCTCCAGATATTTAACGCCTATAATCAGTGCTATGCAGCAATCGAACAGAACAACAGTGGTCGTGAGGTTATTAGTTCTCTGGTTCATGCTCATGGTTATAAGAAACTTGTTAGATATCACAGTAATGCAGATTCTATGAAAAGGATGGTAGCAAATGGGGAGTATGGTGTCGTATCACATGCTAGTTCTAAGAATAAGGCAGTGGCTAATATGAGACACTTCCTAAACGTGGCACAGGTTGTTAAGATACGTTCCGAGGTATTGCTTAGAGAACTTAACGGGTTTGTACAGGTTATGGGTAAAAGTAATAACTGGACTTGGCAGAAACAAGGTGGTGCAGATTCTTATGATGATACCGTGGATGGTTTCAATTGGTGTCTGATGATGCTCCATGCACAGTTAGTAGAAACCTACTTCGATGTGGATAAATTTGATAAGTATAGTAAACCCACCCACTTAATAGGGGAGATAATTAAATATGATGACCATCGTAAACATAACTTAGGTATGCCACTAAATGACAAGACACCAGATATACCTATATATACATCTAGCGGTGGTATGGAACAAGATGTTTCTGATATGTTCGATGTGGGCTGGTTACAAAATTTTTAGATATGGACAAACGTAGAAAAGATATACAGGAACTATCCAATTTGGATAACAGACACCTTGAGAATATGTTTATTGTCAAGACAGATAGTGATGACAATTATTACTACGACTTAACCGATTCGTTGTATATTAACCCAGACACGATGGACCCATTACTATTTGGTAGTTATGATATAAAGGGTGGTGATACCCTCTATAGTATTAGTGATAAATATTACGGGACAACAAATCTTTGGTGGGTAGTAGGTACAACAAACCGAATAGATAACCCATTTGATATTGAGAACATGGTGGGTACAACCATCAAAATACCTATTAAATCTGTGGTTGGTGAGATATTAGCGGTTATTTCAAACTAGTTATACTAATTAAGGTTATGGAAAGATTCGGGGAATTCTACAAAAATTTTACCAGTACATTAGTAACAGAAGATATAGAGGATATTAAGGATCAATTATCGTCAGAAGGCATCTTCTCATACTTTGGTAAGCAAGCTATAACTGATAGGTTTAAGTGGTATCAAGACCAAGGTATTGTACCAACCAAAAAGTTTTCGAAGAATGCTTCAGCATTACAGTCTACTCGTGTTAATAGAGGTGATGCCACAGGTAGTAAGACAGTAACAGTAGATGTTGATAAAAAGGAAGAGGCAGAGATGTTGACGTATGTATTCAAGTTCCTAGATCGCGAAGTTAGGGATCAACTTGAAAAGGCTTACAAGGACAATCCTAAGAAGGCTAAGAAATTCGCGAAACATTATAGTGATGTCACAATGCGTGATGTTAAAGAGGATGCATCCCAAATCAGTAGTGTATTAACCAACTGGTTGACACTACGCCATGATAAGAATTCTAAGGTCCCTAAATCTATCAGACAGAAGATTGATTTCACTAAACTTCAACATAATGTTGATGAGGCTTATAAGAAAATTACTGGTGCTAAAATTAGTGATGATGCTAAAAGTAGTGTTGATGAGGATATGCCCGAAGGGTTTTCATTCGTCAAAGAGACGGGCAACTTTAGACTTTATAAATGGTCTGCTCTGGGTGACGTATGTACTACTGATCCTAAAGTTAGACAGAACTGGTTATCAGTGATCATTGATATTGCGGGTGAAGAGGATAAGAAGTGGTGTGTTGCTGATTCTGGGTTTGCCAAACAATACGGTGAGCCAGATGGTGATGGTACTTTCAAATACCCCTACTATCTATTAAGGAAGAAGGTTGGTGGTAGTTATGTTCCGTATGTATTGATGCACGGTAATTCACTACAATGTAAGAATGATGCAGATGTAGGTATTACACAAACTATGGCTGATGAGATCAAGCCAGCTATCGAAGAGCATATCAAAACCATCGTAATGGGGTAATGTCACTAGATGAGCAAATATATAACCGTATTACCAAGTTCTTTAAGAAGGAATTTGGAGATATGGGTTTTAAATTATATGACGGTGACCACTTCTATAATGAATATGGTTCACCTAATGTGAAGATGTCAACATTGAAGGATTCTGATGGTATCAACATCACAGTGTTCAACGAGTTTGACTCATATATTGACGCAAACATTTATGTTGATAGTTTAGAGGAGTTTGATGTGTTCCTAGAATCCATACCAGAACTGGCAGAAACTGTTAGTGTTGGTATAACAATTGTGGGTAAGGGAACCGAGTACGTACAATATAACTTCAAACCTAAAGACTCTAAAGTATTACAACATATAGTTGATACAGCAAAAGCTAACTTTGACGGATAACTATAATGGATCAGTTCATGAAACAACGACTTCGTGATGAAGTAGACGTAGCGACAGGTGACCGTGTGGTTGACTGGGTACGGTTTGGTGACATAAGACACCTATGGGACGCTGCACTGGCTACAGGCACACCAGAGGTGCCACAAGAGTACATAGACAATGCCGATGAGTACTATGCCAAAGTTCGTGAACAAGAACGCCTAGAGGCAATACAGAGGGATAAAGACCTAGTACCCAACTTCATACAAGATATGAAACATGCTCTAGGTGTCAATCTACAAGGAAAGGATACCTACAGGGAAATAGACCCATTCGGATTAGACAGGGGTAATCAAGCATATGAATCCGCTGTTAGGGCTGATATGGTGGCTAATAGAGAGGCTGCTGCATATACAAGAGAGATGAACGACATGGTTAATAAGATGTCTGGGGCTGATCAACTAGGTTCTTGGTAAATATACTAGCATTAGTGGTACCACGCCATAAATATAAGTGTGAGTTTAAGTGCAACATTTCCAGATGACATACCGTTAAGCAGTATTGAGGTTTTCGACCCAAGCGTGGTTAGAACCTTTTATAGTGAGTTTGTGTTCCCTTGGACACTGGAGGATTTATACCCCCAATATGACTTTTATACTAGTCATAACTTTAACAGTATCCTCGATAAGGTTTACGACAACTTGGATTACTTAAAGGGGTTCGCAACGTTATATAATAATGTATTACCTATAGATAGCGTAACATGTGATGTTTATGACCAAGTTGATAAAATTGGTATTTATATAGATGACATATATGAGATCACCTTTACACCGACCACATTAATAATATACAAATCTGGTGTAATTGATCAACAAATTGATGAAACGGACTTTGGTAAATTTATAAATATTAAAAGTGTTTCAGTTGTGGGTGATTATATATACATTATCGATGGTGATTATGTATTAAAGCTTGACATCACTATAACACCAGCACTGTTTGTAACATTCCTTGGGGGTTATGGCGGTGGTACGGCATCATATAAATTCAGATCCCCTACTCGTATTATATTTGACGAAACCACACAACGGTTTTACATATGGGATAGGGGTAATAAGGTAGTTAAAATTTACACCAAGGAACTTTCCTTTGAATCTAACTATAGCCTAGGTGATGCACTCGGCATGGACGTTGTTGGCGGGGTTATTCATAAAATTACAGATACTGAATATATAGATACTGAGAATGGGATATCTTTCAGACATGGAGTTGAAGCACCCAAGGGGTTAACTATAGATAGTTACCAAAGTGGGTTTTTATGGATATATAACAACACACAGATATTGAAATATACAATAGGTGGGTTGCATGTGGGTACATACAATATGACACACATTAGTGATGTATTTAGACACGGTACTAAACTATATGTTATAGATTATAATGGTGCTGAGGAATTAGTAGACCAGCTAGATGAAGTAATTGCAAACTTGGACTACTCATACACAAAAACAATAAGTACCAGCAGTGGTCATAAATTCGAATTAAGTGATGTGTATATACACCCCGATGAGTTGGCAAGTGATTGGGTTATTAATGATACACTGTTTAAGACGTTCGACACATTAGACAAATTCAATGAATCACTAACTGGTGTGTTTATAGCTAATCTGGATGCGGGTAGTAATCTGGGGGGTATTTCAACAGAGTCCCGACCAATTTCTGGTGTTGATATAAGTTGTGATTTTTACCAGACACAAGACGAGATAATATCATGTAGTTCACTACAGAGACCTATAAAGTCTTTATATGGTTTAATGGACGATACACGGATAAGACTCACAGGTCTTGAAGTTATAGACGGGTTAAGCGGGGTAGGTGGGGTTACGTCACAAATTTGTTGGAGTTTGGGTGCTCAGAGTTGTGAGGGCATCACACCACAATTATTTAATACCAATTTCACCCCTCTTAGTTTCGTAGAATTATCTAACCCTATATTTGAATGCGACCCCCTAACAGGTAGTTGTTGCGTATCATCCAGTTTCGTTCAATAATGGCTAGAAAAACCACATACAGCTCAGAGGTGGACCAAACCTACAAGGTTGATAAAGGCAGGAAAAGACCTAAATATCGACAAGGTTTATACAAACCTATAAACCCCCAGAAGTGTATAAATTGCACAGATGGTAAGCCTATAGAATTTAGGTCTAAACTAGAGTTCGAGTATATGCATTTAATGGACAAATCAGACAATGTACTCAGTTGGGGTAGTGAGACCGTATGGGTACCATATGTACATCCATTCAAGAATAGAGTTGCACAATACTGGACGGATTTTATAGTAAACACTAGAAACCACGGAATCTTAATAATAGAAATCAAACCAGCCAAGGAGATAAAGGCTATACATGAGAATGTTAGACCTAAGATGACGGGCAGGAAGAAGAAGTCAACCTTCTTGTACGAAACTAAAATGTTTGAGATTAATAAAGCTAAGTGGATAGCTGCACAAGATTTCTGTAAAACCAAGGGTTGGAAGTTTATACAGTTATCAGAGAAGGATCTGAAGGATGGTAAAATACCATTTTTATAGTTGATTTATAGAGGGCTGTACACTAATTCTATACATGGAACTAAAATTTGCAGAACTGAATACAATACACGGAATGCTTGACGTTCAAATTATATCTATTGAAAATACATTGAACCATATAAAATGTGAAGATCAGATGAAGGTGTATAAAGATGAATCAACCAAACTGAAATCTTTGAGAACTAAATTCAAAAAGATGCTTAAAGACTATTAACCGTCTCTAATTAATAGAGATGGCAACTTCAAACGACCTACTCTCATTTAAAGAATGGTATGCTAAAAATCCTAGCATACCATACACTAACCGTGTTGAAAAATATAACGATTACCTCAAAGGTGTGTTAGTTGATGAAGTTGTTGTGGCTGATGGTATTCAGCGTAATGTAGTACGTGATAAATACAAAGCATTTCTTAGCAAATTGGTTAACATATACGATGACGACCCAGAAGTTATATCATTGTTAAATTTAGACCTAGATGATCCACATCAACTAGCCTTAGCCATTCCAGTATTTGCCACGAAGATACGCGATATCGCCATATTCTATAGCAAGAAACGAAAAACCCTAGGAGACCTTAAGTTGGAACTTTCATTGAAGGGTACACCACAGGGTGTCGAGAAGGCTATAACCGATTTGTTCTATAACAAATACTCAACCAATGATGATTATACAGATCCTACATTAGGGGGTGTTGGTTTAATAGAGAACGTCCCACCTAGGGACTTTGTTGTGGATAATTTAGACATAGTTGTTGTAGAGCAGTACAATACAACCTCACAACACCCTAACTCTAATAATTAACATTGTGATTAATACAGATATAAAGGCAGTTGTGTCACACACAGTTGTAAAACGGTCTCCTGATAGTATTAAAATATTACCAACTATGGGGGGTTCTTTAACACCCAGCTTCTGGGACGGTGTAGAGGTTCCTATATTATTACAACCTTATTTTGAGGAAATACCCGTTTATTATACTGATACTAAGTCACCAAGTTTAACAGCATTCGGTGTGGACTCCTTTAAATTCGAAGATGTGACCGCTGTATCTGCCAACAACTGGGATTTTGGTGTTAGCTCATGTGATGACACAGAAACGGGTTGTCATGTTGGTATACTAACACCATATATTTCGGGTGGTGCCATTGTGGATAAAACCGATGATTGTGGTAAGTTATCTACACTAAGTGTAGGTACTTCTAATGACGGTTATATTAATGCATGTATGTCAGTTAGAGATGAATTAGGTACATTTAATATTATTTGCACAACAGCCAGTGGTTTGAATTTTAACTCTCTGGAAGACCCGTTTGCACTTAAACAACAAAACGCAAACACATCATATTTGGAATATATGTGTAAGTATGATGTGAAGGACGGATTTGGTAGAGGTATCGTTTTTGGTAATGAAGAGTCGGAAGTGTCGAAACTGTTGAATATAGTATTTGGCGACGAATTTACCAATACTATAAATGAGAAGATTCTCAACTTCGGTTCTAATATTAAAAGCCTTGATAAGGCTGATACGTTAGCCATAGACGATCTTGGTGAGAATTTAGGCGTACCGACCAGTGGTTTATCTGAAGGCGTTCCTGTGGAGATACAGACCCTTCTAAAGCTTGCCAGTATAAAATACGAAGATCTGTTTGGTGTGGAGAATGTTGGTGGCGTCTACAACCCAAAGAATGTTGGGGTATTATTAGAACTAGGTGAAAATATAAGTGCGGGTGAAATACTTTTCACTAAGAAACAGGTTGAACCCGACTCGGAGTACCAGTCTTACATTGTCAGATCAAAAAACGTTAGCGAACAACTCACTGAAGGGTTTCTAAGTGGTGATGACGTATATCCGTTATCGGCTCTGGAAGATGGTGATTTCAATACCACTGAATACTACTTCTGGCGTAATGTATTCGAAGGTGGTGAGATAGTTAATGAAATTATAGATCTCAGTACCATCGAAGAGATCCCTACAAAGGCAGAATGGGAAGCGATTATCAATAAGAGAATCCAATACTTTCTAGTTGTAAATCTACTTGGCTAGTTTAGTAATTTTGACCCTGCCATCGGGCAGAATTTGAGCTTCATAATTAGCGGTCTTACTGTTGAGGGATTTAGGTTTGCCATCAGTTAAATCCATGGTTCTCCCACCAGATGTGTTAAGCATATCGTCAAATTTGGCTTTATCCATTACAACTACTTGGCTTTGGGATGCATCTTGTAGAGTACTTTTAACTTGACCCTTCTCTTCAGATGCTTCACGATCTCTTTGAGATATCATAGATTTAGACGTATTGTCAAATCCTTTGAAATACTTACCAGCAACTTTACCGTTGTTGTTAATGTTTCGCTTACCGCCTTTAGTAAGGTCGGTTGTTACTAATTTGGGAAGGTCACCTTGAAATCCTGCCATCAGCTCTTCAATCATCATAGAAAATGTGCTCATAATACTTGACTTTAATTAGGGTATATAGTAGATTGGAATTTCAATGATCATATTCCCAGAAAGTTACATCGAAGAGAAGTTCTTCAAACATGTTGGTTACCCCCAGAGGCGAGCCAATGGTGATATGGTAGGATGCTGCCCTGTATGTATGGAAGGTAAGTCTTGGGGTAAGAAGAGGCGTTTTAATTACTTTGCAGACAAACAGGCGTGGGTGTGCTTCAATTGCAGTGAGACATTCAATACTATTTCGTTCGTTAAAACTATGGAGGGTGTTACATTCGTTGACATGTTGAAGGAACTTGATGAAGATGACTACATCGATATGTCCAATGGGAGGGAGTACGTCCAACTAAAAGAAGAGAAGCTTGATATTGACAAGCCTGTTGATACAGTGGATTTGTTTGATGAAGGACAACGAGAGTTTTATCATGATAACTTCTTTGTTAAGAAGGCATGGATCGAGATCAAGCGTAGAAGATTGGATAGGGCTGTGAACCGAGGCGGTTTATGGTTGTCACCCAAGCATTGGCTTCATAAGAACAGAATTATTATACCCTTCTATGATAATGAACATAAATTGATTTTCTACCAGAGTAGAGCACAAACTGATAAACAAGCTGAGATGGGTAAATATATCTCAAGTATGAATGGTAGAAAGATTTTTTATGGGCTTGAGAGAATTGATTATAGTATACCCAACAGTTTCATGTTTGAAGGACCTCTTGACACCTTCTTTGTTAAGAACTCCTTTGGTGGGGGTGGTATCAAATTGAACACTGATCAAAAGGCAGTTCTAAAGGACTTGGAAATGTTCTCAGATGTTATATACTGCCTAGATAACGATTTCGATAATGAAGATGTTGTTGACATATACCGAACATATATATCAGAGGGTAGGAAAATGTTTATGTGGGGTGGTGACTTCGAGGAGGTTAAAGATATCAACCAGTACGCAATCGATAAGGGTGTAGACGAAATTACACATGCCCAATTGCTTGAACATGTGTATTCGGGGGAGGGGGCTGCTGATATGTTAGAAAGTAAGTTATCTAAAATCAAGAGTAATAGGCCGTTCAACGACCCGTTCGCTATTTAGATTTCAGTGAATCAACTCTCTTCTGAAGGGATTCTTCTGAAGATGCGATCTGGTCAAGAACAATCTTGACTTCCGCAAGTGCAAGTGATGCTTTCTGAATAGGACGTTGTAATTTCTGAATCAATCCATCACCTATAGAATCTGATCTATCGTGCTTGGAAAGTAGTGATGTAAGGTTACCATCTTTCTTAGGATCAACCAAGTCTTGAATCATGTCTTCGATCTTATCAACCTTGGCATAAACCTCTGCGAAGTTGTCCTCAACCACTGCTGCTGGGTCGAAACCTAGGTCATCAGTTTCGAAGTCACTAGCGACACCATCGGTGTCTAGTCCCGCCTCAAAATCGGTGGCTTCGTTTTCTTCGGGGAAACTTCTATCTCTGAATACGTCTTCCTCTTCGTTGAGTAAGTGTTTTGTGAATAGATCTTTAATAATGTCACTCATGTTTTTAATTATGCATTTAACCATTGTAATATATAAAAAAACGAGATAATATAGTGTATGGCAGAAAATACCAACAGTTCCGTAGGGACTGAATACAAGACAGTACTTAGAGAGACAGCATTGGAGCTAGTAGATACACTATCCGAGGTTGTTAATGAACGAATTCGTGACGAGGAAGTAGATAGGCTAAAGCGAGAGGAAGTATTTACAGACATTTTAGGGTCTAAGGTGCTTGACGACAGGTTCAACTTTAAGAAGGTTCTAATTGTTGTGGCGACATTACAGAAGGAAACTACATATATGCAGTCTACCGAGTATAAAGCAATTGAGAAGATTGTATTTGATAATACATATACTGACCACAGTGGTGTATGTAGCCGTGTTGAGGTTGACATTATTAGTAATAACACCACGGGTCTACCAGAAGTGTATAATCGTTACGTAACCCCTGCCTATAAAGACTATATAGTTTGCTTCGTCCATGATGATATCACAATTTACGATAATCATCTATATGAGAAGCTCACAGAAGCTCACAAAAATTATGGAGTGGTGGGGATTGCAGGTGCTACTAAGGTCAATCTACCCTTCCGTATCGACCAACCAACTGCTTGGCATATGCTTTCTATTGAGACACACCCAGACGGTGCTATTCGCCACCAATCTGGATTCGTAGCACACGAGTCTAATGGTAGGAAGTGGTCAACACAATTTGGGGTGGTGCCCCAAGAGGTTAAACTCATTGATGGATTATTCATGTCCTTCGACATTTCGGAATGCCTTAAGAACGGCTTTACGTTCGACACCGACTTCGATTTCCATCACTATGACATTACAGCATCCCTTAGAGCTAGAGAGGTAGGTATGCAAATTACCACTACCGACATCTTCGTATCCCACAAGGGTCTTGGGGTTATGGATGAATCATGGGGTAGAAGTCACAGAAAGTTTGTAGAAAAGTATAAGGATTTCGTGGGTTAGTATTTGACATAGCCAACCAGAGGTGTTAAGGTCGGTCATGAAGAACTTTTATAAAGCAACATTGGAGCATACACCATTGGTGTCATACAACGAGAATTACCCATTATTCCCTGTAATGTCGGTTTTGTCGTTTATGTCACCAACACATGCCCAAATTTATAACAACCTTGCGAATCACCAACATTGGTTCTCAAGTGATAATGGTGCCCAGTTAAGTATTATGCAGGTGTGTACACCAAAGACTAGGTTTAACTATAATACACTATTTAAGAATTATGTTAAGAAGCCCCCCAAGGTGAAGACCCCCGATACATCTAAGCCAGAGAATTGGTTGATGAAGGTGTATGACGTACCTAGAAGAGTTGCCAAGCAATATCTTTTAGTGGATGGTGTAATGGATGAAGTTCGCAGCCGAATTAAATAATTAGAAGTATGGCTATATTCAGAAGTACCTTTCACAACATAATGCAGAACAATGTGGTTGAGTTCAAATGGATTAGGCGCATACCTAAAACTGGGGCAGCTATAACACGAAGGGCATTAGGTACAAATAGTCATACATTACTCAACTCCGAATTTGGGTTTAAAGTTTTAAATTTCAGACCCCCAACCCAACCCAACCCAATAGATCAAGTGTCCTATAACTTGGTTACATACTGGGACATATTTAGACAGGAATATAGAAACTCGTCGTGTGAATCTCTACACATGGTCAACATAATACCTGTGACAAACCCTACTGAAATTAATAAGTGGTGGATATACTTTAGGGACACCATTAGGGATATGACACCAGATCAAAAAATCCAATTCATGGATAAATAGGTTGACTATGGTAAACAGAGCCTGTATAAATAGGTATGAAGTTTAGAAAGTTTCCTATAAAGACCAAGCTTGAACTCGGACAGACCGTTTATATAAAACGCAGCTACAACCGAATTGATGAATTTAAATTCATCCAAACAACTCGAAAGGGGTTTAATTTTCTATCTATGTCAACCCACAAGTGCCTGTCTAGAAATCACTTCTATGATACGAGGTATTCTAATAAGAAATTACCAAACCAGTCTTATTATATTGTTGGGGTACCTGTAGATATACATCAACAGATATATCACTACACAAAAAAAGACCACCTAAAATAGATGGTCTTTCAATATGGATTGAATTAAAATTACTTAACAACTGGTTGGTCATTAACTGCAAGCTTGTTAGCCTGTTTTGAAGAACCTTTAGCAACATAACAAGCAAGAAGATTCTTAAGGAAAGAAACTTTACCTGTACGAGCTTCGTTCTTGTCAGTAGCTTGTCCAGTTTTAGATGCGGAAGTACCTGTTTTGTTAGACTGTTTTGGAGAACCTGTATTAGTGGTGTTACTCATCTGGTTCTTAGCGACAGTAAAATCAGCACCTTCCATAGGAAGTTCGTATTCCGAAGTATCTTCATCACCCATGGTGTCTTCCATGTATGCAAGGAGTTCTTTAAGAATTGCTTCTGGAACTGAAACCATCTTACCCTCATCATAACCGCCTTCACCTTCAACATTAACATCACCTTCAACACTAACATCGAGTTCGGCTTCTTCAGCAATGATTGAATTGAAAACTGCATCAAACTTGGCTCCTGCTAATGAATTGGACTGGGTAACTGGTGCCTCATCTTCAATAACAACTGTCTTTGGCGCTTCTGTACTCTCTTCAACCACTGTCTTTGGTGCTGACCGTGTAGTCATTGCACCGAATACGTCTGAAAGTTTGCCCTGTGTAGATTTCTCAAATATGCTCTCGCTCATACTATTAATTAGTCAATTGGTAAAGTTTTTTAATATAAATCGAATAAAACTTTAAATATTAAAGTTTATTGTCTTCGAGGAATTGACGAGCTTCGGCAGTTGCTTTAGCATGAGCGGTGTTGAAATCACCTTTCACATAGTGCTCCTCACCTTTCCAGTTACCGTAACTAGCTACGATTCTTGCGGAATCATTAATACCCTTGACTATTAATATCACAGGGAAAATGTCACCACGAGACCATGACTGGACACCCGCTTGACCAGCCTGTCTACGTTCAGTACGATCAGTGAGTTCAGTACGATCCTCATTAATACTCTTAGATGGTGTAGGTGTAGTCATTTCACAAAAAATACTGGAAAGTTTCTCTTGTGCCGATAGGCTGAATATATCTTCGCTCATATTAGTAATTATCAAACAGCGGTAAAATTTAATAGAAAACTCTTGAAATTACCATAAAAACATATATGATAGATACCACATGAGTAATATCTTAGACGAAATAATAGATAATGGGGGTAAGGTTAAAACCAAAGGTAGTCTACGACACCCTAAGAAACAATCAACAGATACCCTAATAGGTGGTCAAGTAGAGGCTTATAACAATCTGATCAGATTTACATTATCTGGGCACAACATGTATTGTTTTGAGGGTGTGGCGGGTGCTGGTAAATCTTTTTGTATTAACATGTTTCTTGAGGAGATGATACACTCCCACTGTTCTATGATTTGTGCTTGTGCCCCCACTCATAAGGCTAAAGTTGTACTACAACAGATGGCAGAGTTTGAATCCGAGAACCTAGACTACAACACAATCCATAGCTTACTCGGTCTTAAACCTATTGTAACCGTTAAGGGCGAAGAGAAGTTCGTCAAGGATGCAACAAACAAGAACAAGGTTGGTGATTACGATTACATCATAATTGACGAATCATCGATGCTTGATGATACCCTATTTGCATATCTTATAGAAGAACTGGACAACCACCCACACCTTAAAATTATTTTTGTGGGTGACCATAAACAACTACCACCAGTAAACCACGTTTCGTCAGCCCCTATGGATGCAGATCGACGAGAGAAACACGAGATCGGTCATTCATACCTTACCGAGATCGTTCGACAGAAGGGTACAAATCCTATTATTACGTTATCAAAGGAAATTCGTGAAGGTAGGTTTGAACCTAAAAACGATATCAATGATGAAGGTTGTGGCATTGTACTAGTACAGTCTAAGGATTATAAAAAAGTGTTGAAGAAGCTTTTCACTTCTGGGAAGTATGAAGATAACCCCAATTATTGCCGAGTAGTTGCATGGACTAATGCATGTGTAACCGAGTTCAACCAAAATATTCGTAAGATGATTTACCAAGGTAAGATCAGGGATGATGTACTGAATCTTAGAAAACAAGGCAAGACGGATGATGAAATTGCGAATGTTTTGATGGAGGTATACCCATTTTACAGAGATGGTAAAATGAATCTGCCTAAGTATGTTATAGGTGACAAACTAATCGCAGACAAACCAATATTCCACCCCGAATGTGAGAAGACAATCGTGTTCCAAACCAATGAAGAATTGATCATCACAGACATTGTACTTGATTCACGCCTATCTCTAGGCCAGATGTACAAGTGTTATGTAGCCACTGTTAAGAACCTATACACAGGTAAGTACGAAGAAATCGAAATGATCCACGAGGAAAGCCAAATCGAGTTCGAGCGTGATCTGGATAAACTTAGAAAAAAGGCTCTTGGTGTTGATGCCAAGAATGGCAAGGAACGTGTAAGACGCTGGAGAATCTACTACACCCTAGAGAAGCGATTCGCTAGACTTAAGTACGCACCATGCCTCACAACCTACAAATCACAGGGTAGCACATATGAGAACATTATCATCATCGCCCCAGACATCTTAAAGAACCGTAAGAATCGCGAGATGCTTCAACACCTATATGTTGGACTCACACGCGCATCCAAAAGAGCATTTATATTCATTTAGGTTTGATATCTATGACGTGGACGATGAATAACATTTACATTAATTTTCTTGACGATGGGTGGATATCTGATATTGTTCTTGAACAAGAAGACACAAACAACTAATCTTCTAACAAACACATAATATGTTCAAACGACTAATTACAATCATCAAAGGTCTATTACTAGGTCTCCTCGGTAAAGCTGAAGCGATAAACCCTAAAGCACTTCTAGAAGTGGAGGAGGAGAAACTTCGTGACACCATCCAAAAATTCAACGATCAAATCGCCTCCCATAAGGGTAAGGTCATTCAAGCTGAAGGTAAATTGGATACACTCAAGAAGAGTGCTGCGGGTCTTGATAGTAAAATCAAGACATTCATAAAGATGAAAAAGATGGATCTTGCGGGTGGGTGTGTTTCGAAACTTAAAATCGTCAATAAATCCATTGTGGATCTTGAGGAGTTTATCGAAACCGCTGATGATATCTATGAAAATCTTCTAGCCGAACGTAAATTTGGTGTGGAGACAGCAAGGACTAACCTCTATGAAATCGGTAAGAGCATTGATGAAGCAGAACTCCATGAGAGTATGGCCGAGATCAAAGAGATGTCAGCAGGTTTCACTGATCAGTTGAGTAACTCTGGATTAAGTCGCCTCAAGGAACAAGTTGAAGAAACGGCTGCATTGGCTAAAGGACGAGTGGAGGTAGCCACTGACTTGGCTGAATCCGAAGACCTTACAACTTCTAGGGAATTCTGTGAAGCACAGGCTAGTAACGATCTAGCAGCCTACATGGCTGAACAGGGTATTGAAGCACCTACTCCAGTAACAACCCCTGTAGAAACTCTGGTAGAATCACTAACAGTACCTACAGCCCCTGTTAGTACGATGGGTCCTGATACATCATCCGATTCCAGTTACTCCCGTAGTGATACATCAACTGACTAATAGTCTTAATTTTAAAAGGGTGTCGTAGAAATACGACACCCTTTTTGTTTGACAAATTCCATAAGTGGTCTAGAATATGGGTCATGATAGATATACAATCAATCCGTGGGTTAGTACCACCAAATAAGAAGATCCGTTTTGTGGGTCTAGGCTGTGGTATGTACATTCCTCAGCTACTAATGGGGGCAGGTAGTTCAAGATGGCTACACTCTATCACCATCCCATACGCCAAGGAAGCCACTGAGGAACTATGCACCAAGAACGACTCTAAATTTGTATCTAAAGATCGCCTAGAGGATCTTATGGATAGCTTACCAGTGGTGGGTCACGATATCATAACAATCGCTGTAACTGCAAGTCTAGCCTTTGAAGGACAGCGCGAGGGTAGGATTAATAAATTCCTTATGCTTATTGAACATAATGGTGAAAGATTTTTTAAGGATATTGAGTTCTCTGGTATAAGGAGATTTACCAACACCAGAAAATTACAGGAGAAATCAATATGTCAATCAATCACAACATACTTTAGAGATAAGAGATCTGTCATTTATGCAGGAAGCTTCAACCCTATGCATGACGGACATGTTGAAATATGTCAACACATAAGAGACGCTAACATTACCTCACACCCTTTTGTGGTTCAACTAAGTTCAACACACCCAGAAAAGGGTACCACCCCACAAGAAGAACTGGATATTAGGGTTGCTGATGTTAGATCAAATTTTTATCGTGTATGTCTTGATTATTACGATATTGAAATTGTTGAAGCCCCTTACTATGCAAGCAAGTATGCATTATGGAAAGAGAGTTCATCACCAACAGAGTTTCTAACACTAGTGGTCGGGCATGATGTATGGGATCGTTATAAAAAGGGGTTCATTAAAAAACTTGGGGATAAGGATGATGTAGAATTTCTAGTAGTTGATCGTGGGAATAAAACACCATTTAATGATTCAGATCTTCTTGACATTATGAACCCACTGTCATACGCTCATGAAATGAAGAACGCGCACTTGAGTTCTACACAAATCAGAAACCAAACTAAATCAGAATGAGCGATATTGAAAACTACCCAGCAGAGGTAACCCAAGGACCTACATTTAACAACGTACCAAATAAATCATACCAAACCACTTGTGGTAAGACCATCTGGGCATCACGTTCAGTATGTGTGTGTATCAAAGTAGTTCTTCGGGATGATGTTGGTACACCATACGTTCTTATCACAAAACGTGGTAAAGCTGTTTCCAATGAAGGTAGGTGGTGTCTCCCTTGTGGTTACATCGATTTTAATGAAACTATCATTGAAGCGGCACAGCGCGAACTCTATGAGGAGACTGGTATCTATGTACCAACCTCGGAACTCAAAGAGTATGAAGTAATGGATACCCCTTCAAGGGATTCCCTACAGAATGTCACACACCACTTCTTGTTAGATCTCACAGTACCCGACCCAGAAGGTGTACTCCGTGGTGTTAATAAATTCATCGAAGAGGGTAAGACTAACGATGAGTCCACAGAGGCAGCTTTAGTTACTAAGCTTAATTATAAAGATTATGTTTATGCCTTCAACCACTCACAACGAGTTACCCCTACAGATTAAAGTGTAAGTTTATAAAAAAGGGACACCACAGTGGTGTCCCTTTTTTTGTGTAATTATTTCTAAGCCGTTGGTTCTCCCTCTTCGGGTTCCTCGACAGGTGCTTCACCTTCTGGTACTTCCTCAGCACCTTCTGGTGCTTCGTCCACAGGGGCTTCCTCAGCACCTTCAAGATCATCCAAGCCTTCATCACCACCGAATTCTGGGGTGCCGCCTTCTAGACCATCTCCCATGTCCCCACCAAGTGCTGAACCACCACCCATATCACCACCGACACCAGCTTCAGCAGCCGCATCAGCTCTGAACTCTGGACCATTTTCAAGAACTTGTGTAATTTCCCAAGTTTTCTTAGCTTCCATCTTTCTCCATGCAAGGTGTTTCTTGATATCGTCATCGGACATACCGAGATGTTCCTTGGCTAATAGATACACTGAGAAGAACTGGCTTGAAGCCATGCTGTTAAAGTTGTTCCATTTAAGGTCAAACTGTTGCTGCTCTCTTAGTGCTAGGAAAGTTGTTGGTAGGCTGAATAATATTTCAATATCAAATTCTCTAATCTCATACTGATCCCAGTAACTTAAACCCAATTCATGAAGTAACTTCTCGCGCTCCTCGGGTTTGCACGATGGACGTAGGTTGTTCTTATAATAATCGAGTTCAACCAATTGTAAGTGTTGTTCAAAAATGGTTACATTAGATGGTTTAAGTTGTGTACCATTCTTAGTGTTCTCTGTTACCAGACGCGATTTACAACTTTCATTGTGTAATTTAATACCTTTCAACTTCAAGTGTGTAATAACACATTTCTTAAGAGCAGATGCAAATCTCTTTTGTACTGCAATAACACGTTCAGCGAACGCAAGCTCTTGCATAGTGATAGTCTGGCCATCAGATTGTGCAGAGTCTGGGTTGAGTCGTGTAATAGGCACATGCATATCTTCATACACTTTCTGGTGGAAGTAATCTAACATACCATTAAATCCGCTACCGAAAGCTTGACTACCTGCAACTCTGGTAACACTAGCACCCTTACCGTCTTTATCGATAGGCACATAAAAATCTTCAGTGATTGAGATAGGGTCGAACTTGTCAAGTATATTACCTTTACCATCTGTACCTTTTTTCTTCTTAATACCATTAATGAAGTTTCTCATATAGTTACCCTTATCAGAATTAGACATATCACCAGTAGGTATCTGCCATAATAACCTTTCGGGACCGTTAGCAACCGCATTCATAACAATAGCCTCCTCAATAAGTGATAACTTCTTCTGGGCATCTTGACCCTTAACGATGTATGGTATAACGACTTGATGATTACCTAAAGCCTCGTAGTCACCACTATTACAATATGTAACTTGGGAACTAGCCATCGGGATAGCATCATAAGTAGCAGTAGATTGTTGCATACGGTTAGAACGCTCGGTATATTTATTAAAGTTGGAGTTACTAGGTTTACGAAGTACGAAAGCCTCAATTTCTTCGTTGAAGTGGTTTCTATAAATTGGTTCGATAGTCTCTGGTGGTATAGACTTAACCCCTAATATACCTAGCTCTGGTTGCAGTATGGAGAACACATTCTCGAATGCAAGCTCACCAGTGGTGAGAAATTCTTTAAAGTAGTTTTGCCCACGGTCATCAAACTTGAAATAGTCTAGTACTTTAGCGATCTCTTTGTTTACGATCTCTTTAATCTCTTCGTCGTAGTCACCCTTCAGTTTACCCACAACAGGCTCTTGCTTATCATGTGAAGCCATACATGAGATAGCTAGTTCGTGAATACATGACTCAAGTTTCTCCTGTTTGGCTAAATCTCTATAGTCATTGGTTCTGGTGAATTTGTTATCAGCCAAGCTGAATTGTAGTTGTTCACGGAATGATGGACTAGCCCAGTGTCCTAAAATGCCACCCCCGCCGTTCTTATCAGTTATCCAATCTGGTTTGATTGTAGATACTGATAACCTATCAGTTTCGCGCTCTCTAGTGTCACCAACCCTATTCATTACACTAGCTCGGTGTATAGCTTTGTTAAGCTCCAGCTCTTGCTCTGCTTTAAGATTTTGTGTGTCTAATTGGTTGTTAGGTTCCTCACCTCTAAGCCAATTCATTGGATTTAACATATTTCCCATATGCATAATTAGACTAAAGTGCGTAAAAGACAAGAACATTGCATAATTAAATACATGTCCAACAAATACAAACTTCTTTACGGTAACGCAACTGAAGAAACATATAAGTCACTAGATGTCGTAACTGAGCAGTCTAACAAAGACCAACCCAAGGCAATGTACCTAGAAGGTGTGTATGGAGAGGCAGGGAAGCTCAACAAGAATGGTCGTGTTTATGACTTCGATGATGCTCTTAAGGATATCGATAGATATAACAACGAGATTATCAAATCAAATCGTGCATATAACGAACTAAATCACCCATCTACGCCAGATATCGATCTAGAGAGAGCATGTGATAGAACTGTATCACTTAGAATGGAGAGTGATGGTACAATTATTGGTCGTTCTCTTGTTATGGATACACCAATGGGTAGAATCCAAAAGGCATTAATAGAGTCTGGTGGTTCTGTTGGTAAATCATCCCGTGCTATGGGACAGATTGCTGAGAAGAACCATAGAGGTGACGCATGTAACTATGTTAATGGTGTTCACTACGTTTGTTTTGACTCTGTACAAGACCCTTCAGTGGGTCGTGCCCTGCCAGACGCCCTACTTGAACAACGAGAGTGGATCATTGGTGAAAACGGTGGATTCCTAGCACAACCACTCGACGATTTCCGTTCATCACTCGATAATATACCTAAAGTTAAAAGAGATATGTATATCGCTGAACAGTATATCAAGTTCATTAATGCTATTGGTAGAGTTTAAATAATTTCTAAACAACTAAGACTGGTAGGTGTGCATCCTTCGAGCACATCACCAGTCTTAAATATACCACAATGGCGATTGACGACACCAATCTCTACATTAGCAGCACTTAATTCGTCAGGTATAGTTATAATCATCTGGGTGTCATCGATAACCTGCCAATCTTCGAGTACATAAGCTTGGAATTCTGGGAATTCTGCACTCAATGTTTCACTCAAACAGAACGGGTTCCATGCTGATGTAGGTATTGAATAACCATCACATGGTGTTAGGAATACCCCATCTAAATCTTCGAATATACTACCATCCACAATAACACTCTTACCACCACTAACACAAGGTGGTTTAAATCCTTTGATTGTTGGTAGTCCATTAATTGTGTATGTGTCGGCAACAACCATTTCAGACGAATCATCATCAAAGTGGCAATTCAAATCTTGATCTATACCGATATTGTATACTATCTTCTTGATGACACCATCTCTATTAGGTTGCTCTCTGAATATCCAACTTTCAACAGTCATACCCATATCAGCGATATAACGAATTTTATCCTCTGAACTAGTGTCTTGGGGATATGTCGTGCTGAAGTTACCATCCCAAGTGACCTTAGATCTGATCTCTTTACCTGTGTATGGCTCTTTCCATGAGATGTATATATATGGATTGAATACACTAAGGTAGTGTGCAATTATCTCCTCCATATCACTACCTTTAGTAGTAACAATCTTTATATTGAAATTTACATCAATTGGTGTTGGTTTGTAATACTTTATCAAACCATCCTCACCAGTGTATTGCTCACTATACATAGTCTCGCGCTTTCCTTCGTTACGATTCACGTTGAGGGACATGCCCGACATAGTGACTGATATGACAGGGAGTTGTATTTGTCCATTGATTTGTATAGCCTCATGGATCTGACGAGTTTTGTGGCCATACTTAAGAGGGACTGCAATAGTTTGTGCAATAGTATCACGTTTACCTTTATCAGTATAGTTGTACCTATTTATCTTAACGCCATTAAGTGCTGATAGGAGGTGGAGCTTAACATGGGTTATTTCTCCATTACTGGGTTGGTGATTCATACTTTTAATTATCTCGTCACTAATTAATAACGATGGCAACTCCTCAAACATTTAACCCACTAGATAGCAACTCCTCAACTCTTGGTAATAGTTTTGACCCATTAAAGGGGGTAGGTGGTAATACGAATGCGGTTCAAGCATTATTAGGTTGTGATCAAACCGTTGGGACTAGGGCTTTAATGGAGGGGTTAGCAAATGAGGCAAACGAACTTTATGGCTTGGATCTATATTACTATCGCCAAGATTACAACCCTAAGCTTGCACACCCATTATACGGTGACCAAACAGCCCCATTCCTCGGACCTTATCTAATAAAGGCTTATGTGAACGTGAACAGTGATACTAGTCTATTATCACAGTTTGGTATTGAAAGTACTAACGATATAGACTTACAGATATCATACGAAGAGTGGAATAGTGTATTTGGTGTTGTATCACCACAGGCTGGTGACAAGTTCGAAATCAAAGATTTGCTATGTAATAGACCAAGTGGATTTGTTAGAGCAATCTTCCAAGTGGTGTCACAGGGTGACTCTGACTTGTTCGAAGCTTCCAAGCGTTGGTTTATATCTGGACAGAGAAGCGACTTTACATGGTTGCCTAATGAGCCTAAAGAAGAGGGTGGTCAAATGGTACACAGTGATAGTATTGCTGGTATGCTTGATACACTAACACAACTGGGTGAAGAGGGTAACAGTGATAAGAACGCTCTGGATAGAAGCGTTGATGATGTCGCAGCATCGGATCTGAAAAATCCTAATGATGATGTATACGGTGGATTCTATATCGATGAAAATGATTTATAATCAATCCAAGGGCGAGGTTTTCATTATATGGGCTAAGGGCTTCCTAGAGGATTCTATAAACCCACCATCCATAGAACATATATCATCTATAACCCGTGGTGTATCGGGCGAGAAGTGGTCTACATAGTTAGGCTGTTTGACTAGGGCACTCCATATGATATTAGCCGCACTAGGCGTAGCTAAACGTTTCTCGTGCCACAGGTGCCACTTGATGTCTCTACAAATGAGGTGTCGCTTCCACTTGGGTAACACCATTTTAATAGTGGTCTTGACCATATCATTATACTCGGTGTTACTACACCCCAACTCTGGGTGGTCTTCATTCTGAATCAAATTTTCATCACAGAATTGGATCATGCTCTCCACAATCTCATCTATTATCTTTGATTTACACACCGTCTTAACCACACACTATCTTACATTAAAGGTTGTAAAAGTCAATACTATAAATAAATATTACCATGGACGATTTAGGACACTGGACTACCGAGCTTGACATACCCGATTATTTCTTTGGATTTCTTTATAGGATTACTAACACCACTAATGGCAGGATGTATCTGGGCAAGAAGCAAGCCAAGACCATGAAGAAGTTTCCACCACTTAAGGGTAAGAAACGTGCTAGGCGTATTGAGAAGGATACTGACTGGAAGAAATATACGGGTTCTAGTAACTACCTCAATGAGGACATTGAAAAGTTTGGTAAGGACAAGTTCTCATTTGAGATCGTTAGATTTGGTGATTCCAAATCTGAGTTAGCATATCTTGAGACATACTATATCATGGTACTACATGCAGTTATCAAAGAAGAATACTACAATGGTATTGTGAACATTAGAATAGGTGGCAATTGTAAACTCAATATCGACGATATTGACAATCTACCGACAATCTGATCATTTGCGTTGTTTCTTACGCTTAGACCGTTTTTTCTTTTTGAACATAGGTTTAACTCTCCTAGCATCACCCCTTGCATATGAGTCATCGTTAGTACGACCATCTTCAATACGAGGACTATTTTGACCACCTAATATAGCGGTGTCCATAATCTCATTAATCACCTTCTGAAATTTACTTTCCATGTGATTAATTAGTCCCTCGAAGTATAATTAAGTACATGTCTCAAGAACAGCCTCAAAGTACCAGACCAGAGCTAAATTGGTGGAGTAGGATTATACAAAACCAGTTGGCTACTATAATCGCACTTATATTCATGTGTGGTGGTCTATATGTTAAGATAGGTGTCATGGAGGAAAACCTTCATGAGATGAAGGAGGAGCTTAAACTTGTTAGACAGTTAGATAAAGCAAATGAATTGTTAAAGATTCGGGTTAATAATCTGGAAGAGTTTAAAAGATCGGTTGAACAATGGAAAAGGGATGAGGCTATGAGGAAACTTGACGAGGCCCTTAGGGAAAATGGTGGGTCTAAAAACGAGTAGTTTTACTTATTTTACACATTTTATCATTTTTACACAACAACAGACCTAATTAAAAACATGGAAGATAAATTCTTTAAAGATGTATTTGGAGACCAAGAGGGTGTTCTAAGTGAAAGTGCTCAAGGATTGGTTCTTGAAGCATTCAATAAGAAGGTGGACGAATTAACAACTGAGCGAGTTGATTTAGCACTTGAAGCTCAAGATATCGAACATAAGGATATGCTTCAAATCATTGTTGAAAAATACCAGAACAAAATTGACACTGAGAAGGCACAACTTACAGAACAGATCGATGAAGATCATGCTAAGGTGGTAGAGGAAACTTTCGCCAAGTTGGAGGCAGACCGTGTTAATAAAATGGTACAGGTTAAAGACCACTACGAAACACAATTGAACGAAGGAGTTTCGACACATGTTTCCACTCTAGTAGAGGGTGTTGACGCTTACCTCAACTCATTCCTTGATAAACACATCCCAGCAGACATGATCAAAGAGTCTGCTAAGAAGGATTATAGCAAGGATCTTCTTAAGAAAATTTCAAAGATTGTTACCATCGACGAATCAGTATCCACGGACATCCGTGAGGGTATGATCGATGCCAATAAAACAATCACAGAACAGAAGCAGGAAATCGAAGGTCTCAAACGTGAGAAACTTCTTTCCGAAAAACTTACCAACCTCCCGATCCTTGAACAACAGTTCATCCGTGAGAGCTTTAAAGGTAAAACTGTAGACCATATCGGAAGGAATTTCGATTTTGTTCGCACATTATTCTCTGAGGGCGTTGCTGCACAGCAGACTTCGTCCCAAAATGTTGATCGTCCAATTGAGGTAGTCCTAGAGTCTACTAAGGTTAGCGAAGAAGGAGAGGTCACTATCAACCCTGCGATGGCGGGATGGGTAGATTCAGTCGCAAACACAGGAATTTACGACTAAGTTAGATAATTACTAACAACTATAATATATTTATTATGAAACACGAAACACAATACATCGAAGAAGGTCGCCAAGCGTCACTTCTCCAGCGTTGGAAGCCTCTCTTGGAAGCTAAGGATGGGCAACTTGCCCCACTTAAAACTAAGGCGAAAGCTACAATGACCGCTATACTGTTAGAAAACCAGTATAACTACATGAAGCAGAACCCAGAGGTTTACGGACGAGTTCCAGAACTTGCTACCGAATCCCTTTCCACCCAAGGTGGTACATTCACTGGTTACGGTGACGGTACTACAATTTCACCTGTTAACGGTGATCTAGGTAATTCTGTAAACCCTACTAACAACGACTTTTACGCTAAAGGTGACTCACGTCTCCCTAACGTAATCATGCCGATGATCCGTAGAACATTCCCAGAACTACTTGCAAACGAAATCGTTGGTGTTCAGCCAATGAGCGGTCCAGTAGGTATGGCTTTTGCTCTTCGTTTCAAGTATGACGGAGAAAACCTTGCTGACTTCACCCCAGACGGTGGTAACACTGCAAACGGCGCAGCACCAGCTACTCGTTCATTCGGACAAGAAGCAGGTTATAACTACCTTAACACACAACACACAGGTGTTTCAAGTGCTAATCTTGGTGGTGACCAGAACCCAGTTCTTAGTGCCGCAGCACCATTTGCAATCCCAGCGATTGACCAAGGTGTTGCTAACCTACTCAAGAACCTTGAGTGTTCTACAGCTCTTCCACAAATGTCCATGGGCATTGAGAAGACAGCAGTTGAAGCTGGTTCACGTAAACTTGCTCTTAAGTACTCACTTGAGCTTGAGCAAGACCTTAAGAATATGCACGGTATCTCTGTGGATGACGAAATGACATCTATGATGTCTTACGAGATCCAAGCTGAAATTGACCGTGAGATTCTTATCCGTATGCTTAACATCGCCCTAAACGGTGGTGCTGGTCGCGGTTGGTCTACATGGACACCTGCTAACGCAGATGGTCGTTGGAGCGCAGAGCGTGCGGTTAACCTCTGGCAGCACATCCGTGTGCAAGCTCGTTTAGTATCACTTCGTAACAGACGTGGTGCAGCTAACTTCGCAGTAGTTACTCCATATGCAGCAGCTATCCTCGAAACACTCCCGAACTTCAAGAGTTTCACAGTTGACGGAAACGTTGATCAGCAGGTTGGTAACAGCCGTGCAGGTACTCTTGGAAACATCAAGGTGTTTGTTGATACTCGTTCAGAGTCACAATACCAGTCTGGACATCGTGCAGACCGTGTTGACTACATTCTCCTTGGTTACAAAGGAACTGAAGCATGGGATTCTGGCCTAATTTACCTACCATACATCCCAGTTATGGTGCAGCGTACAATGGGTCCAAACGACTTCTCACCACGTATTGGCCTTGCAACTCGTTATGCGATTGCAGCTAACCTTCACGGTGCTGAGAACTACTACCACGTAATCATCCTTAAGGATCTTACGACTGAGTTCGACGTTGCTGCTTCTGATAAGAAGTTCATGTGGTAAGTTGATAGACACCCAAGTGGTGTCACCAACAACACATAAAAATTTAAAGGCTAACACTTCGGTGTTAGCCTTTTTTATTGACTTATAAGGTATAAAATGTATAATTATGATTATGGCTCAACGAACATTAACAACAGAGGAATTTAATAGAAGGGTAATTAGTAAACATGGTGATAAATTTGATTTATCTAAAGTGACCTACACAGGTATGAGAGAGTGTGTGGAGGTAACCTGTAATGGTTGTAAACATAATTATAATACTAAGGCTAGGGTGTTACTAGATTCTAATTGCCCACAGTGCGCTCGAAATAGCCTAAAGAGTAGAGGGGGTTTAGAACATTTTATAGATCGTTCCAAAACACAACATGGTGATAAATATGGTTATGGAAAAGTGGTGTATAAAAATAACGCCACACCAGTGCTTATCACATGCCCACACCACGGTGATTTTACACAATTACCTACTGTGCATTACAGATCTGGGTGCCCTACCTGTGGTAGGGATAAGAACTTTTATGGTAAGAAGAAATTTAGTGTTATAGCAACCGATTTACATAAAGGTAAATACACATATGATAATGTCGATTACATAGGGTCTACTACTAAGATCGATATAACCTGTGATAAGCACGGTGATTTCAAACAAATGCCCTGTAGACACCTACAGGGGGAGGGGTGTCCAAAGTGTGCTTGTAGTAATACTTCATCCAAAGGTCAATTAGAGATATTTGATTATATTAAATCTATTACAGATACACCAATAGAATTAAACGTGTCCAACCTAATAGGTAGGAAACATTTGGATATTTATTTACCAGAACTGAAAATAGCAATCGAATACAATGGTATTTATTGGCACTCAGAAAATGGTGGGGCATCTAAAACTATGAACTATCATCTAGATAAATATAAAGCGTGTGAAAAATTAGGTATTAGGTTGATACAGATTACAGATGCTGAGTGGGTTCAGAAATCTGATAAGTTGAAAGGTTTGATAAACACCATGTTACGATTAAACACGGTAAATGTCTTTGCACGAAAAACAAAGGTTGTTGAATTAGATGCAGTGGTGTCCAAGAACTTCCAGAATAAATATCACCTACAAGGCTCCCATGGTGCAAGATATCATTACGGGTTGGAATTAGATGGTGAGGTTGTATGTGTCATGACATTTTCCAAATGTAGGTTTGGAAATAAGTATGATTGGGAATTAGTTAGGTACGTGGTTAAGGACGGATACAGTGTGGTGGGTGGTGCTAGTAAATTATTTAAACACTTTATAAGATCGTATGAAGGAACCGTGGTGTCATATTCTGATAATAGGTTTTTCACTGGCGGTATGTATAGTAAGTTAGGGTTTGAATATTCGCATGAGTCGAAACCAAACTATCACTATTTTATGGGTTATAATTTACCTAAAGTAAAAATGGAATCCAGAAACAAATACCAGAAACATAAACTATCAAAAGTGTTAGAAACTTTTGACCCACAGCTATCAGAGAAGGTTAACATGTTTAATAACGGGTTTGATAGAATTTGGGATTGTGGTAATAAGGTATGGGTTTATACACCTTAAATTATATTGCCTTTTTTAAAGGTGTGTATAATTACATTTGTGAGATATAAAGAGTTTCAAACAAATTTAGTTAATGAATGTGATATAAGTGTATTCTCCTTTATGGGGGACACTATGACATTAGAGGAATCACGAACATCGTGTATTGATATGTTGAACTCGCCTTATGTATTAGATCTTGTGGAAACCATTGACTTTGTTATAAAACCTTCTGAAACTATATCAGTAGTAACAGGTGATAAACGTAGAAAGAATGTAGGATCTACTAGCGAATGTATAATATTACCCAAAGGATATAGAAACAGTGCTATGCTGTGTCATGAGGTCGCCCACACACTAACTCTGGACAGCATGGAACGACCACCTGTCGCATTCCATGGACAGGAATTTTGTTATATTTACATAAACCTATTGAGAAGGTTTATGGGTGATGACTTTGCACAAACGCTTATTGACGAGTACGTGTTTCAAGGTGTAGAGTTTTAATCCTTAACTGCCTCATCAACAATATCGACCACATTACCTGCTTCGATATCCTTCATTCGTTTAATAAATTCATCGGGACTACCCACGAAGGTGTTATTATTCTGGGTAAGGTTTTTAACATTTGATAAAGCCTTACCTTCATTCTTCTTATCCTCAATGGCTAGTCGGTGCTCTTGTTGAGTAGCCATCTTACGTTGATCAATTTCTTCCTTAAGTTTTAGGTTACGTCTAGTTTCAATAAACTTAAGTGCTTTAATGGTGTTGTCAGTAGACTGTGCGAAACCCATCATAGTTCCCTCATAGTTATCACCAGACTTAATACGTGTGCTCAATTCATGAGCAACCTCACCACAACTCTCTAGGAGCATAGCAACACCAGCCATTAGGCGGTTTTCAAAATCCTCTTCAGCAATCGGCGCTAGTTGTACAATGTCTTCTTTGGCTTTGGTGCCAAAATTAACATCACAACTTTCCTCTAGTTCGTCCATGAACCCCTTCAAATCATCCTCTCCATCTTCTCTTGACATAATCGTTTATTTGAATATAATTATACACCAACATGGCTAATCACAAGAAAAACATCATATTCCTAGATTTCGATGGGGTTATTAGGGTACAAATGAAAGAGGGTCACCAGATTGACAAGTTTGAGTTCTGTCCAGATCGTGTAAATACACTAGCAGCTATATGTAAAATGTTCGATGCTAAGATCGTATTGAGTACCGACTGGCGACAACACCCGAAAGTATTCGATTTTATACCTAGATTAATACCCTATATACATGAAGATTCTAAAACATTGGTTAAGGGTCATAGGTGGGAAGAGGTGTTTGATTGGTTATCGTCCCATCCAGACACCGACAACTATGCGATTCTAGAGGATTTGGATGTACACTTCGAGGATGCACCCCAGATGATGAAGGATAGGATTGTGTGGTGTGATTCCGTGACGGGTATTGATAAGGAAGGTTTTGCCAAATTGACTGACCTGCTAATCTAGTATTGACCACATCGGAATTTATAGTAAGGTACACACATGGCTAAATTAACTATCGACGAAACTGAAAAGAAGTTGACCGAATTGGGTTCAGAGTGTGTAGGCGAACCCAATAACAAAGTTGCTAGGGCGCGACTCATGAAAAATATCAATACCTTACTCGATGAGTGGAAAATACAAAAGGGTGCCTAGGCAAACAATAATAAGAATTCTGAAATATTATAAACCCTATCTTGACAAACCATAGTAAACCTCTACAATAGCGACACCACTAAATAAATTATGAAATTTATATTACCACTCCAGACAGACCAGTACAAGATGAATGGTCACTTCCGCATGTTACCAGATGACGTTGAAACTGTTTATTCATACATGGAAGCCCGTAATGGTGCTGCATATGATGCAACTACATTCTTCGGTCTCCAGTACTACATCAAACGTTATCTCCTTCCAGTTATTACTAAGGAAGATTTAGACTTCGCTGAGAAGTTCGCTAAACAGACGAACTTCCACGACAAACCTTTCAACCGCGAAGGTTGGGATTACATCGTGAACGAACTTGGTGGTAAGCTACCTATTCGTATCAAAGCAGTTAAAGAAGGCACCACAGTTCCTACGGGTAATGTTTTGATGACCATCGAGAACACTGATGATAAGTGTGCATGGTTGACTAACTATATCGAAACACTGCTCATGAAGTTGTGGTACCCGCTCACAGTGGCATACCGTAGTAATCAGACATCTGAATATCTTATGCAGGGGTTTGATGAATCATCTGACATGCCACGAGAGGTTGCTAAACACCTATACATAGATTTTGGATATCGTGGCGTGACTTCTGAAGAGCAAGCCGCTATCGGTGGCGCTGCACACATTCTATCTAACTATGGTAGTGATACAAATGCAGGCACACTTCTTCTACACGAATATTACAACAACAATGTTTGGGGTGATGTTGGAGAACTTAACTATGGCGTTCCAGCGAGTGAACACAGCATTGGTACAGCCAAGGGTGTTGATGGTGAGTTTGAATATTACCTCAAAATGCTTCAAGAATTCCCAGACGGACTACTTTCAATTGTTGCGGATTCTTACAACGTGGAACGCTTCGTTACAGAATATACCAAAGAAATGAAACCAGTTATTCTAGAGCGTTGGATGATGGGTAAGGGAGAGTTGAATAGAACAATTCTCCGTCCAGATAGTGATCGATTTGAGGGTGATACACCCTCTAAACAGATTATATGGTTCCATGAAGAACTCGACAAGATTTTTGGACACACTGTGAACAGTAAGGGTAAGAAAGTTCTACATCCCGCAATTGGTGTGATATATTCAGACGGTATCAGCGACACTGATATTAAAAATATTATTACCGATCTAATCGATGCGGGTTGGTCTGTTGAGAACTTGGCACTTGGTCAAGGTGGTGGGTTGCTTAATGCAGGTGATAATAATACTCGTGACACAAATCGTTTTGCTATCAAGTGTTCTGCACAGAAACAAGGTGGTAAGTGGGTTGATATTCAGAAAGATCCATTGGATAAAACCAAAAAGTCTAAGTCTGGTCGCTTGATGCTATTCAAAGACAGTAAAGGTAATTACACCACATTAAAACATGATGCACTCCCAAGTTCTATTTATGTTGGTGTGGATAAAATGTTGAAAGACGAACTAGTAACAGTATTCGAGAATGGTGAATTGTTAGTCGAATACACTGTACAAGATGTACGAGATCAGTTAGCATTATAGAATGAAAATTTGTCTGATAAACGACACCACCAGTTGTCATGCTGGTAGCAGTAAGGTAATGGATAACATTAGAAGTTACCTTACTGCTCATGAGATCATATATACCGTCCCAGTGATTGATCGTAAATTTATCGACGAATGTGATTTAGTTGTGGTGAATGCTGAAGGTAGTATCCACCACAACTCCCCGTGGGGTATCACAATTCTTCGCGTGTTAGCATACGCACAACTTAAAGGCAAGAAAACATATCTACTCAATGCACTCTATGAGAAGATGGATAGTAGATTTAATCACATTATTGCTGGTTGTGATGTTGTTATGGCTAGGGAGTTATACAGTGCTCAAGTACTAACACAACTAAACCCCAACACCGAATTATTTCCCGACTTCTGTGTACTCAACCCAGTAGTTGTGGATGGTATTAGGGGTATTAATGGTGGTATTTATAAAACCCAAACACACCATGCAGCAGTGTATAGGAATTGCTTCCAAACTCTAAATTATGACAACTGTTCTATAGGTAAGAAATACTCATTCGATCAGTATGTTGCCACATATAAGAACATCGATATCCTTCTAACAGGTCAACACCACGCAGTATATGCTGCTATGTTAGCTGGCACACCATTCATTCCAACATTCGGTAATTCACATAATATAGAATCATTCCTTGACTGGATGGAAATTCCTGTTATGATGTGTGCTACACCAAAACAAGTTAAAGATGAAATTGTCATGATTGAAGGAGGGTTTTATAAAAACCGTTTTGAAAAGGCACAATCGAAACTAATGTCATTGACAAACAAACTCGACATAAGACTAAAGGAAATATTTGATGTTTAAAGAAAACTATTGTGTTGTGGGTAACGCACCCTCAGAGGTTGGTAAAGGAAATGGAGAAATTATTGATGCTTGTGAGCAAATATTTCGTTTTAACAATTTCGTTACCTCTGATGACTACCAAAACGATTATGGATTATCCACAACACACTGGGTCACGACATTTGCAAGAGATATTAAACCTAAACTACAACCATACCAAGTGGTGTGCCCCCTACCACTTCACATACCCAAATATCTAAAACGCTATTCATACACAAACGTAGATAAATTAAGAGGTCATCTAGGAACCGCAGAATTTATACCCGTAGAATACTTCGAAGAATTACTAACAATCGTTCCAAACCCTAGTACAGGCATTTCACTCTTGTTCTGGATGTGGAAGGAGTTGGGTACATTGGACGAAGACCGAGTCAAGGGGTTCACATTCTTTGACAAGTCCCAGAAGCACCACTATTTTGACGAGCATAAAGCTTGTATGCATAAAGGTGATCTGGAGAAGGCACTATACCTCAAAATGATCAATGGAGATACCACAAAAATATTATGACCCTAAAACCTTCGAACCACTACTATGTCCGTGGTGTGAGTGTGATAATCTAGGGGAGGTTGTTACTGACACTATTGATTATACACCCTGTGAGAAGGATATTATCTGCACAAATTGTGAAAGGGTTGTTAGTGCGTGGGCTTATGGTCATTACGACATAGAAGCATTTATAAACGTAGACAAAGGTAAAAAATATGATTAATACAATAATAAAGCTAGTATGTGTACTAACGGTGTGTATGTTATACACATCTTGTAAGGATAATATAGATACACTACAAACCCTTCATTATGAGGGACACTTATTCATATTATATGATGGTGGTTCATATGCTGGTGGTATTATCCACCACCCCAACTGTTGTAAGGACAACGAATAAACGATGAAACATGAAATTACAGTTACAGGCACTATCCGTGAAGACGCAACGGGTGTTCGTATTGTGTTTTCTGAAGATCTACACAAGCTACTAAACTGGCACCTACTAAAGGCTACTGGTAAGGTTATGATCACACCACTTTATGGTTCTAAGATCAGCCTATACAACCCTAACGCACATTCTATTGAGCCAGACAGAAGGGCTATGAGGAGATTGAATGGAAAACGTGTGAACGTAGTCCTAGATATATCTAAAGCTCGCCTACGGCAGTCTGTGAAGGGTTACTGGGTATATTTCCTACAGGTAGATTGCCCAGTCGTTAACGATATCATCGAACAACTTGGTGTCGGGGATAACTTCTATGGTATGCACCAACCACACACTTCTATTGCTAATGGTAAGTACTTTACACAAGGTATGCGCTACACTGTAGAGGACGGCTTCAAGCCTGTTGGAAAAATAAAGAAGAAAGGTCGTTGACTTTATTCTGCGGTTGTGTATGTTTCTAGGCACATGAATAAATTACTTAAATTCCCAAAAGCACAGTTCCCAAAACTTGTGTTCCTCTCTGATATGCACTACACACATGACCGTGAATTCCTTTGGGGTGATCGAGGTTTTTCTAGTGTTGAAGAGCACGATGCATTTCTAATCGAAAACTGGCATAAGCACATCGATGAAGACACAGTTGTTTTCAATCTTGGTGACGTTGTATTTCGTGATCCAGATGCAAAGAAGTTCGAGTTCATCTCCAATCTTCCATGCAAGTCTCACTACATGCTTTTTGGGAACCATAATTCGGGATCTAAAGAGGTGTACAAGGCTAAGGTAAAATCAATCCTTGGTGACCAGATGGGTGAAGATTTCGAACTGTACCCAGTGCCTCACAACAACGTGATTTTCTGCGGCGAAGATCTAGTTATTCGTGTTGGTAAGAAGGAGATTCATATGAGCCACTTCCCTAAACGTATATGGGATCACATGGCGGGGTATGGTAAAAGCATACACCTCAGTGGTCATAGCCACGGCAGCGATGAGGAGCGCAATGTTGCATCCACTAAGGGTAGATGTCTTGATGTAGGTGTCGAGAATGCATTGAAACATTCTGGCAACATCTTCTTCACCTATGATGAAATTATTGATATCATGGAGACAAAGGTTGTTCAACAACTTGACCACCACGATGAAAATACCGCACCATCTAGGTAACGCATATTAACGATTTCTCAAACTTTCTAGGTAAGTAGTTTGAGAAATCGTCGGTGTATACATATTCTTGTATAAGTCGTAGATTATTCAATCCTGTAACTCTAATGATAGAGTGTCTGTGATTTCCTTGTACCCTATTGATTACACTATATTTGATATCCAATTTATCGAACATACTACATATTGGAGACCAGTCATATTCATAAGCCGCACATATAGAGAATTGTCTTGTAGTATACTTTTGATTCCAGTACCAGCACCCATCAGCATCTATAAGCCCCAGTAAGAACGTATTATACATATTTGGTGGTATATTATTAAGTATACCACCACACCCAACGCTACTTTTTAATTGGTAATCATTATCACACAGAAATTTATTGAAACTAAAATCGGTTATAGTTATACATACCTGCCGTTTCCTATTAGACCTTTGGCGTTCATAACTGCTATAAGACAAACCCTCTAAATCTAATATATTAAATAAGTGGGGGGCATCAGCCGCAACAATTTCAATTTTCGAGTATGTACAAGAACGAGCGTTTTTATGTTCATACATATACCCGTCACCCCAAATAAATCCTAATAAATAACATATATTAGAGTTCAATAATGGTGGTGTATATACAGGGTGTGTGTAATTATCAACCCTCTTACACTTTTTAAATTCTTTAGACATTTTAACCCCGAGTTTACCAGCCTTTGCCGATATCTGGCCAATTGTAAACCCGTTCAATTTATCAACACAACCCTCAGCACCTATTTGAGGGTAATGTTCCTTTATGATAGTTACATCAGATTTAGAAAAGGATGCAAATCCTCTAGTTAGCCCCAAACTGTTAGCCTTCTTTCCTATCTGTGAAACACTATGTAGGGGTAGTAGCTGTGAACAACCTTGAGAACCTAGTGTTTGGTAAAACTCCTGTAAAATGTTAATATCGCCATCTGAAAACACCTCCTCTGTATCCCTGTATAACCCCATCTTAACAACCTTCTTTCTAATTTGTGATAATGACAAATGTGGTAGTAGCTCCACACACCCACCAGCACCCATTGTTGGGTAGTTTTTGGTTAGAGTATCTTTATCATGTTGGGTATAGGTATATCTCATAAGAGTAATTAGTAACTTTGTGGCACTATACAAGAAATAACGTAAAATAGTTATTTACATTATTTCAGTTTATGGCATGGTTACAACAACATACAGAACAACTTCAATCTCACGATAATATGAATACAGATACTAAGTCACAAATCAACAACACCCTAAAGCAGCTAGACTACCAAGTATACCGCTTGATGGGTGATCGACATAAGCAATACAGGCAGGACTTTATGACTTTAATCACGGGTAATAAACTACCTAAAGCCAAGTGCGGTATTAATGCACTAGAATATGCTCTTATCGAACTAGCTGGTATTGATGTACTCGCGATTAGTAAGTTCGAGATCCCAGAGAAATTAAAGAACCACTTCAACCAATAAATTTATGTACCATTCAATCACCAAGTTTAATACTACTGAGGGTAATCTAGACTTTGACAGACTCGTCAAAGAACTACAGGACAACGTAGATCTAGGATTCATCAATATGAAGACTAAGGGCGACCTAACTCTTTATGATTATTCCAAGAGCTGTACATATGAGCGAGCATGGAACGATGCTACTCGTATCGCTCGTGGTCTGGTTCTGGACATCCCTAACAAAGAAGTTGTGGCTCTTCCTTTCGAGAAGTTCTACAACCAAGGGGATGAACACGAACTCAATGGTCTCGAACTTGGTGATTTTTGTAAAGGAGGTTTCTTCGAAAAGATGGATGGATCTTGTGTCATCATTTACTTCTATAATGGGGAGTGGTGTGTTAACACCCGTGGCTCATTCGACTCTGATCAAGCTATCAAGGGTAAGGAATTACTTGACTCACAAATCGATACACAGCTCCTTATGAAGGGTGTAACATACATTTGTGAAGTAATTTATAAAGATAACAAAATTGTTGTAAATTACGGTGATCGCGAAGGTCTGGTACTCACTGGTAAATATTACTCTAAAGGTGATAGTGATATCTTCCACTTTGGTGAGGAATGTCTAACTGACCCACAATGTGTTAAAATTTTCTGTGAACTATTAGGGTTTCAACAACCACAAGTTCACTACTTCGGAAGTATTGAACAAGCGAAAGCTGCAACTGATTCGTTCACCAAGGATGAAGAAGGTTTTGTATACCGCTCTGGTAACGGAGTCCGTGTTAAGATCAAGGGTGATGAGTACTGTCGAGTTCATGGTTTGATCTCATATCATACACCACTGTTTCTATGGCGTGAATTCGTAGAGGGGGGTCACCAAGGTTGTCAAGAACGTAAGAAGGATATCCCAGAGGAATTATGGGATGAATTAGAAGAATGGCTTGACATCTTCGAGAAAAACCACCAGTATGTAGTTGAACAGGTTAAGGAACAGGCTAAAATCTTCGCACATCTGAGCAACAAAGAATTAGGTCTTGAAATGTCTGATATTAAACAGACTCACAAAGGTCTATTCTTCTCGCTCCGAAATGACAAACAATTCGGTACAATCAACTCCACGTCACACAGAACAATCTGTAACATGTTCGAACCAACCAACAACACCATTAAGGAGTTATACTAAAATGAAAACAAAATCGATAAGACCTAAGAGGTCACTCAAAGCCAAGTTAAAGAATATATGGGAGACATTCCTTATGTTTTCAATTACCGCAATATTATGTCTGGTATGTGCCACCTTAATAATTTTACCAGTATGCTGGTTTGTGCTCAAGGTATGGGCGGTATGTAAATACATCTTCAGTTAAATCATGGAATATTATATTACACTACTGTTTCTATTGTTCGCAGGACATGCTCTTGCGGATTACCCACTACAAGGTGACTTCATTGGCAAGTTCAAGAGTCGTCATGCGCCTAATCCATTTCCAGACGAATGCCACCCGTGGCTGGCACTATTGTGTGCCCACTGTCTGATACATGCAGGGGTGGTATACCTTCTAACAAAAAACCTATGGCTTGCATTAATTGAGCTAGTTCTACACTTCCTCATCGATCTAGCTAAGAATGAGAAGTTTATCAACTTCAATATGGATCAGAGCCTACACTTCTTTTGTAAGTTCTCATACGTAGCGGCATTAGCATACATCGGATTTTTCAACCAATAATATTATGAGATTAGGGTGATAGGATGATTCTACCACCCTAATTATATACATGAATATATTTTATGTATATGTGTATCTAGACCAGAGGTGTAAAGGGGTGTGGGAATATGGTGATATGGTATTTAAACACCAACCATTTTATATTGGTAAAGGATCTGTCGATAGGATGACTAAACACCTAACACCAAGCATCATGAAGCAAAATAGGTTGAAGTATAGTAAGATGAAGAGTATTATGAACGAATTGGGTGAATATCCATTACATTACAAAGTTGCAGAGAATTTGACAGAGTGTGAGGCATTCGAAATGGAGATTGATATGATATCACATTTCGAATGTAAACTAGCGGGTGGTATATTGACAAATTTGGACATGGGCGGTACGGGTGGCTCTAAAAGACAGGATATATATGAATACACTATGGATGGTGTGTTAATTAACAAGTGGTGTTCCCTTACTGAAATACGGCATGAATATAGTGACACTATAGGTGATGGTGTGGGTAATATAAGCACTGCTATAAAAAGGGGTGGGTCTGCGTATGATCGTATTTGGTCTTACACCAAATTAGATAATGTAGGTAAAAATATAAAATACCAGATGCCTATAAAATATGAAAACATTAAAATGGTTGACATAATAACAAAGGAAGTTATAATGGTTTACGAAAGTGCCCGCCACGCACAAGAGGATTTGGGGTTTGTCAAATCATCAGTTGGTAAAATTATAGATTGTATAAATGAAAAAACAAAAACAGCGTATGGGTACAAATGGGAGTTATGACGATTTTAGTGTGAGGATGAAATGGTTCGAAAAGAATAACATTAACAACGTTTTTCCGAATGGAGTTCCTATCATTGCACGGATCGACGGTAGATCATTTTCTAAGTTCACCAAGGGGCTTAGGCGACCTTATGACGAGGATATGTCTAAGTGTATGCAAGAAACCACAAGACACCTTGTGGAGCACACAGGGGCATGTCTTGGCTACACCCAGTCGGATGAAATCTCGCTAGTTTGGTACAACACCAATTATAAGTCCGAGATCTGGTTCGGTGGTAAGATGCAGAAGATGGTTTCACAACTAGCGGCTCAAGCCACACTAGCATTCTATCGACAAGCTGTTGACCGTCTACCAGAGGGTTATGCAGAGAAGTTACCAACATTCGATGCACGAGTGTGGTGGGTTCCATCATTGGGTGAAGCTTGTAATGCTGTACTATGGCGTGTTCGTGATGCGGTTAAGAATTCTGTTGCTATGGCTGCACACGACAACTTCAGTACCAAACAACTTCACAAGAAGAATGGTAATGAGATGCAGGAAATGTTATTCTCTGAGAAAGGTATCAACTGGAACGATTACCCAGCATTCTTTAAACGTGGTGTGTTCTATCGACGAATCAAAACCCAGAAGGCATTGACCGATCTGGAGTTGGAAGAACTACCGCCATTACACCACGCCCGACTAAACCCAGAACTGTTAGTGGAGAGGTCTTCAGTGGTTTATGACGATACAGACTTCTCTAAGGTTGAGGATAAAGTTAAATTTCTTTTAGGTGTTGACAATGATTAGAAATCTGATTAAGTTACCCATCTAATGGAAAACGAATATACAGAAACTAAACCGACCCTATACGCAAAGAGGGATTTAGAGGAACTTGGTGGGCATTACCTAAAGCATCTGAATGCTATGACCTCAGAGCAACTACATTCAAAATCCGATATTGCAGCAGAACTAGCCGCAAGGGATGTCGTGATTGAGGATCTGACCCCCGCCAGCACTACACAAGCAACTACATCCGATGACTACACCGAGGACGATAAACTATCCAACGATATCGAAATGATTTTGTCGAATTATAGGTATGCACTCGATCTTTATGGTGAACTAGATTGGGACAAACGCGAAGCATTTGTGAATAAAATTAAAGCACTAATCAAAAAAAAATAAATTATGGAACAAGCAACAATTCAAGAGATCCTAGAGATCAACGAACACCCTAATGCAGATGCACTCGAACTGGCAACAATTCTTGGCTGGCAAGTAGTGATCAAAAAGGATCAATTCAAAGTAGGTGATAAAGTGGTGTACGTAGGACTCGATTCTATTCTACCACCACACGAAGCATTCGAATTCCTAGCCAAACAGAAGTACCGCATCAAGACGGCTAAACTCCGTGGTGAGATGTCCTATGGTATTGTGTTCAGTATGGGTACATTGATTAATGTCGCTATTGAGCAATATCGTAGAGACCATCTCATATCTTTAGATGTACCAGTGGGTCATGATTTCGACCACATCAACATTGGTGATGATGTCACCGAGGTTATGGGTGTTAAGAAGTACGAGAAGCCTGTTCCTAAGTGTCAAGATGCTAAAGGTGGTTTCCCTACCACAATTCTTCGCAAGACTGATGAGGAGCGTGTACAGAACATTCCACACATCCTTGACGAGATTGGTGACCGTGAGATCTACATCACTGTAAAGGCTGATGGTAGCTCACTAACAGTTCTTAAGGTGGATGATGAACTGTCAGTATGTTCCCGTAACCTGCTACTGAAGGAGCCAGAAAGTATCCATTCAGCTTCCAACTTCTGGGCTGTTACATATAAGTATGGTTTGGATGAAATCCCTAGTGGTTACTATGTACAGGCAGAACTTATCGGACCTAGCATCCAAAGCAACCCACATGGTGTTGATAGTTTGGAGATTCGTGTATTCAACGTAGGAATCATTCGTAAGGGTAACACACAGTTGCCATTGGATTATGATGACATGGTCACTTTCTGTAACTACCACAACCTTCCTATGACTGAACTTGTATATCGTGGTAAGAAGAACTTCGAGACTATTGATGACCTTGAGGAGATTGCCAATGCTGTTAGATACGAGAACGGTAAGATCGGTGAAGGCGTTGTTATCCGCTACACTGAATCCGAAGATGATTTCAAGATGCAAAAACCCTTAAGTTTCAAGATGATTAGCCCTAAGTATGCATTGAAGCATGGTGAATAATATATTAACAATTTACTTAATTGGGTGTGGTGCAGCATTTCTGGTGTATCTCATTGGGACTATTTTTGATGACAGAAAATATTGGAATATCACAATCGGTAAACTATTAGGGGAGATATTACCATCACTCGTGGCATCATTATTCAGTTGGGTATTTTTTATACTTTACTTCGCTTATATTATAGCTGAACATATAAAACCTTTAATTAAAAAACTACAGAAGTTAAAATGTCTCGATATTGTTATATTTAAACAGAAGAAATCCGATGAATGAAAGACCCGAACCACGAGCGTAATTTAGTTGACAAGAAGTTCTTAGAGGACTATCTTGATGCATACGAGCGCGGCTTCACACTACAAGTGAGAAGCAGTGGTTTGTGGTTTGATCTAGAAACACGAGGGTATATTTACGTCAGCTATGTGGCTGACATTTTCAACGGGAATAGTAAAGAGTGGTGCCTAATGACACCAATTGGTAAATTCTTCAGAAACAATATTCGAATCAAATTTGACGAGGTTGATATCCTCAATGAAATATAATGCATAAATTACTACAAGAGTTGTTCCCTAAAGGGTTCACCAGCGAAACGCCAGACCCAGATTGGAATAATGGTGACTGTAACTTTCAAACTTACTACTATGATAGGTTCTCAAAGGGTAAGGCATTAGTGGTATGTGTTACTGAGGAATTTGGTGTGTACCAAGTTAGTGTAGATAACCTAGATGTATACAACAAATCGTCACAATGTCCTATCCATTTTATACTCACAGAGGAGCAGACTGTGCTTAAGAACGCTATCCGTAAAGTTCTACCAAAGGCTATTAAATACCTAGGAACTAAAGAAGGTGCTAGACATAGTAACACAGATTGGTATAATGCAAATTACTTCGACGAGGTACTTAGTTCCGACTATATGCACCACCAGAGAAATAAATTATTTAAATAAATTATGAAATTTTTAATGAAATATGTAGGGGGTTCACAGCTCTATGGTTTAAATACCCCAGAATCGGATGTAGACTGGCGTGGTGTTTATCTCAACACCGACCCAGAAAAGATCCTACGGTTTACTGTAGATGAATCTATCAGTACCACTGGTGGTGATGACGGTAAGGATGACGAGGTCTACTTCGAGCTGTGGCGTTACTTCGATATCCTTCGTAAGACTAACACACAAGCTGTCGAATCACTATTCGTAAGCCGTGACAAGTTTACAGTGCTTGACCCTATCATGGATCAAATCATCGACAACCCTAGCCAGTTTATCAACTCGGCAAAGCTTGTCGCATCCACCAAGGGGTATTCATACGGTGAATATCGACTTGCTATGGGTGAAAGAACTGGTAGACTCGGTGGATCACGTAAGGCACAACTTGACAAGTATGGTTTCAGTCCTAAGAACGTCTGTCAGATGATCCGTCTGTCAAGAGGTCTCCAGTTCTTCCAAGATACTGGAGTATTCCCTCTAGACCTTAAAGACCATCTACCAGAAGTGTGGGAGCTTGCATATGAAGTAAAGACACAACCTTCGAACTTTACAGTTGACCAAATCGATAAAATCTGCCTAGAATGCTTAGACCAAGTAAATAAAGTTGAAGATCAACTAGGATGGACATTTGATACTAACACCGCTGTTGATATCATGAGGTCTGTATATAAAGAATATTTATAATATGAAAATAGAACAACATAAGGGACTGGATTTACCCGAATATAAAGAGAGCTTTTTCGAAAGGGTCTCTAGTAGTATCAGTAAGAAGTTTATAGTGACCGCTAAACGTGGTAGTAACTTTAAAGATTATGAACAATTGTCACCCAATGACAGGGAGTTCCTAGGGTTATATAAAACCCCTTATGCATATGAATTCGATTCAGGTGATGAATCTTTATTCACAGGCAGGAGTCCATATAAAGATTTCTGGAAACATAATTATCCTGTTCAGTATTTCTTCCGTGATAATGTTAGATATTTCTTCCTTCATATTAAGTGGTCTATCGAGCGTAAGTATCGCAAACTTAAAAAGGTTTTCAAGAATGAGAATCATCGACACAACAACCTAATACCAAGAGAGTATGAGGATGATACATCCCTGTACGCCACTGTAATCTTTAAGATGTTTAAGAACTTTGAGAAAGAGTTCGAGCAGGGTCATGTTGACTGGGATTCCATGGAACACACTAGTGACTTCAAGAAGTGGTACAAGAAGACTAAGTGGCGTATTGAAGTGGTTCTACCTTATATACAAAAGCGAGATGGTGCAACATTTGAACCAATTCGCAACACTAAGAAGGCTGACTGGGCTGAGATACCCGAAGGTAAGGAAGGTATTTATCGTACCAAATTCCACTACCATTATAGATTCTCTCACTACTGGGAGGCTGTAGAGCTGAACATGGAGACTAAGATTCTAAAAGAAATCATCGAAAAGCGACAAATGTTCTGGACATAACCCAGAAGTGGTGTACACATATAAATCATGACAGGTAAAACAGTAACAATCATTCGCGGAGTCTCTGGCTCTGGTAAATCAACTTTCGCAACATTCCTCAAGATGTTGGCGTGTAACGAAACCCGCATCTGCTGTGCTGATGATTATTTCATCAACGACGAAACAGGTGTGTATGAATTCGACGTAACCAAACTGGGTGCCGCTCACGGTGCGTGTCGATTCAAGTTCAGCAACCTTATCACTGATGGCGTACCTCACATCATCGTAAACAACACCTCGACTAAGGTTAAGGAGTTCAAGGACTACGCCAAGGAAGCCGAAGATAACGGCTACAGGGTTCACGTAATTTGCATGGAGAACTTCCATGGTGGTGAGAACGTCCATGGAGTACCAGACGAAGTTCTGTTCAACCAGACCAAAAACCTTAAGAATAGCTTCAAACCTCTCTAACATAATGAAAAAACTATTATTAGTAGTAATGTGTCTATCACTAGTTTCCTGCAATTACTTCGTCTTCTGGAAGGAAGAGATGGAGGTTATCGAAGAGATGGATATGAAGCATGTCGGGTTTATAGGTGAGGATAGAATTGTTATAGACCACAAGGGTGAATATTATACGTACAGGCACATTATGGATAATGGTAATGGTGTATACAAGTTTTTAGTTCATGTTAGTGAAAGGGAACCAGCATATAATGTTTATTCACATAGGCCCACTCCTGCTCCAGCTCTGACGAAATTAATCAACGAGTGAAATACATCTGATCCATAGGAAGCGGTTGTTGGAATATGGAAATAGTTCGGTGGCTACCAATACCCAGTAAAACTGAAATTACTCAAACCCGACAAGGGGGTGGAAAGCCCTGTAATATACAACACTAAAAGTGACAATCCAGATCCACGATGACGGTCTTTAAATCATCATCTTTCACAGATCTCCTAAATAACCTCTTTAGGAATTTAGGGGATTTGTCGTATACATACAGACCCAACCGAAGGCGATGAACCAATCTACAGGGAACTTTCTTAGAGTGGAGGTCATGGTGGAATAAAGCCCTTGCACCATCTATATCCAAATGTAGGCATTGCATACGAGCATCGTGCCTATACCCACACCAGTCAATATCATCCATTACGGACTGACCATATTTTTTGATTATGCGTTTCCTCTCGAAAGATGGCAAGCTTGCACCATCGGATTTTATTTTATACATACCCATCATTGATAATTATATCTATGGGTAAGTTCGATGATGCAGTTGGTGAGATTTTGTTTCTTTGTGAGAAGAAGCGTAAGCGCAAGACCACAACTAAGAGTAAGGTCGATAAGAAGTCACAAACTAATAGGAAGACCCGTGCCAAGAATGTTGAGATTTCTGGACACAAGTCTAAGATTATTTCATCAAGTGGTGTTTCTCGCCACACCGCTGAAGCCTCTAGTAAGGAGAAGTCCGAATCTAAAATTCATAAGTGTAGGGTTGACATCGTTAAAACCACTGGTAAGATAGATGACGCATCGTGTTCATGTAGTGATTACCAATCCCGATTCAGATACTACCGTAATAAGGAAGGTGTCGGGGCATGGGATACCATTACACCAATCAAGAGCATCTTCGACCCACACACTAAAGAGAAGCCAGAGATTATGAACCCTGATGGTGCTGGCTACATGTGTAAGCACTTAATAGCGTTCATAACTTATATAGATAATGTCAACAAAGGAACATAAATGGGTACGTGGTATCGATTTCGACAGGCACAATAGAAGCACATTCTATTGTACAGAATGTGCTGCATTATGTCTTACCAGTGAACAGGAATATAAGTCTCTTTTAGACCAGAAAGGTTGTACAAAAGCTAATAGTGATTTTGACGAGTTGTATTTTATAAAATCTAATGTAGAGAGGGGTAAGTGGGTTATGCTTTCCACTTGTATGACTATAACTGGGTCATGGGATCTAGCATCCACATATACAAGGAAGGGATACCCCGATGTATCAGTGTTTGATAGTTCAGATATAGAGGTTGACTTTACACCATATATTCAGTAATTTAAATGGTGAGCAGATTCCTTAACACTCGTCTATTATATGTACCTTCACTCAAGCGGTGTGTTAGGTTTAATGAGTTCCGTAACGAACACCTACTAGCCCTTTACAGAACTACTGATTCCCTGCCAGACTCTATATGTGCCCAGTGGGATATTATTGAGAATTGTATTGTGGATACCGATATAAATGTGGCTGATTTAACACTGATTGATGTCTTATTCATATTCCTTGCATGGCGAGTGAATTGTGTTGGCGAGGAATTGGTGTATGGTAATGGTATCGATGATGTTATAGATGTCACTGAGTGGTTTGGTATATTGGAGGGTGTGGCTAATACAACATTCAAACACACCATGATTTTAGAGGTGAGTGGACTCACTCTGAATTTAGATCTACCGACATTGAAGGATGATATGGAGATGCAGCGAGTTTTCATGATGGGTGGTAAAGGTTACGATAATCGTGTCAGAGAAAATGCTGCAAGACATACTATTTGCTCATTAAGATCTGTGAATGACACACCCCTTGAGAGTTACTACGACAAGGAGAGGCTGTTCAACAGCCTACCACCCAAAGACGGTGCGGCCATTTTAAAGCACACTACTGAGCAGTTGTATGATGTAATGGACGGTGTTGATATTAACCTAGGGTTGGATAATACAAATGTCAAGTTTGCTTTGGATCTAATACCAGTTCTCGTGAAGTTTATTTTCTCTGGTAACCCAGAGAGTATTTTACAGGAAAGTCTCTATATATCAAAGAAGTGTAACATAGGTTATGACGATTTTATGAAAATGTCTCCAATGGATAGTAAACATTTTATTGACTATATGGAGAAAGCGGGTAATGATAATGGCGAACAAGGTAGTGAAGGTGTGGAAGACCTAACCGACGACTACTTTAAACAAGTTTAATATGGGAGATAATAAAAATAAGAAATGTGATCTTTGTAATGAAGATGATTCAAGCGTCAATATCGCACAAGTTTCAACAGACCCCAGTGTCGTAATTTGTGAGGTGTGTGCAAGGAAAATTAACAATTACTTTATCGAGAAGCGTATCAAAGAGAAGGGTGGTATAATCAGCGATCTACCAGATACTGAGGATCTATTCCCCTACGAAATTTCTGAAAAGTTGAGTAACTACATCATTGGCCAAGAAATTGCTAAAGAGAAACTATCAGTTGCGGTGTACAACCACTACCTTCGTATTCAAGATGTCGAGGACGGTGAGGAAATGGATAAATCCAACATCCTAGCATTTGGACCTACAGGAACTGGTAAGACACTACTTGCTAAGACACTTGCTAAGATTCTAGACGTACCGTTTGTGGTCGCAGATGCCACCACAGTGACCGAGGCAGGTTATGTAGGTGAAGATGTCGAGAATATCGTACTAAAGCTCCTACGGGAGGCTGACGGTGATGTTGAGAAGGCTGAACGTGGCATCATCTATATTGACGAGATCGATAAGATTGGTTCAAAGAATGGTAGTACTTCAATTACTCGTGACGTATCGGGTGAAGGTGTTCAACAGGCTTTGCTTAAGATTATCGAAGGTACTGAATGTAATGTACCCGAAGGAGGTGGTCGTAAGCATCCAAATCAGAATTACATCACAATCGATACATCCAAAATTCTTTTCATCTGTGGCGGTGCATTCGTAGGTCTTGATAAGATCATCGAGAAACGTCTCACAGACAAATGTGAAACAGCCAACACCCGATTAGGGTTTGGTGCCGAAATGACCAGAGCGGGTTCTGTTGATCCCCTTAAAGGAATTGATAATATTTATGAATATGCAGAACCAGCAGACATGTATAAGTTCGGACTCATTCCAGAATTCATCGGGCGACTCCCCGTATTCTGCCCTTTGAAAGAACTCACTCGTGATGATCTTATACGTATCATCACAGAGCCGTCCAATAACATCCTCACACAGTTCGAGAAGATCTTCACCAAGAGTAATATTGACATGAAGATTTCACCATCTGCCATGGAAGCAATTGCTGATGAAGCCATCTTGAAGAAGACAGGGGCACGAGGGTTGCGTAGTATCTTTGAGCGTGTTTTCCACAACATCATTTACAACATTCATGAGTACGTCAATGCTGATTCCATTACCATCACTAAGAACACCGTTATGAAGGGCGCAAAGCCTCGTATTAAATACCCTAAAAAGGTAGGTTAGTGTTTGACACACCACGTTAGTCATGTTATCGTCTTGTATGAATTTATTACTAGGTGATATACATGGCAACGTCAAAGTTCTCTTGAAGTATATACACAGGGAATATGCCAAAGGCGGTACGATATACCAGATAGGGGATTTCGGTGTGTTTGATCTGGATGATCCGTATACCGAGGCAATCACTGAGGAGGATTTGGATGACATCAACGACAAACTTGTTAAACATGATACACAACTTCGTGTAATCCGTGGTAATCACGATAATCCAAAATACTGGGTGAACTTAACTTGGCGTAACTCCATCAATAAACGTTGGTCTAACATCGAGTTCTTACCAGACTACCACGTTGAGAAAATTGGTGATATGGTATGTATGTTTATTGGTGGTGCTGTATCAGTTGATCGTCAACGCAGAATGAAAGACCACGATTGGTGGGAAGACGAGGTTGTAACTACACCACCACTTGGGGTAGAAAGCTTACCACTGGTTGATGTGGTTATTGCCCACAATTGCCCATCATTCTTCAACCTTGGCTGTGACTCCGATTCTGTGGGTCACTGGGCTGTGGGTGATGACGAGTTGGTGGCTGATCTAACAACCGAACGCGAACTGATAGATGAAGTGTTCTACCAAGTCAAACCAAGTCGCTGGTTCTCGGGACACTTCCACAATCATATGGTTGGTGAGTATGGAGATTGTAACTATCGATGCATCAACATCAACGAACTATATTCACTAGATGAATTAATACCCTTCAAGAATCGGTACGTTGATCTCAAAACCCCGCCACTAGATTTACTGAAATGAAATCTAAAAAACTAAATAAGATGTTGAAGAGTGGTGAAATATTCGAAAAGGGTGTATTATGGGATGTACGCAAATGGAGAAAATGGTTAGTTAAAAAACGCACCTGTAGATTTCAGAAACATAAAGGTAATACTGAAGAATAAATTATGGAAAAACCAACAGTAATAATGACACTCGAATCACAGTCTAATGACTGGTTTGTAGGTACTATCAAACATGAGAATGGTGATAATATAGGACAGCATACCTCCAGCTCCTTATGGTGGTTGGAAAGTGATTTGAAAAATAAATTGGATGATGTTGATAAATATAACATCGTAAAAAACTTTTAATATTATGAGTGATATAAAACCAAGAAGACGCAGCAAGCGAGCAGAATTACGAGCAGAATTAGAATATCCTCTCCTATCCGAGGAGAGTGATCGATACTTCGGTTATTTCATGAAGGAACAACTTTGGGAATACCAAAAGGATATAGCTTTAGGTTATACAGGTTATGGTGTTTCTTTTATGGCGTTTCTTGAACTCGGCTGGGGTCTCGTGGGTGCTGGTTTATCCACTTGGGAAGATACCGAGGGTCAGTTCAAACGCTGGAAGGAGCTACGGAAACAACCCTCTAACAGAATTGCTAGAACCTATGAACGTGCTATGGAAATTAAGGAGGAGAGGGATTGGGATCGTATATATGTGCTTGTGGATCTTCACGGCACTGTACTAGAACCAAACTACGAAGGGCTGGCTACTGAGTTCTACCCGCACTCCAAGTGTGTCCTTAAACACTTCTCGGATCGTAAGGACATTATTCTTATCATGTGGACATGTAGTACCGAGGAAGACCGTACAGCATACAATGAAATGTTTGCTAAGGAAGGTATCAATTTTGATTACATCAATGAGAACCCAGAAGTTAAGGGTAAACTCAATTGGGGTGACTTCGATAGCAAAATGTATGCGAACCTCGTGTTAGATGATAAGTGCGGCTTCACTTGGCAAGAAGATTGGGTAGCTTTACGGGAGTATTTAATATAACCAGCTTTATCGACCATCATTAAGTATAAATATAAACATGGACAACAAATTCTATGTTTATATTTATCTAGATCCTAGATATGATGGGGTATTTAAATATGGTGATTACACCTTTGATTATAGACCTTTCTATGTGGGAAAGGGGTGTGGTAGTAGGGATGTTTCTCATATATATGAAGCTGAAAATCATAAAAACATTAACCGACATAAATGTATATTGATTAGAAAAATCTTAAAAGAATCCACCCCCATAGTCTTAAGGGTGTGTGATAATATGACAGACGCTGATGCATTGGAATTAGAATCTGTCCTTATAAAACTCATAGGTAGAAAATGTGATGGGGGTATTCTGACTAACCATGGAGAATGTGGTCGAGTAATGAGTGGTGTAGCACATCCATTATATGGTAAGAAAAGATCAGAGGAAACCAAGGAGAAGATCCGCAACACTTTGAAGGGTAGACCACTATCAGAAGAAACCAAGAAGAAATTAAGTTTAAAATCTAAAGGTGTTGGTAAGACTAAAGAACATGCTGAAAATATAAGTAAGGGTAAGAAAGGAATTGCAACCGTTAAACACACAGATGCAACTAAGGAGCTTATAGCTGCATCACAACGAGGCATATTACACCATTCATCAAAGACTTATACATTCATAAAACCTAATGGTGTACATGTTATAATTCATAGTAATCTACATGATTACCTTAATGATAATAATTTACCATTACAGGTTGCTAGAGAGTGGATAAATAAAGGGAGGATACCACCACCTGTAAGAAACTTCAAAGGTGCTAGGGCTAATATAACAGGGTGGGAAATTATAAGACATGATTAAGTTTAATGTTGTAAATATGTGTAAGTTATGTATCATAATAATATGACTCACGAAGAACATAGAACACGTAAAATTTTGAGCACACCAGAACCTAGAACCTTCTTTATAGCAAACGGGAGTGTTGTTGAAGATCCATGGACTGAGTGGGAAGTTGGTGAATGTGGTAGTAGACGCAGAGTGTGTATAACTATATCTAAGGAGCTTGCACAAGAAGTTGCTGATGCACTAACAGCATTTTACACACCTAAAACTGGTACTATCTAAATTAGTAGTTGACCAAACCACCGTGGTGTGTATAATGATGACATGCACCTACATAAAGATCATAACGGTTGGCAATCTCCTAGAGAACTAACACAACCCGCCTACTTCACACAAGATAGTGATACAGAGGTAGAACCTAGCCCACCCTTTAAATTCAAAGTGGGTGAAACTTATGAGACACAAGGTGGTGATAAAGTACAAGTACTTAGCCGAACTCAAAATGGTGTAGGTTATGAATGTTTGGTCTGTGATGACGGTGTTCACAGGTACGACAGGAGTACCTCTTCGACGGATGCGGGGCGAGTTACAGGAACAGCCCATGATTACTCACATCCAAATAACTTCAAGCGGTAGACTAACAAACAAAATAATACATATGGATAAAAATTATATTCCGATAGCATTCAAAGCCCAGATATCTATAAACGAGGTTTGGGTATACGACGAAGAGGCGGGAACTCGTAACACTAGACACGAAGTATTGTTAGAGCTGGGTGATCCCCACCTGTCACATACCCAGTTGTTCGAAGCACCACATAAGGGTAGGAAGGGTTTTAAAGAAATACCTTCCGACTGGAAGTATGGGGGTCTTATTGATGTACATACTTATAAATTCTATACAGAGTCCCGCCCAAGTGACATAGTGGTGGGTAACTTCATGAAGGCAGTGAAAAAGGTTGTCAAAGGTCTGTACCTTATCGAACAACATTACCACTTCTTGAATAGGACGTTCCCAGATCGTCAATTCAATCTCAATAGCGTCACACTGGAATGTGTGGATGAATACGTGTTCAAATCTGATAGTGGCTACCTATACCACACTCAACATATTGATGATCATATCTACTTTAAAGGTAGGGGTGTCCGAATCAGTCATGAAAATTAAAACAATAACCAGCCAGCACCGCAGAGACTTCTCCGCAATTTTAGAATGTGAGCATTGTGGACACACTCAAGAATTAAATAGTGGGTACGACGATGACAACTACCACAGGAATGTTATACCCAAATTTAAATGTGGTGAGTGTGGTAAACCAGCTCCAGAGAACTACAGACCACTAACCACCAAATACGATGCGAATCAAATAGTTTAAATACCCCTACTAGAACCAAGCCTGTACAGATATGTACGGGCTTGAGGTGGTGAAATGAATAAACTAATTAAACTAATCGTAGTAGCAATCGCCATCACATCAATCTCATGCACTGACGCAACTCGTGCTAAAATCGGTGGGTATGGTGGTGAACATAAAGTGGAGTTGTATAATGGTGGTAAGCTGGTGCGTGAATGGGTATCTAGTGGTAAGGTACAGTCTGAAGAAACTTCGGATGGATACTACTTTAACGACAAGGCAACGGGCAAGTTGGTAGAGGTGTCTGGTGACGTAGTTATCACAAGAATGTAATAAAGTTACGTTTAGGTGTTGACACCACTGTGGTATTTTGTATTGTTCACCCATGACAGCAACCAACATCATCCAGTTCCCTACTAAGTTCACAGGTACAGAACACTCAGTAGCTACAGCAACTGTTGAACCTAAAAAGGTTTCCACAAACCCTTACAAGGATCTTTGCACAAGGGGTAGTGCTGCACTACTTCGAAAGAAGCTCAAGGAAGCTGGTTACAATTCTCGTAAGGTGTCTGTGAAAACCGATTTCTACTCAATGGGTAGTAGCATCAATGCTACCGTCCGTGATGCTAGTGTTGATGACAAGATCGTAGAGACGCTATGTAAAGAAGCTGAGTGTATCTCATACTGTGATTCTTCTGGTGAGATCCTTGGTGGTGGTAACACTTTCGTCAAATTCTACGTGACTGATGAAGTTACGACTGAACGTAGTGCCAAGTATTTGGTTATCGCTGAAGAGATCGTGGTTAAGTTGAACGAACTACACACTGAAGTGGTGTACGATGATACCATGTCCTTTAGACGCACATCACCTTACGATGTGTCTATCGAATACTCAGACCTATCTGGTCGTAACCTTTACCTCCCACAATCTGAACATGCGGCAGCGACAATTGCCAACATGATCTATAAACACAATGCAAACTAAAAAAGATTCTTTCAAAGAAGCAAGCGTGAACACCACCATTGGGCTGGTGATATCGTTTGCTAGTACTAGCGTAATCATGCCAATGTTTGGATATGATTACGATGCAGCCAAATTCGGGATGATGACAATATGCTTCACACTGGTATCAGTGGTTAGAACCTACATCATCAGACGCTACTTCAATAAAAAATAATGAATAAAGAACAGATACACAAGGGTTCCACAGAACTAAATTCCGAAACACCAGATTTAAGCTATGGACAGTCTGTATGGACTTTTTGTAGGGGGTTGGACAGGGATTTGGCATACCTTTTGGATAGTGATAGCATTTTTTATATAACCGATGGTGACGTGGATCAACCAGAATTGATTGATCTATTCATAAATAAATTTCTAAAAGAATATAATTCCAAACATAAAACACTCACCAATAGAATAACCAATAGTAGTGGGGTGGTATTAATACCTATCGAGGATATGTTTGGGGGTCGCAATGGTACTACTCCTAATCTAACAAACCAGAGAGCCGCTCCTAGAAGTGATTTTGATGGGGGAAACCCACATTGGTTTAGACCAGCTTGGGATGAAGAACGCAACACCGCTGTGTGGTATATGATAGATGATCCAGATTTTATTTACGATTACTGCATTCCAGTATTCGATCACAACTGGGTAATTGAAAATATTGAAATAAATGTTGACTAATACTCAGCGGTGTGTATGATCCCTATATGAAAACAGACGAAGCAATTGAACGCATGGAACAGTGTGGGGAAGTAATAGATCTAGTGGTTAAGTCACAGAATTATCTACAACCAAAACTTCACGGTATGCCTAGGATTCTTAGATCGCTCCTGATCACAGGTAGAGAAGTTGTAGCTTTAGAAACACCTAGCTCAACTATCTTAGATGGTGTTGCAGCGTTCATTACTTGTGTTGAGCGTGAGGTAAATGGTAATATATACATCTGGACACTAAACCCAGATTTCTTCGAATCCGATTACTACGCTGGTTACAGGAACAAGGTTACTCAACCTTTGTGTTTATCATACTAACAGGGTTTTTCATCATCGAAATTTAGAGAAATAGGTATTGACCTAATCACAATTTAATATATAACCAAACTATGCCAGCTAAAAATTTCATGGAGTCACACACATCCTTTACTAAGGAAGAGGTGTTAAAGGCACTCGACTATATCGGTGAATCAACATGCCCATCAAAAGAGATCAATGTGTATGCTAACGGTCTTCTGAACGAACTCCTTGTATGTGGATTCATCTTTGAGGCACCTTTCGAAGGGATCACTAGGTGGTTTCTCACAGTGAGGGGTAGTAACCTCCTAAAGCATTGTACACCACCTATGACTCAATCTATGGAGGATGAAAGTTTCAAGAATCACAAGACCGCTGAGATGACCGACTGGCTCCAGAGAACTACTGACTATAGTGAGCACAATATTAGAAATATCACATACAAGCTCGTAGAATATTCTACGAAATTGGAGTTTGCTGACACATTCCGAGTTGCTGACGTAAGCCGACCAGAGGAGGTTGTTAAGTACATGGAGATTCGCACTGGCGGTTGTTGCGGGTTTGAAGAAAATCTTGTGAGTGGGTATGATGGCGAACTTTACCTAGTGGGGTGTAACTATGGACACTAAAACCCTCCAAGTACTACAAGGGCTTAAAGGCTTAATGGATTTAGCCAAACTACATAATTGCACCTCCAAATATAATGGAGAGATTATCCAGATCATTGCCGATGACGGATACTATTGGGATGGTGGGCAAACCCACACCAAAACTTACCTAGTAGGTAAAGACACCAACTCTGAAGAGCTAATTGAAGTGATTCAATTTGTTATAGAAGATTTAAAAGAAGCACAACCAACAAAACAATAATATGGATGATGTAGATTTAGGAGAAATTTTCACAGACATTGATTTCAGTGGTCTAACACCTTCGGGTGGTAGGGGTAGAAACCCTGTGTGTGTCCCAATTACATTAGTAGTGGTTACACTGCTAATAATCGGTGGTATAGTCTGGCACTTTAACTCGCAACCAGATGTTAACACCAATGAACAACTTTCAGAACAAGCTGAAACAACAAAATAATAAATATGAACACAATTAAGTGGAATAAAAAGACGGTAGCAGTGAAAGCTGTATTTGAAGCAAATAAAGATGAACTCAGTGATCACGGTATTCCAAACCGTCCTAAGTTTGAGAAAATTTGTAAGGCACACAAGTGTCGTAATATGGCTGATATCGAACAATGGTACGAGAATCTTCTTATCAGCCGTGGCCACGAACATGATGGTTATTACTACTACACCGCTAAGGCAATGAAGGAAGCTAAACTTGCGTCTAAAACGGTTGCTACACGAACTGTTGTTAAGCCCAACAAACCACCAGTTTTCTGGAATGGTAAGCAATACAAAAACGTCAACACATTACAAAAAAGTAAGAATGGTGTTAACCGTGATACTTATATTAAGTATACAGCTCTTGGTATCAACACCACTAAAGGTGTGAAGGAACACCAACGTAAAGCTGCTGTCGCTCGACGCTCAAATCTCGTATGGAATGGTAAGACATATTCTGATATTTATGTTGCCGCCAAGAAACTAGGTGTTTCACTAGCAACGGTTGAATACCGCAAGAGTAAGGGTTATACTAAAGACACTGACATGCTTCGTGCTTCGTGCTACGGTATCACTGTAGAATTTAAAGGTAAGCGTTATGGTACAATCTCTGATGCGGTTGTCCGTAATGCATCCAAGTTCTCGGCTTGTCACATTCGTAAGAACTCTAAGTTCATTAAGCACAACCGAAATGCTTAATTTCTGGTAACGAAGATTGCTTCGCTACCAAATTCAAACACCACTCATTTTATGGGTGGTGTTTTTAGGTATAACTAATAATCTACTTTACATAGGGTAGAAACTATATACAATACTAACATGGCTGAGACCTTCAAAGAGCAAAAACCTATAAGGTAGAAATGGTGTGTGACACCTGTAAAAAGGTAAAATGTTACCAACAGGTCACGTACTTCTCTCATCACCTGCCCAGTATGTCCATGAGTGTGATGAGTGTGCATACACCACACAGTATCTAGAAACATACCCATACACAAAAACTATAGACGTAGAATTGAGCAACCCACTTTCCAATAAATAATATGACAATACCAACAGTAATCGACGCAGACGGCAGAGGCTGGGACATCTATTCCCGACTTCTCAAAGACCGAATCATTGTGATCGGCACAAACTTCAACGATGCTATGGCATCAAGCATTATAGCACAACTGTTACTACTACAGGCAGAAGATCCCAAGAAGGATATCCACATTTATATAAACTCTGGTGGCGGCTCGGTCACTGCTGGTCTTGCAATCTTTGACACCATTAATATGATGTCCTGTGATGTTAACACGTACTGTATGGGTATGTGTGCATCTATGGCAACCGTGATTCTTAGTGCGGGTACTAAGGGTAAGCGCAACATCCTTAAGAATGCCCATACCATGGTACACCAAGTGTCTGGTGGTGCCCAAGGTACCGCCGCAGATGTAGAACGCACTGTGGAGTTCATGTATAGCCTTAGAAAGCGTCTCAATGTAATCCTAGCCAATAGTACAGGTAATACCGTCAAGCAGATGGAGAAATATTGTGACCGTGATTACTATATGTCTGCTGAAGAATCCGTAGAGTTTGGTTTAGTCGATAACATCCTTTAATTATGCCATATAAAAAACCACTAAAATTTGTATTGGTTCGTAAGCTTGTTAGACCGAAAGGTAACTTACAACCAGCGGTGTATGAATTTGTAATGGAGGTCGAAAGCTGATCATGAAATTGGTGTTAGTCAGTTGGTTCCGATATGTATTTTTACAGACCACTGACATAAAGATAGGTAGTGAGTATCACGAACTTGAAGCGTGGTTGAAGCGGAAGAGAAAGCTCATACCTCCATCAACATGGGTAATAAGGGAAGTGGTTACAAACGATTGGGGAGTGACTTTTATAAAGGTCATGAGGGAAGACCGTTGTATATACACATTCAAACTAAAAACATTCAATTCAATATTTGTAAAGAAAAGTCGTTGACACCACTGAATAAATCTGTATAGTCATCTCATGCGACAAAACATTATAGACCAACTCAAACAAGGGGTGTCACCAGACCTAATTGCTGGTGATATCTTTGAGGGTATTGGATTACTAAATACTATAGGCACGACCAAAGTACCTATGCCAGAGCCTGCCCAAGATATGTTTAAGGAAACTCAACTATACTATGGGGATGCTGGTTACACAACCTTAAGGACTCGTGTGACACCTACACAGGAATTGGTTCATACCAAATTCAGGGGTGATAAAAATAAGTCAGTTACATCCACAACTGGTCACGCAGACACCATTAGTGTCTTTATAGAATTTGACGGTGACACACCAGTATCCATTACACTCAACCCAAATGTTGGTGGTAAGGAATACAAAGTATCTAAATCTATTATGGGTCACGACACCCTACACATTGTCAGTAACAATACTGGCATTATAACCATTACCGAATGTATGGTCAAAGCCATGCACCACCAAGACTTAAGCACAACACTTATTACACTCGATGTCTAAATCACGACCAACACTATTTCTCGACTTCAACGGAGTCATCATGGATTTTAATGATTGACAAAATGTGTAGCACTAACAATTAAATAATATGTCAGATATAAATACAGATGGCTGGAAAGATGGTGACAAAGTTACCATCACTCGTGGCTGTTACGCTGGTCACACCGCAACCATATTGAGTAAAGGTTGGAAAGGTTGGGATCACCGTGCATGGCGACTGGACATACACTACTGGGATAATATCGATGGTGATATACCCCATTTTAACAAGTACACAAAGGTGCGTACAATTTTAGAAACTAACCACTTCACCGATGGGTGGATGGAAGAAGAACACAGATTACAACTTTATAAATTATGGAACAAACAACAATGACATCAGTAGTATTATTCGCAGCAGCCGTATAACTAATCATGTGGTCGGTATTGTTAGAAACTCTCAACTTTAGGAGTGCCTTATTATTCAAAGTGTTCCCTATTATTACAGGCGTGTTCTGTTTGATTAGTGGACTTCATATGATAGGACAACTTTAACGAAAAACAATTACAATGGGATTAAACGAAAAACGCGAACTAAGAATGTACTCACTGGTATTATACCAATTGTCGGGTATTCAAGCAGGTATTCAATCGGGCCACTCTAACGATGAATATGCGAACTGTTCAGAAGGTGATGAGTACGACAGATATATCGATTGGAGAGAAAATCACAAGACTGTTATGGTAATGAATGGGGGATCTAGTGATATCCTCGCACAAACAGTTGAGGAGTTGAGAACCCTTGGTATTCAAGTGGTCGGATTTCTAGAGCCAGATCTCTATGGTCAATACACATCATTTTCTTTCCTATTGGATGAGCGATACTTCAAAGAGTTGGACATGGAAGAGCGCGTTAAGCTGTCTGGTGAAGATCATGTTGTACGAAACATTGTGTCTAAGCTCAGATTCCATGGAGGTCGCTAATTAAAGAATATAATATAATTAACTTGACAGTTACCGCTAAAATCGTATAACCAATTTATCAATGAGCCAATTCAAAACAGTAATCGAAACAATCGAAGAGATGGTACACTATCCTAGTTCGAAAATGGTATATCAGAAGGACAACAAGTTCACTGATATCAGCATCGCCAATATCGAGCGTATGAACGTGCTCCACAAGAATGATGAATATATCTTCGTACACCGTGGTGTCTCTGGATATGTTTTCAGTCTCATGGATATCGATGAGGTGCGCGGTAACGATAAAGCGGTACAGGAAGTTAAACCAGTACTCCACGTCCACCTACGCCCATCTGTGGGCGGTTTTAAGCAAGCTCACAACCTTCGTATCCGAGAGGATCACTCTGGTAACAACCTTGCTAAGGTTTGGTACATGAATTACATCAACCAGATCGAACCAATTGTTAGCGATAAGGATCACCTCGAAGGCGGTTATCGTTTGTGGAAATCTTTCATCGATACTGCAAGCCGATCAGCCGAATACGAAATCAAAATGGTTGACACCAATGATGGTTCAGTTCTTATGGACTCTGTTACTAACGAAGTACCCGATGATCAGATCTGGTCTGAACATACTAAGGAGAACAAAGACCAAAGTAAATCTAACATCGTTCTGGTGTTCGGTAAGAAAGGTTTCTCGGTATGATTAGTAAATGGTGGATTGAGAGATGTTTTAAGAAGCGTCTGTGGAAAAAATATAAAAACGGTGAATGTACTGATGTGGCTGTGGTTGTAAGTGATACTGAAGATACCCCTACCACATTTGAAACAAACACCATTAGAATCCAATTCAATATTGGCGCGGTAGAGTATAAAGTATCGTATACAAAAATTGTGTTTATGGGCATTATGGAAAATTATAAAGTTGTGGTGAATAAACCCGATGGGTTTCATCATAGTATGGGATGTTCGGAATCTTACTTTAGAAAATTCCAAACAAACACCCCACAAAGGATTGCTGATAGAGCTGCTGAAAAGGAGCGTAAAGATACTAGAGTTATTAAGACTAAAGAAGATCTCATAGAGTTGGGTAAATTGCCTTAACAACCAAATTAGTGGTTGACATTATTAACTCAAGTGGTAGAACTACTACATGACTGACATCAAACAACAGGCAATCGATATTGCTAAAATTTTAATTGACCACGGCTACACAGCATACCTCGCTGGTGGCTGTGTCCGTGACTCCATCCTAGGTAAGGAACCAAAAGATTATGACATCGCCACAGAAGCCACACCAGACCAAATCCTCGAACTTTTCCCGAACGCTGACACCATTGGTGCTCACTTTGGTGTTATCATGGTCAAGGATCAAGGAGAGATGTTTGAGATTGCAACCTTTAGAACTGACGGTTCTTATAGTGATAATCGCAGACCAGATTCGGTAGAATTTACAAATGCTGAAGAGGACTGCAAGCGCAGAGACTTTACTATCAATGGTATTTTCGAAGATCCTGTTACAGGTGAATTGATCGACTACGTTGGTGGTGTACAGGATCTGAAGGACGGTATCCTTCGGTGTATCGGCAATCCTAGTGATCGTTTCCAAGAGGACGCACTCAGAATGCTTAGGGCTGTTAGATTCGCAACTAAGTTAGATTTCCTTATCGAGTCTAGCACTATGGATGCACTGATCAAACACAAAGGACTCATCGAGAGTGTATCAGTGGAGCGCATCAATACTGAGCTGGTTAAGATTATCGATAACGATAACTGTTACAAGGGTGTGTGGCTACTTTCACACACTGGTATTCTAGACGGGTTCTTGAAGATTGATTTACAGATTCGTAGATCCTTCATTAATATGCAAGAGCCTATCAGACTTGAAACTAAACTTGCTATCTTGTTTAATAGCCGTAAGAATGTTGATGAGGTTCTACAGTCACTAAAGTTCCCTAAGAATACAATCAACAAGGTTCTGAATATTCTTGAAGCACCAGATTTGATTTACAAGCTCCCACATATGCCACTACACTGGAGAAAGCGTTTTTACGCATCCAAACACTCTTTAGCACAGATTGAATTTTATCAATGTGCTCATGAGAGTTTAGGTCTATCCAAAGCGGCTCTAATCTATACTGAAAGATTTCGTGAACGGCTCGACACACTCATTCTACCAAAACCTTTAGTGGATGGTAATGATCTACTTGCAAAGGGTTATAAAGCGGGTAAGGAGTTCTCAGTAATTCTAACAAAACTTTACAACTTACAACTTGATGGTCTCCTTACAACTAAGGACGAAGCCATTGGCTGGTTGGATGTATTATAGTAAACACACATTTATATGATAATTAATAATACTATGGAAAAGAAGGTAGAACCTACTAAGCCGTCATTAGAAGAGATCGAAGATTTCAAAAGGCGGTTGCTGATACCATGGGAGCATTGCATGAATGTTCGCCAGTCAGCCAAAAAACTTTGTCTCAGACTCATCGAGGAAGGTGAGTTTGAGCTATCCTTGAAACTGGCACAGAGGGCACAGAGTCACGACACCTCTAAGTTCTCTGGTATTGAATTTGAATACTTAACCAATAACGGTGCCGACAAGAATCAAATGAAGATGGCTGTACAGGAGCATCAAACCAATAATGACCACCACCCAGAGTATTTTACCGAAGGTATTAAAGCGATGAACTCCGAACAGATCGGTGAACTTTGCTGTGACTGGGCTAGTAGATCTAGTGAACAAGGTACCGACCTAAGAAAGTGGATTAAAGAAGAGGCTACTAAGAAGTATAATTTCACGTTGCAATCTAATGTGTATAAGAAGATTAAATATTTCGTAGACCTACTTCTCGACCCACCATTTAAAAAGTTGAACTAGGGTGTTGACATAAACTCTATTATATGTATAATAGCGATATGCAAACAACAAACGAAGCGACAGCTAGTGCAGCGGAAGGTATTGAGAACTCAGCAAATAGTGCAGGGGCTAAATGGGTAGCGGAAGCTAACCTATTCCTCAATGATTACCTACAGAACAACCCATCACTATTCTGTGACGATCTCTGGGTTGCGGGTCTTGAACGACCTAGTTCACCACGGGCACTTGGTCACGTTATTCGCCATGCTGCCAAACTAAATTGGATCGAGGAGATTCGCCACGATAATGGTATCGTCGCCAAGCAATCCAATTCATCTAACCGACAGCTTAAGCGAGTGTGGAAGTCACTACTGTACACAGGTACTGAGGAAATTCCACCACTCCCAGAAGATGTACAGCCAGAGCTTGACCTCACCATCGTACCACAAGAAACACCAGTGGTTGTAACACCACAATCAAATCAAAGCATTATTACATTGACGGTTCTCGGTATTGGTGCTACACTTTTATCACTGGTATCCCCAGTCGCTTGCATCGTTGCTACGTCAGCAATCTTTGTAGCAATTCTCACCAAACTAAAATAGCATGTATAAAAATATTTTTAAATCTGATAAACAACTTACCGTGGTGTCCTATGACGCAATTTTCGGTGAGACCGTAACACCTCGTGAATTCATCCTACACCACGATGCTGATACTGATGTGTTAGCAATGGCTAAAGAATGGTTGGCAGTGCATACTGCTCAACACAGTACCCCTCGTATCCGATACACTGTTCCTCTACAAACTCTTACCGAGTTCGAGACTAAGTACACTACTAATAATATTCAGTTCTATAATCAACTCGATTTGGATGAACTTGTAAAGGGAATCACACCAAAGGCTAAAGATACCCTTGGCAAAGCCACGCAATCGGTTAATGGTTTGTATGACAAGTTTAAACATATTTTTGATACAGCAAGTGAAAACACCCTCGTTAAAGATTTGAAGGATGCGTTAACTAAATCCAGTTGTCCTGTAGATGAAGATGTGCCACCAGTAGATGAAGATGTGCCAGTAATCCATACATACATTCTGACAACACCACAGGGTGATAGGGAAATTAAAGCTACTGGTGTATTCGCTGACGAATTCGCAGAACAATTCACTGTTATTATTGGTGAGTGTGGTATCTCTGCCCTTGAAAGTGTCAAGGTGGTAGTAGAAGGTGGTATTAAAATCATTGCAACCACTGAAGAGGAATTTGCTGAACTAGCGGGTATTCACCACATCACACTAGTTGATGGTGATATTGATCATAATAATAAATACACAACCACCCTCGAAGCGCCAGAGTATTCTTATGACTTCGTTGTAGACTATACGCATGAAATGTTAGGAGATCGTAGACAACTAATTGCTACAAGTTTAGAGGTTGCTAAACAGCATCTTTTCAAACAAATAACACTTGGTTCCGTTGAATCAGTTAAGTTGGAGGGAACCACAGACCCACGAATCAAGGGATAATTTATGAGCGATAAAACACCACCAGAAGACGAACTCAATATCGTTGATCTGACATCTGAAAAGTCTGTTAGTGAAGTTAAAGTTGAGCCAATTAAAGTAGACAAAGACGTTTTGAACTTCTTAAAGGAGTTAGATGACGCATTCCCCGACAAAAATCTATTAGATACTGTCAAGGCATACAAGATGGTTAGAGACCAAGATACTATGCAGAGCATCCTGTCACAGATTGGTATAGGCCAACCACCTATGTAACAGGGAACCACCCTACTCAAGCACCAGTGAATTATCACGGGTGCTTTTTTTGTGGTTATTTTTATAATTATGTTATTGACATTATCACCATATCATCTAAAACCACTACATGAACATCACCAAGAGAACATTATGGATCACAATCGCGCTATTATTAGTTGCTGATGTCACATCAGTCGCATGGTTGGTAAGTCACACCCATTCTAAGGATGCTTTGATCATCGAGGCTATTCAGAGAAATAACCAAGCCATCCACGACCTTGAAACAAGGGAGTTGATTATCGATCTACCCATTCTTTATCTAGATAATGACCCAGAGACCCCTGTACTTGTCACACCACCGCCAACACCTATTGAGTTAGTACAACCTTCTGTAGAGATTGAGGACACCACTGAGGAGGACACCACGATGTTTATCGAAGGTGTCAAACACTGGGAAGGTTTCAAATCGAAGGTATATGTTTGCTCTGGTGGTAAAACCACTATTGGTTATGGCTTCACAGGTTCAGAAGTCAAAGGGCGTATTAGTATCAGTCGTAGTGTGGCCACTAAACAATTGGTCGATGAAGTACTACCTAAACATGCTGCAAATGTTGACGAGCTTGTTACAGTACCTCTAACATATTACCAACGACTAGCACTTATCAGCTTCAGTTATAACCTAGGTCGCCAGAATCTAATCAGATTAGTGTCTGGGGAGAATCGTTTGAACAGTGGTAATTACGACAGTGTTGTACAAATTCTACCCCAATACCGTAAAGCTGGTGGTGTGGTCAGAAATGGGTTGGTATTGCGTAGGGCTTGGGAGGTTGATGTATTCCAAGGGAACTTCCACAACCAGTACGGTAATTAAGACATAAAAAAAAACCCCTGTGAATTTAATCACAGGGGTTTGTAAAATATTTAATCTATCGGGAGAATACCATTCCGTATGTACCGTGCTTATCTTCGTCTAGATAGTTACCATTCTCGTCGATACGTGATGTAACGTTAATAGCACTACCACTACCCATATCACCAGAGTATACCTCTTTAACCTCTGTGTAACCATCTTTCTGTGTAGCATCATACTGTTCAGCAGATTTGAATGCGGTGTAACCAGCAGCACGGATAGGTTCAACAATCTGTGGGTTCTGTTTAACAAGGTAGTAACCACTTGTCAATAGATCGGCTGTGTCGTAGATCTCAATGTTAGCACCAGTCTTGTCAGTTGCGATGGCATACTTGTCACCGTTTCTCATGATAACAAAGATGAAGTCTAGATTGCGCTCACCAGTGTATGAGTCCCAGTATTGCTTATCCTGTTTGTATGAAATACACCACGATCCAGATTTACCAACATCATGACAAAGTCTCATTGAGTCTTCATAACTTTCGATCTTGTAAACCATTAGGGATTCGTCACTGTACAACTTCTTAGAATTACCCTCTTCTGGGTCTTCGTCGATGTTGGAAGACCCACCAGCATTACGGCTATTAGTGATCTCTTGTTTCAGTTCACTGATATTACTATATTCGAAAATGTTCTTAGTTGCTGAGTTGTCAATGATCATCTCATTAAACCCCTCAACGATGTCTACCAAATCTTCATCCAGTAATTCATAACCATAAGTGATTCTTAGTAGGTCGTATATCTTTTGAAGCTTATCAGTCCTCAACTTGAACACACCATTGCGGTTAGCATCCCTAGAGTTGGTTATAGCCTTGATCTCTTTAGGTGTTGGTGCAAGTGCCTTGGTCAGTTCATCCAAATTACCATATGTGAATATGTCCTTATTAGTGAGTCGGTTCTTAGCAACCTCAAAACGGTTGAAGATCGGTTCGATCTCTTTATCCGTTAGGTTAGTACCAAAGGCTTTATTGAATTTCTCAATGTTGTTCTTTGTTAGTGCCGCCTCTAGAATGAAGGTCTCGTAGAAGTTCTTAAATCGTTCCATATGTTTAATTATACATTAGGTTGGTTAATATACCAATAAAATATAATTAAACTATATGAGCACTGAGTACATCTGGTTTAAGAAGGGTAAGGAATCTAGGAGAACTGTCGATGAAGCTGGTGAGAAACCTACCTTGGAGAAACTACCCAATGGTGTGGAGATTCATACCAGATATATGAGTCCTTCACAAGAGCTTATATCTGTTGAATATAAGAAGGATGGTAAAAGGCACCGTGATGGTGACGAACCAGCGTATGTGCAGTATACAGGTAATGTAATTGATTCAGAGTCTTATTATAAGGAGGGTGTTGAACACCGCGATGGTGACAAGCCAGCTTATATTAAATACATGGGCGGGAAGGTAACAAGAATGACATACTACAAGAACGGTGTTAGAACTAGGGTTGGTGATAAACCATATGACACAGGGTTCTACCGTAACGGGGATAAGCGTTTCGAGAATTATGGAAGTGGTAAGGGTCGGGGTGGTAGAACCCTCCACCGAGAGGGTGACAAACCTGCCAGTACGTACTGGAACGAAGACGGTTCCTTAAAGAGTGAAAAGTGGTACCTCAACGGGTGGACTGGGCGCGAGGGTGATAAACCCGTTTCAATCGAATACGATAGTAAAGGGAGGAAACTGGAGGTCGTATATAAGAACAAGGATGGTGAGATACACCGCGACACCGACAACCCTTCAGTAATAGATTATCGCGGTGGTGTACTAGATGCTGTTTCCTATTACAAGAATGGTGAGAGACACCGCGATGATGATAAGCCCTCTTATATAGAATACAAGTTTAATGGTATCGATGTAGAGTTTGTAGAATATTATAAAAATGGTGTTGAGTACACACCAAAAAAATAGTTATCGATTATCATCGGGGGTGTATTGATCACCTCTCCAGAAGTATAACTCTGTCTCTATAGAACCATCTTCAGCATATCTAATCTTAGCAGGTTTGTCATCAGCTCTATGGTGCTCACCATTCTGGTAATACAACTCTGCTAATACAGAACCGTCTTTATCATACTTAGTCCTAGCAGGTTTATCACCACCCCTATGAAATTCCATATCATCGTTGTAGTATGATTCCATATGCTTACCACCCGATTCATAATATTGTACAGAAGTTGGTTTATCATCTTCCCTACGAAACATGCCGAACTTATAATAGAACTCGTCCTGTATGTCAGAGCCTCCATCATAATAAACCATTATTGCTGGCTTATCACCTTCGCGGTGAAATTCGCCATCGATATGGTATCTAACATCTTTAGGTATATCAGTACCGTCTTGGTAGAATATATTTGCAGGTTTATCACCACCACGGTGTAATTTATCGTTAGAGTAATAGAATTCCTCAGACACACCACCAGTTACTTCGTTGTATATAATCTTGGACGGTTTATCACCAACCCTGTGGAACTTGCCTTGGATTTTGTAAACCTCTTCAGTTTTATTACCGTCGAAGTCCCACTCTGTCCAAGCGGGTCTATCACCGTCACGATGTATCACATCACTTTTGTAGTAATACTCGCCACTCATCCTACCAGTTCGCTCGTGGTAAGTGTATTTTATCTCACCACCGTTAGGTAGCTTTTTATTAAGGGGTACACGCCCTTCTGGGTCGGCAGTCCTTTTAGACTCTCTACCGTCATTGAACCAGATGTACTCCTTTTTCCTCATACATATAATTACCCACTGCGCCCGTCAGAAATCGACATAATATATTTGTTACTGACCCACACAAGATATAATTAACTACATGTCTACTGAGTACATTTGGTTCAAGGGCGGTAAAGAATCCAAGAGAACTGCCGATCCTAAAGGTGAGAAACCTACCCTTGTTAAATCTGGGAATGGTAGGGAAATCAAATACTCGTACCATTATGACATGGAGGCTGATTATGATCAACGAATTATTGGTGCGTCATCCGAGACACATTTACTAAATGGTGAGAAGGATAGAGAAGGTGGTAAGCCAGCATTTATTGCGTATGATGTACATGGTAAGGTATTACACAGAGCCATGTGGGAAGGTGGTGTGAAACAGTTGGTAGAGTGGTTATATGAAGATGGGGGTATATACTGGTCAAAGTATTACACTAATGGTGAATTGCACCGAGAGGGTGATAAACCCGCCCAGATTTATTATTATTTCAGTGGTGAAATTCGAAATGAAACTTGGTATGATGTTGAAGGTGCCGAACACCGCGATGATGATAAGCCAGCATTTATATCATATTTTAAAGACGGTAGTGTTAATCAAAAAAGATGGTATAACCATGGTAATATGCACAGGGGGGATGACCAACCTGCTGTTATAACATACGACATTGATGGTAATGTAGAAAAAGAACTATATGTCTATGATGGTGAAGTTTACACACCACAAAAATAATTGTTGACGAAACTATCGTGGTGTCATTAGTATAATTACATTCATGTCTACTGAGTACATTTGGTTCAAGGGTGGTAAAGAATCTAGAAGAACCGCCGACCCTGCTGGTAAGCTACCCCTAAAGGAAGAACTGTCGGGTGGTAGGGAAATCAACCACAAGTATTTCCCTAGTGGTAATATTGCAAGATCTGTGTATACAACCAAAGGTAAAAGGACAAAGTCAATTGACTATAACATGTTTGGTGGTAAGGTCGTAACAGAATATAGTGGTCGTTCCGCATTTGTTAAGGAAGTATTTAAAAGTGACGGAAGTCGTGTAAAAACTGAGCACTATAAGAACCTAAAGGACAAGCACCGCGATGGTGATAAACCTGCATATGTTCTGTATATACGGGATAGTAAAGGCACCGATGATGATATACAGGTTGCTGAATATTATAAGGATGGTAAGCTTCACCGTGATGGTGACAAGCCAGCGGAAATACGAAACAATGATGACGGCTCAAAGAGGTATGAGACTTATTATCAAAATGGTAAAAAACACCGCGATGGTGACAAGCCAGCGGATTTGGTATATGAAGATGGCGTGGTCATGCTCAGTAACCAATACAAGAATGGTGTTAGAGTTGAAGGGGGTAAATATACCCATAAAAATTGGGTACCCTTCTAGATAATTACATTTATGTCTACTGAGTACATATGGTTCAAGAATGGCAAGGAGTCCAAGAGATCTATCGATGAGGCAGGTAAATTGATACCTCTAGAACAACTAGGTAATAACAGAAGAGTCGAACGAACTTTCAATGTCCATAATAAAGGTGTTTTAACATCGGAGAAATATTACAAGGGTGATCTACTACACCGCGATGGTGATCTACCTGCCCACACAGAGAATGATGTAGACGGTAAAGTAGAGTTCCAGACATTTATGAAGGACGGGGCTAACCACCGTGATGGTGATAAACCCGCACATACAGAATTTGGTGTAGACGGTGAAAAAACAGTAGATTCTTATTATAAAAAAGGCGAGAAGCACCGTGATGGTGGTAAGCCCTCATTTGTAAAATACTACAGTGGTGGTGGAACTATTTGGGTAGAGAATTATTTTGTAAATGGAGAGCATCACCGTGATGGTGATGAACCCGCAGTGGCATATTATGATCATGCTGGAAGGCCAACAATGACCGAATATTGGAAAAATGGAAAACGACACCGTGATGGTGACAAGCCAGCACAGCTCGAACTAACCATTAATGGTGATATAAAAAAAGAGGTTTATTATAAAGACGGTAAACTACACCGCGATGGTGACAAGCCGTCTGAAACCGAATATTACTCTGGTGGTAACGGACACATGGAAATGTTCCACAAGGAAGGTAACATGGAGACCACTCGTGAGTACCGTAGTGACGGATCTATGAAACTACTGTCCTACTACAAGGACGACGAACCCCATAGTGTTGACGACAAACCCGCTCAGATATATTACAACACCAATGGCGATAAAGACGCTGAGGTGTGGTTCAAAGACGGTTACGTACACCGCGATGGTGATAAGCCAGCAGAATTGGTCTTTGACCCAAGTGGTGAGTTGAAGTCAGAGGGTTACTACTTCGAAGACGAGCTACACCGCGAGGGTGATAAACCAGCCTCGATTGTTTACAATGTTGATGGCACTGTCGGTAAAGAAACTTATTATAAACACGGTGAGGAATATGATCCTAACGAAGAAGTGGAATATTCCGAAACCGAGTATGACGAGGTGGACTAGCCGTAGCCGAGGATTCTCTTACCGTTCTCTGCCTTATGTGTGGTGTGGCTTTCATCTTTATAAATTAGATTAAAAAGATCTGCACTGAATGGTGCTGAGGCAACAGCCTTATCTAACACCTCTTGGTTTGACAAACCTTTCAAATCTTTAGATCCTATAGTACCTTCATTAGTACCCCCAATACTACTATAGTTAACTTGGATTATAGGATTTTTAGAAGGGTTTGATTGACCATAGTTCTTATATCCGAGTTTCTCACCAGCTCTTACTTTGAAGCCGAGGTATTGTCCTGTTTTAATATACTCCATTAAGTTTCTGGAGTGTACACTGTGTTTATTACCATCCTCATCCACGACCAAACCAAATATATCAATGTTTGGTTTGTGATCGGTGGGGGAAGTGGCATTCATAGCCACCAACTTGATAGACCCACCATCCTTGGTTTCTAGATCTTCCTCATATCTAGGATGACCATTTGTTTTTAGAATACCTTCGATAACAGTTGAAAATTTGCTCATAAATGTAATTAGTATAAATTGTTGAGAACACCACTGTTACTACTTCAATAACCTACAGTGGTGTTCCATTTATAAAACGCGCAACGGTTATAGAGTATTGCACATACAGTTTATCAGAATACTCTATCTTACTAGTACCGTCAACCTGCTCTAAGCGTAGTCTCATATCCTACGAGGTGTACACAGTACCACATAATGACGTGGTGTCAACGCCTAATTACATTTATGTCTGACGAATACATTTGGTTTAAGAATGGTAAGGAATTTAGGAGAACTGCTGACGAAGAGGGTGATATCACAACACAGGAGAACCTACCCAATGGTATTGTTATGGAACATGTAACTAATGGTAATGCTAGTATAAAAACATATAAAAAGAACGGCGTGTTACATCGTGATGGTGATGAACCTGCTAGAATTGTATATCGTGATGCTTATGATGTAGACACACTAAAAAAGGTGGAATATCATAAAAGTGGGATGAGGCACCGCGATGGTGATAAACCACAATCAATAACATATGATAAATATGGTGACGTTGAGATAGAACAATACCTTGTCAATGATCAAATGCATCGTGACGGTGACAAACCTGCATACATATATTATTATGACAATGGTGATATACGCACCGAGGTTTATATCAAAAACGATGATTATCACCGTGACGGTAATAAACCCGCAATTATCAGATATGATAAAGAGGGTAATATAGAGTCAATGAGTTATTATATACACGGTGAAGAGCAAGCCAACCAGAGTGATAAGGATTTATTAGACGAGTTGGGTGTTGAACACTAAGTACATTTACCCTAATTAAATTCATGCCAAAGCGTTTCAATAGTGCAATAAATATAGTCCTACAGGAATCCAATTTCGTTTTGGATGCTGATGTTGACACCGTCATGGAATTACTACGTATCGATGACATGATCCGTGATTACAAAAGTAATCCGACCAGCATGGAGTGGTATGAAGTTTTGAATGATCAATATAATAAAACCCCTCAGTTGTCTACCATGGATTCTGAATATTTAGGTGGTGTTGATGCCCAACGTGCAAATCAAAAACTACCAGTGCAAATCAAATTGATGGGCGGGGGTAGGGGTCATGGTTACGTTGCTAACCAAAAACTTATAATGTTCATATTACCTAGTGGTGTGGTTAAAGCACTGGGTGAATCTGGTCTGAATAACACAGCGGTTCTTTCCGAGAACCCTAGTTACAGAAAGTACTTTGATCTGGGTTATTGGAGAAGTGTAATAGCACATGAACTAACTCACTGGATGGAGGATGCAATCTATGGTGGTAAAATAACCAAGGATAATGATAGGTTTAAAAATAAGCGCGGGACACTCAACTTGAAGAAAAGCCGACAAGTGGATAAAGCTGGTGAGTTTAGATCTCAAGACAAAATAGATCAACTAGAACTCGATAAAACCGTGACAGGTGGTATCGAAACCGAAGCGGTCATTGCACAGCTTAAACAACGCAAGAGGACGGTTGGTGCTGAGGAGTGGGATGCGATGTCTTTCAAGGATTTATATAAACTCGACCCTATACTCAAACACTACATCGACAAAGCCCGAAATGGAACCGAGACAGGGCGTTTTGACAGGAACAAGGCTGGTCTGTCAGACAAAGACTTTAAAGCGTATATACAGCGTTTAATCCAGAAGATGGATAGAGTTGGTATACTAGGTGCTAGTATGAGAAACCCCGTAGGCGACATTAACTAATTACATTTATGTCTACCGAGTATATTTGGTTTAAGAAGGGTAAGGAATCCAAGAGGACTGCTGACCCAGAAGGTAAACTACCCACTGTGGAGAACCTACCTAATGGGAGAACCGCAACATATACATACAATAATTTAATAATTGTATCCAAACACATTAAGAAGGGTGGTGAATACGATGGCGGTAATGATCCTGCTATATCTCAATATGATAGAAACGGTAACTTGTTAAAGGAGCAATATGTTAAGGATGATTACCACCACCGCGATGGTGGTAAGCCAGCAATAATAGGTTATAATATCAGTACTGGCAAACCCTTCTTAGAGGAATATTATATAGATGGCAAACGCCATAGGGAAAATGATAAACCCGCAGTTGTAGAGGACTATGCAAGTAGTGGTAAACATGAGGTGTGGTGGTTCAAAGGTACAATGCACCGCGATGGTGATAAGCCAGCAGACATATCCACCAATAATAAAGGCGTTGTGACACAAGAGACATGGTATGTTGATAATAAACAACATAGAGAGGGGGATAAACCTTCTGAGTTGCGCTATTGGGATAACGGCAATTTGAAGGTTGAGACATACACTATCCATGACGGTATGCTACACCGCGATGGTGATAAACCCGCACAAATTATGTACAACGAGAATGGTGATAAACAGGAATCTCGATACTACGAGGTCGGAAATCGTATAAAGGTGGTAGAGCACACTAAGAAAGATCTCACAAAGTCCCAAAAGGATTTTAATGAAATCTCTGATCTGTTGAGAGATAATTAAATTTACCGATCCCTATATATGCCCCACAGATCCCATGCCAAATACCCCACACCAGTAGCCTGTAGACAGAAACCAAACCAGTATAGGTTTGGGTGGTAGGTGGGTAGGATGGTACACCACGTTGGGATTGCTAGTGCTAATGCTAGTATGTATAAACGTGCTCTCATTATTTAAGAATTTTCAACCCTGTTACAATCGCACCTATAAGACCCACCATCTGCAACCCCAAACCAATGCAGCCCAGCACGTCATAAGGTTCTGGTAACCAGACTAGTTGCCCGAGGGGTGCAATGCCCATTATTAAGAACGTGTTGAATAGTTTATTTGTCATACGGGTAATCTTATATTATTAATACAGTGGTGTCAACAACTAAAATTCCCCTGTGTGAATTACCTTGATGTTGGCGGGGTTGATAGACTTCTTAACATAGACAGCATCGAACGTTTTACCACCACTTGCCATAGGGTCATCAAACCTCTCAATACCTTCTGGTAGATCAACGTTCAAAATTACAATTTGGTCTTCATCCCAGCGACCATCATCATTACCAGAATCCACAAGCTTGTTCTTCTTATCCATAAACAGGATCTCAGTAATTGATTTAACCAATGACATGTCATCCGTGTAAAGTAGGTAGATTCTATCAGCGGGGTGGTTGAAGGTTGTGGTGGTCTCCCTTGGATTCAAACCATTCTTCTTAATCTTATTGTAGTAGGTTTTGTTGGTGATATGGTAGTACTGCCAACCGTCTTTCTTCTCGTGATTCCTGTCAGCAGTTTTAGGTTCTATTACCAAGCGGTGTTGATTAGACTTAACTACGTACCAACCGTAAACCTCCAGCTTCTTATTCACAATATCTACGTAATCCGTCAAGTCCACATTTCTTGCAACGATAGCAAAATACTGATCATCGGGTTTCTCATCAACAAACAATTTAATGTCGTGCTCACGCTGGAAATACCCTTTCAAGAATTTGATAGTGGTTTCCTTGGGGTATGACTTAATCAAGCCCTCCTCTAGGGTGTTGACAATATTCTCGATGGCGGTTTCACCAACCACACCAAGACTCTTTATCACATCATAAAATTTACTCATAAAGTTAATTATACACTGTGGTAACGTCCTGTCAACACCACATGGTGTTATGAATTTAAATGTTGACACATGAGAAGATCTGTGTACTTTGAGCTGCACATGAAGAAGTTAACACATGAGGGTATACAAAAGTACTTGGATGACAACGACAGAAACATAACACTGTTAAAATATGGTGGTGGGTCAAAAGAAACGACATCCTTGTTTAAATGTGATGAGTGCTCTCATGAGTGGACTACTAGTGTTAGAGGTATTAAAAGGTGTAAGGGGTGTGGGCAATGTGCTAAGTTGAACAGGAAGAATGGGTTAACACATGAGAGCATACAGAAGTACTTGGATGACAATGGCAGAAACATAACACTGTTGAAATACGGTGGTAAGTCAAAAGAATCGACAACCGAGTTTAAATGTGGGGAATGTTCCCATGAGTGGACTACTAGTGTTGTTGGTATTAAAAGGAGTATTGAAAAGGGTTATGGCTGTCCTTCATGCTCTAACACATTACCCCTAACACATGAGGACATACAACAGCATTTGGATGACAATGACAGAAATATAACACTGTTGAAATACGGTGGTCACAGTCTCTCACCGTCCGAGTTTAAATGTGTGGTGTGTTCCCATGAGTGGACTACTAGTACCAATAACATTAAAAAGGGTAACGGTTGTGCTTCCTGTTCTGGTAACGCACCACTAACATATGAGAGCATACAGAAGTACTTGGATGACAACGACAGAAACATAACACTGTTAAAATATGGTGGTGGGTCAAAGGAAACGACAACCGAGTTTAAATGTGGGGAATGTTCCCATGAGTGGACTACTAGTGTTTTGTGTATGAAAGGTAGTATTGAAAAGGGTTATGGCTGTCCTTCATGCTCTAACACATTACCTCTAACACATGAGGACATACAACAGCATTTGGATGACAATGACAGAAATATAACACTGTTGAAATACGGTGGTGGGGTGGCTTATACAGCCCTGTTTAAATGTGGTGAATGTTCCCATGAGTGGACTGCCCTTGCTGGTAGTGTTAAAAGAAGCACGGGGTGTCCAGCATGTGCCCAACACCAGACCGAGTCAAAGCAGTCTGCTAAGTTCCGTAAATACCTAACCGATAACAACTACGAATTTAGAACGGAATACAGATTCCCCAGCATCAAACATAAAGCCCTACTACCGTTCGATTTCTGTGTACAGCTACAAGATAACTCAATACTCGTAGTAGAAATTGATGGAATACAACACTTTCAGCCCACCTACTTCGGTTCGGTAAAGGGTAAAACCAAGGAAGAGGTACGGGTATTAAGAGAACAAAACCTAACCAACACCCAACACCGCGATGGTATCAAGACTAAAGGCATCGCTGACATGAAAGCTGAGGGTAAGCCAATCGACCTATTACGTATACGCTACGACGAAGATGTAGAGGAGATATTCGAGGGGTATATCAGTGGTGTGGTATAATTACATTTATGTCTACTGAGTATATTTGGTTTAAGAAGGGTAAGGAGTCTAGGAGGACTGTCGATCCAGAGGGTAAGAAGCCCACTATGGAAAAACTACCAAATGGTTTTCAGATCAAATACTCCTACGACGAACAGGATGGTAATTTAGCTTGGAGTATCTATTCCAAAGATGGTGTATACCAGAGCTATGGTGATAAACCAGCATCTACTGAGTATTATGCCGATGGCACGATTGAGGCTGAATACTGGGCTAAAAACGGTGAGCACCACCGCGATGATGACAAGCCAGCAATAATAGGATACCACGAAGATGGGACTATTGATTACGAGTACTACTATACCGATGGTAGTGAATACAATTTCGTTAAGCACTAATTAATACCATGTCTACTGAGTACATATGGTTTAAGAATGGTAAGGAGTCTAAGAGGACTGCTGACGAACTTGGTAATAAACCTACCGTGGTGAAGTTACCCAATGGTGTGGAGGTAAGATATGAATATCATAATGATGGTATATACAAGGAGGAACATTTCCAAAATGGTGAGAAGCACCGCGATGGTGATAAACCTGCCCACATTAGTTATAACAGGGATGGGTCTTTGAGTGTTGAGGGATATTTCCAAAATGGTAAGGAACATCGTGATGGTGATAAACCCAGCTATATTGAATATCATATCAGCGGGTCTGTTCATATAGAGGGGTATTACCAAAACAATCTACCACACCGCGATGGTGATAAGCCAGCGGCAATAACTTACTATAAAGATGGGTCTGTCGCATCCGAAGAATATTACAAGAATGGTAGGAGACACCGCGATGGTGATAAACCATCAGAGATAGGTTATAGTGCGGACGGGACTGTGGAATATAAGTACTACCAAAATGGTGAGTAGTACACGCCTAAACAATAATTACATTTATGTTGATTGATCCAATAGTTGAATGGGTAAAGGATAAGATAGGTGGTGAGAATGCTCGCACCGAAATAACACTACGTGATAAAACATACGTGGTGTCCTATGCCAAACCTAGAACAGGATACGATGCCAAATATGCAATGGCAACTGTGTATGTATCAACTGCTAATAATGAGGTATCACTAAAGCTTAACATATTCGTTAACTTGGATGACGATGTACAACTGGCTGATTATAACAACTTGGATGATGTGGTGTCACAGGCAGCATCTAAAACTTTGGACGAGGCTCTATTTGAGATGGAGACCATCATTGCTATGGGAGACTTTAAAGTCTTCGCAGATCTATTGGTGTAATGGGAACCTAATTAACAACATGGATATAAAATATGATGACATTGTTACATCATTCACTGCTGCTGCTGGGGGTAAGTTAAACCCACTGCATGATGCATCAAGTATTCTTGGCGAAATGGGTGATGCAGATGCAACAGCATCCGTAGAGGAAACCGAGGGAACTTTTGCCGAGGGAACTTTTGAATACTGGGCTTATATGGATTCTATTGATGCTTATATATCATTCAACAAAGTTGGGGAGATCGTGGTCAGTTATGGGGCTGAACTACAACCTATAGATGAACACATTAGTAAAGTGTTTACCGACAATGTGGAAGCATGGAGGTTCTTCAAGGGTGTCCTCCTATTGGGTGAATTCTCAGTGTTCATGGATTTATTATACTAATTACATTTATGGCTACTGAATACATTTGGTTTAAGAGGGGTAAAGAGTCCAAGAGGTCTGTTGATGAACTTGGTGAGAAACCCCTCTCTGAGAAGTTACCCAATGGTGCGGAGGTTAAATATGAATACACCCGCCGAGGTGAGCCTCTCACCAAGGGTGTTTATGTTGATGGCGAACTCCACAGTGTTGATGGAGAACCTGCATATATCCAGTACACACCAGAAGGTGACGTTGAAGGTATTGCATATTATAAAAACGGGAAGGGTCACCGTGCTGGGATTAAACCCGCGAGTATATTATATTGGGCAGACGACACCAATAATGTATATATGCAGTATTGGTATACGGACGGGGTACTTACTAAAACCACCGAACATTGGCGGGATGGTAAACTCATGAAAGAGATGTACCACAACTCTTTTTCAGATTACCACAGGGATGGGGACAAACCAGCAGTCACCGTATATTCGATTGATGGTACCACTAAGAACTATGAGGAGTATTACAAGAATGGTAGGAGACACCGCGATGGTGATAAACCTGCTGGGGTGACTTACTACAATGACGGTAAAACCATATCACAGGAGATATGGATGCACGACGATGAATGGCACCGCGAAGGTAAACCCGCGATCATAAGCTATGACCGTGATGGTAATGTAACGGATGAATCCTATTACGAAAACGGTATAGAGGTAGACCACTAATACAACGCCCATATAACCACTACATTATAATTGTACAAACACCCCGTGGTGTGGCTGACAGGGCTTCCTAATAAGTCCGAACATATGATGTAGACGTACTGCTACACCACTGGTATTGTAGGCGTACTGCTACACGTACACTTACTAATATGCTTACCGTATAGATACGAGTACTGTTAGATACGTGGGCGGCTGCTACGGGGTGTCGTAATAATACTCCACTAGTGGCATTACCAGTGGTGTTCATCGGAACAATCCTCTGGTGTTAAAAAATACTGTTGAAAATTTTTACTGTAGAATTTTTTGGGTGCGGGATTTCTGTAACCCATATTTTACAGTACTGATATTTGGGATTTTACTATTTGATCTTATAAAACACCACATTGGGATCGATACCCTCAGTGGTGTTGTAGTAGTAATGTTTAGTAACCCCTGCAATCTGCATTGCTAATAAACGGTGATATCCATCATCCAGATATCCATCATCCCCGTTAACTACTAATGCACCTAAATCACCACCTTCAGAAATCCTCTTTATATGGTATCCAATAGAATCACTGTCGCCCTCGTCCAAATCATCTTTGATGGAATCCCAATGATCCGCTATATCCCTCAAAGTAATACCTGCCATTTTAGAGGCAGCGTTATGATTGAAGTGTTCGTGGACATCCATAACGTGGACATCCAAATTGACATACTGGGGTTCGCCGTAGTCATACGTGACGAGTTCGGTTTTATAGGACTCGTTAATAGTATTGATGGCACTCGTGAACTTACTCATACAGACTTAATTACTACATTAGAACACCACTAATATCAATACTAAATTTCTATTGTAATTTTACCAGTGGTGTGAAACTTCTGTGTAATTTTTTTATACTGTAAAATTTTTGGGTTACCATTTGTAATAACCCAAGTAGGGATACCCGTATTTTCATTTGTATTTTTACGGGGGTATTAAAAAGTGGTGTCACCCAAAGTGCATTGACTCCGAATAAACACACCACTTATTTCCATTATATCGAAAATTCCACGACTTGTCAAATAAATAAACACTTTATTTTCGAGGACACCTCTTTTTATTTAGTCAAGTAAAAAATACGTCATCATCAAAAATAAACATCATCGATAAAATAAGTCATCATGATAACTAAACACCACTGGTAATCAGTACTCGATCCAGTACTCAGTGGTGTCCAGTACTATCACCGTATCAGCACACTAACAGGTACTGTATCCTTATGACCACACCACTGTAGTATTATAGGTAGCTGTTAGAGTCTGATACTCCTACTGTCATAAGTCATTGAGCCTTAACATAGACATCATTACGTATGTTGTATTAAGTTATACAGATGGTACTGATACTCAATGAGTTACAAGTACACCACTTAGTAGCTGTATTAGTACTGATACTAAGCTGTTAGAAAGTGGTGTTCACTAACAGGTACTGATTCCTTATGAGGGTATGATCTGTTAGCTTCGGGGTGTAAGTGGGGTGGTATGATAACTGTATAGTTATAGTATGATAACTGGGAGATATACCAAGTGGTGTAGTGGTGTCTGTTAGATAGTTGTTAGAGAGAATTTAGTGTTTGACATGTGAATGCCTATGTGGTATAATGGAGGGGTGGAATGTGGTGTGTAATTTGTGAGGGAGAACGCTCCCTCGTAACCCAACACCACTGGTGTCAATTACATTATTAGGTTATGTTTAGTATTTTGTACACCACTGGTGTCAATTACATTATTAGGTTATGTTTAGTATTTTGTACACCACTGGTGTCAATTACATTATTAGGTTATGTTTAGTATTTTGTACACCACTGGTGTCAATTACATTATTAGGTTATGTTTAGTATTTTGTACACCACTGGTGTCAATTACTGGAGGATTGTTCCTACAGAGAAAGGTGGTAATACTGTACTCTCCCTCCGCATTTACTAGGTATCCTACTGTACCACCACTGTAGTATGCCCAGTATCTCTACAGGTATCTCTATTATCCCTCCCTCCTTAATCTCTACTGGAGTATCTGACCTTGAGTGATACTGTAATACCTCTAGTGGTGTGCATCATACTCTTAAGTATAGGCTTGACACCACTGGAGGTTACTACTGAGGATATCTAGCCATATATCCATCTTCCCACTTGAATCCATGTCTACTGTAGAACTCTAACAGTTCTTCTATTGATCCATCTATCCCTGCATCATCACCGCCCACTTCTAACTCTATTGTTACGTTGTGTGTATCTGCTAGATTAGTGAGTAGTGTGAGTGCTGTTGATGCATGTCCTTTACCTCTATGTTCTTTGTCTACATCTATATTGGATAGTTCCACTGTGTTAGGATCTAATGTACTGAAGTCTAGATATGCCTTACCATTGTATTGGTCTCGGAACTGTTGTGTTACTGTCTTTGAAGGAGATAGTAATGATTCGTTTATAGTTGTGATGATATTGGTGAACCTGTTCATGATCTTAATTACCTTGACACCACTGTTAAAATAGGTCCTTGAATACTATGAAATCCCCAAGCTTGGTTAATAATGATACCCTTAGCCAACCCTCGTCTATATCGGTATAATGCTCGGAATCTGGAACTTCTGAGTTGTATTCATTATCCACCCCTACGAACATACCCCTACGGTCTATATCTATGGTTACCCACTCATCATCCTTAAAGGGAATGTTTAACCTCGCTTCATCAGTATTGTCGAGTTCATCGTATATATACATTTTATGTTCCCCAACCGTACCGACCTCATCGCCATCAATAGCAACATCCTCCCAGTTCGGTTGAAGTGTGCCAATAGAGCTGAACTTGCCTAATATATCCCTAATGTATTCGGTCATGATCTTAATTAGCTTGACACCACGGTTATTATACTCTACTCTCTTACTCTATGAGTAGAGTTGTATATGATAGAGATGGTGGTGGTTGTCCTGCTTCTAATGAGGATGGTACTGTACCCGATGTGGTTGGTGATTATATCTGGATTAGAGAGACGGTTTGTTATGGTGGTTGTGGGTGTGGTGGTTGTCACACTGTATCTAATGAATACCCCATTGATGGTGGTAGATTCTACTGGGTTGAAGAATGCGGTTGACACCACTGGTATTATAGCTCTGGGTACTCCGATAAGTCTGGGGTGTTACTCAGTGCACTAACCAATTGTGTTTGTATCTGTGGTAGTGTATCTGTGGTAGTTATATTCCACTTAGGTTGTTCATGACTGTTAGATGTATTATCATGGTTTGAGAATCTAACGGTAAACATAGTATCAGTGGATACATTGTAATATACCTCTGGGTAATCCTCTGATAGATCAACTGTTGGTGTTATATCAAAATAGAAACTACTCAAACTACCTGCACTTGCCACAGATACATCATACCCATAAGGTTCGAATATTCCTTTGACTACAGGTAGTGCATTTTCTTCTGCTTCCAACATAGAGTACTTAGATGTACTATTGGCATACTCCTGTATAATATCATATAATCGTTTTGATAAATCGGGCACACCACTTATTGAATTTATGATAGGGGTGGTGTTGATGACACACTCTCTAGTATGGCTGTGATGATGTTGGTGAACTTGTTCATGATCTTAATTAGCTTGACACCACTGGGTATTATGCTAACATATTCATCTAAAGTCATGGTGATACTTAATATCTGAAATTAGTGGTGTCAACACCATTGGAGTGCTACTGTAATACCTACAGTGGTGAACCTGTACCAGTTGTATTATGATTAGATTAAATCCACCGTATCTGTGATGTATTAAATACCACATGAACATCCCCTTTAATGAAACCACCCTCTTCTAGGTTTTTAGCGACGATGCCATCATATTGTGGTAGTTTGGTATGAACCCAGTTTACTAGTTCATCAATACCTACTGATTGTCTATACTCCCAGTATTCTGGAAATGAATATTCATCATCCCAAATGTTGAAATACTCTAGGAACTCTATGAACTGTTGTTCACCCTCTTTGGTGTCCATATCATAACCTAGTATATCATATAATGGTAGATCAGCCCAGTTTTCATTATGTGCATCAAATATGAATGGGGTTTCCATGATTAACTTCGCTGGTTTGACGGTTCCTGTGTCACCAGAGAAATGTTTGGCTATATCCTTGTTGGTTGAGAAGAATATACCTCTTTTTGTATTGTGACCCTTATCAAACTCTTTTGAAGATCCGTGGTATACCACTGGTGATCTATAACCTGTTGACTCCATGATGGTGTGGATGGTATTGGTAAACTTACTCATGATCTTATAGTGATGTGTTCACTTGGTCATCAGTAACTCCTACTGATTTTACAGGGTTCTTCATGCGCTCGGTAACTCCTACTCTAATATCTTGTGTGAAATCATTAATTGTCTTACCTATAGCTACAAGTATTTCATTACTGGGTTTAGTGGTACTATTACTATTCATAACGTTGTTGTATGCCTTGTTTAGATCCTCCTTGAAATTATACATCCTTCCTGTAACAGCACCAATAATCCTGTTGGTCATATGGTCGTATTGTTCTTGTGGTTCGTATAGTATCTTCCCTGTATCGTCTCTGTATGGTTGGTCTGTAAGTCCTCTCTGTAGGTGTTCCCCCCCTTTAACTAATCTGGTACTTATACCGTCATTAATATTATTGAATGTTTTAGCAGCAGCATCAACATTCTTGAATGTTTTATTAGCAGTATTGTCAATCTTTGATAGTATGCCCTCTATTATAGTGGTGAACTTGTTCATGATATTAATTAGGTTGACACCACTGAGTATTATGCTAACATACTGAAACTATGGCTAATAAAGATAAATTACTAAAGCTCGCAGACTTCCTAACCTCACTAAAGACCGAGGAGTTCGATTACTCTATTATTGTGGAAGAATTTGATCGTGATAAGAGGTGTGGTACCGTGTGTTGTGCTGTTGGGTGGTTACCCGCTGTATTCCCAGAAGAGGCAGTATGGGATGGTGGATACTCTATCACAACACCCACCCAAAATTTGCTTGCATTCGAGACCGCCGAGCATATTTTAGATATCACACAAACGGAGGCTGAAGGGTTATTCGAACCAAATGATCAAGAACGACTTCGAGACCAATTCAAGGTTGGGGAGGATGTGTTTCCAGATTTGGGTGATGATGCAACGCCTATTGAGGTTGCTGATATGATTCGTAAGTTCGTCGAGCTATCTTGTAAATAACCTCTTGACACCACTGTGTAAATCTGCATACTACCCACATGAGCAACACAGATATCAATAGAGACACAATTCCATTACACACAGGCAGGGCTATTCTTAATATTAACCAAGTGAGGAATCGCCTACTCCGACCCAATTGTCGGTCTGACTATGACACCATTGAGGAGTATGATGAGCATATTCGTGCTTTGAATGAGTCAAACTTGGGCTATCTAGATGACAGTCTTGAGGAGCTTAATGCTCTGAGAGATATTGCGTCACAGAACTACAGAGATACCTTTAGTGAGTAACACCACTGTGGCACACGACAGGTGGGTTATACGGGTTATACCCATACTGTAACCCAAAGCAATTTACAGCCATTTCTAGGTACCTCAGCGTTCCTTAAATGGCTGTTTCTATGTTGGTAGTAAAACAGGGTGGTTATAAGAGGGTTAAAATAGGTGTAAATAATCGTTGACACCTATGTGGTTCGCATCTAGCTTATGAATATATGAAGATTATGGTGAATGGGATTAATACAAATAATGCTCGATCAATCCTTGGAGAATTTTGGTTGGCTCATGGTGATGAATATGGCTATGACCGTATGGTTTATGTTAAAACCACACAGAAGGTTATCATCACATGCAGGATACACGGGGACTTCAAACAAACTCCCCATAAGCACAAAAACGGGCAAGGGTGTCCAAAATGTTCTAAGGCTAAGGCTTGTGTTAATATTCGTGCCAAGAAGTCACAATCAATCCTTGGGGAGTTCCATTTGGCTCATGGCTATGATAACTATGACTATAGTAAAATGATTTATGTTAAATCCACACAGAAGGTTATCATCACATGCAGGATACACGGTGATTTCAAACAAACCCCTAGTAAGCATAAAAATGGACAAGGTTGTCCCGAATGTGCTAATGCTAAGGCTGGTGATATTCTTCGTTTGGATCATGATACGGTCATTAACGGTTTTAAGAGAGTTCATGGCGATGATACATATGACTATAACAGTGTTGATTATATTAATAACAATACCCATGTGTTAATCATCTGTAAAGAGCATGGTGTATTCTCACAAACCCCAGCTATGCACATTAGGGGTAGGGGGTGTAGGAAATGTGCCAATATTAGAATGCAAAGTATAATGTCACTTGACCAAGAGACCGTACTTCAAGAATTCAGACGGGTACACGGGAATGATACCTATGACTATAGCGGGGTCGTTTATACTGGTACTAACACGTATGTGGATATCATCTGTAAAACTCACGGTGTATTCAAACAAACACCTACAAGTCACAGATCGGGTTCTGGGTGTCCTAAATGTGGTGATGCTAAAACTGGTGATAAATTAAGGAAAACTGGTGATCAAGTGATTAAAGAGTTCAACCTCATATACGGGGAGGGCACCTATGATTATAGTAAGATGGATTATGTCAATGCCAATGATCGTGTGGATATCATATGTAAGGAACATGGTTTATTCTCACAATGTCCTACAAACCACAGGAGGGGGCACGGGTGTCCTAAATGTAGTAGAAATCATCGTACAGAGTATGGAGTACAAGAAACTTGTGCAAATCTATTCGAAATGTGTCATAACCAAGTACATGTCAAACTTGGGGGTAGTTGTGGTTACTATGATATCTTAATCAATGACTCGCACTACATTGAGGTGCATGGCGAACAGCACTACACCGCTGATAACTATTTCCATCGTATCCACAGGAAACTAGACCAACCTCAATCATATAACAAACTCAGAGCTACTGACCGTGCCAAGGTAGATGCCTCACTAGCTGATGGTAAACCACTACTTGAGCTGTCACTACCATTCATCAAGAACACCACTGAAGATGAACTCAAGCAATTGATCAAGGATTTCGTTGATAACAAACTACCAGCTAGGCGTAAGACTCGTGGTACTGGTTATAGTGTATATTTACCTTGACACCACTGTGGTGTCTTGATAACATTTAGTTTATGTTAGAATTCGAAATAAGTGCAGAGCAATACAAACGTGGCAGGGAGTTGTACAACTTCTATAACATCAAAGATTCCATTACCAAAGGCGAGAGTCAGATATATGGTGCTATGGGTGAGGTGGTAGTATCGGACTACTTAGGTATACCATTGAAGAATACCAAGGATTATGATATTGTCATTGGTAGTATGACATTTGATGTGAAGACCAAGAAGACTACCGTCAAGCCACAGCCCCACTATCTAGCATCCACAGCCGATACATCAATCCATCAAGATTGCGGTGGTTACATATTCTGTCGGGTAAGTGCCAACTTTGATAAGTGTTGGGTGATGGGCGTGACTAGTAGTAAGACATTTTATAAAACCTCATCATTCGACCTTAAAGGTAGTGTTGACCCATCATCAGACAGGGGTTGGACGTTTAAGGCTGATTCATACAATCTACCATATTCAGAATTAAACTGCCTATCCACTATAAAAAAGGTACTGGGTGGTAATAAAGAGGGTTGACACCACTGAGTATATCTGTAGGGTGTGGCTGATGAAAGCAATTATCGTAAAGTTCAACAATGAAGTAAATGGCTCACAGTATGTTATCGCACCAGTTCGACGCATTACAGAGAGCGTAGCGGCTCTCGATCTGGATGCCTTGTTTGACGCTACAGGTGTCAGCTACAAGTTTATCAGCAATGGTGACGTGAAGTCTCTGAATTATCCATCGGAAGTCCTCGAAGGTTGGGGAGTTGACAATGGGAGTGATCTGATCGACATCCTATTTGATTGTGGTGAGTTGTTCATTGATAGTGAGCTGTTGGAAACCACACTCCGACACCACTACGTTAACTCCTCATATAAGGAACACACCCTTGCATAATACATAAATAAACATATGAGCAAATTTAATGAGACTATTACTGGCATTATGAATGAGACTAAAAGCAGTAGCAGACCTAAGAAGAATACTCATAAAGAGACTGAACTTGACCCTGCTGACTATAAACTAGCGGGTGGTGGTCGTATCGGTTCATTGACCAAGATTGATGGGCATGACCGAGTTCATTACATCGGAATGATCAACTTCACTGATAAGGTACAAGCTAGATCTCGGAAAGAACGGGGTAAAATGGAGACCGTTGATCGTCATCGGACAATGCACGTATACTGGGACAAGGACATGAATTGTATCCATGACCTTAATGGATTTGATGGAACATTGGTGAAACTATGAAGACTGTAAAGAAACATGAAGCGGTAGCCTTCTATGATACTGGTGACAACCAAGCCAGTGATTACAAGCACTACTGTGAGCTGAAGGAAGGTTGGGTATTTGCCTATGGTAGAGCCGAGGGTTGTAGTTCCATGTTCTTCAACACACTGAATGAGTTCGCCTATGCTGAACCTATGAGATTTAAGGATGGACACTACTGTGTTTAACCTGTAGTATTATACCCTTATGGAAATAACTATTGATTTGTGGGAGATAATGGTGTGGGTGGCTAAGGTAGGTACCGTGGGTATTATAAGCATTATGTTGTTTATTTGGTTCTTTATGGGGTTTAGATAAATATGAGTGATTACGATACTGTGGAAATTAGGGGTGCTATTATAGACTGTATGTATAAGCGTGTGGGTAGTGGTAAGTATGCTTGGATTTACCTCATGGGTGATCTAGCTACCCACTACCCTCATATTGAGATATCATCTATGAGTAAACTATTAGAACCCATGACCACTCTTGAGGACAGTAAGGTGATTACCAGCTTTAGATCATTTGGGTTTATTAGTTGACACCACGGGTTAATAGATGAGGTCATTCACTATCATGATGGTGATTTCAACACCAAGTGTGGTAAGGTATGTAGGGCTATTACACAAGCTGAGTTATACCGACCTCGTTGTACGTGTGCTGCTTGCTTCAACTCATTTCCACTTCCAGAACCGTTTGTGCGTAAAGATGGTGATATACCAATCCCTTTATTTCTACCACCAAAAATAACTTGTTTTACCCCAGCATATACATAATTAACCATATGAACAAATTTGATGAAATAGTAAATAGTATCCTAGGAACCCGCCAGTTAGTTTCAGAGTCAACTGGTGAGTACACCTTTGATAAGTACAGTGAAGATCGCGGTGCTGTTATTTACAAGCTAAGGCGTGATGGTGTGTACGTGTTGTGCGTAACTCAATATAGAGGTTCATCCGATGTAGTCACCACATACACAGACCCACTAGCTGATGGTCTGAAGGTCGATAACAACCCCGACCAACCACTTGATGATTCATTTGATAAGAAACAATTCAGAAGTGTGGAGCAACTAAGAGCTGTACTACCGTAGTAACCGATCAACAAGTAGACACATCCATTAAGTTGGGTGGGTCTTTTATTTGGTATTAGTGATTTAGTTGTTGACGTACTAGTGGTGTGTGCTAATTTACACCCATGTCCAACACATTACTTCCTACTACTCCACTCATCGCCCAGCAGACTCCACGTTTCATCGATGGTGAATACGGTGCAAGATTCGTCTGGACATTCCTTCTTGATGACGCACGCACAATGGAGCTTCAACTTGGTAATTGGGGTGAGATCGATGCTAAGGTTGATGGTCGTATGTTCTACGCATCAGAGGTCGAAGAGGCTGTGGGTAACTTCAGATTCTTCGTACCATTTGCTGAAGGTTTGGTTGCATACCGTCATCTTGTAGCTGGTATGAAGGAGGGTGTTTACGCTGGTTGTTTCTCTAAGGCATATGCACAGCAGCAAGGTTAACACCAATATTTAAACAAAGACCCATCCATTAAGTTGGGTGGGTCTTTTTGGTTGACACCTACCACTGGTGTGTTACATATTCCCCCAGAACGACCCCACCAGTGGTGAGGTCAACAAATTATTTACTATGACATATCAAGAACAATACGAGAAGGATTTTAAAGATCTTAGAATTTCCGAGGATCTACTAGATGAGTTGGTAGACAACTGTGGTAAACCCGAGGTGGTTGGTACTAAACACACTGGTGTTGCATTCAAATACGAATACAATGACAAGGTGTATCTCATTAGGAGGACGGGTACACAGCCCCATAGCATCACAGAACACTGGATCGAAGTCACCGATGCACAGAAATCCAAAACTGTGTACAGGTTACATAGAGTAAACTGGATCGAGTTCCAGAAGTGGGTTGGTAACCAAGTCGCCTGTATCCAGTCAGTTTATAATAAAAGACCCTAGCCCCAATGTGTCTAGTGTTTCATTAGACCCTTAATAAACAGTTGCCGCTTCTGTCCACATACTGTCCGAACGTGTAGGTACAGCGTTTACAGCATGTTGAAACACTACTAAATGTGGTACTAAAGTCTTGGCCACTTAGATTTAGTGTTGACACCACTGGTATATTACTGTAATATCTATTACTATGATTACCATAAAAGAACGAGTATATGGTGCCGACCCTAAAGTAGACACCGTAAAAGATATAGAAGAGCTTCTTGCCCTTGATTGGGTCAAGGTGTATGGAGAACGTTGTACGGATGAGGGTGACAAGATGTGTCATGCTCTAAATGTCAGTACCACATCAGTACTACTCATATGTATGAGCGGTTGGGATGAAGACACTGGTAAGTACGCTACGTGGAACCCTATTGGCTACGTCACCACTGATGGTGATGAGCTTGAATCCCTTCCTAGGTTTGATGACCTCAAGTCTAACACTTAAAGTTGTTGGTTGATACTCAAGTCATCACTGTTGAATACTATACCTTGGTGTTCCTCTTCGACATATAGACCACCGTAGCCATCATCTATGAAATGTTGTTGGGTCAGTTGCTCTGCTTCACTCGCCATGGGTATACCACCCCACTCACCACCATTCTCAGATTGTAGTTTGTCATAGAAGTGGCTCCTTACAGTTAGATAGTCATCCTTGTCAGTCTCCTTGAGATTGGTGTTGATGGTTACCTCGTAGACCTCACCAGTATAGTTATGCTCGTCATCTTTGGTGAAATCAACCGCCAAGTCTTTGTTCTTGGTGATGTACACACCTTTACCCAGCTCACCACCTTGTGAGGCTCTGAGTTCTGTCAATCCTTTGAGGCTGCTACCGTGATAATAAGTGTCCCTTGTATATTGCTCGTAGAATGTTTTGAAGTCCATGATATTAATTAGTTAACCTCATCTCCTACGTCTAGCTGTACCATCTTCATTATAACTGATGAAATTGGGTTCACCGTTCTCACGTTTGTAGTTTTTACCCCTTTGTTCATAAGATTCAATACTCTTATTACCACTAGGGTAGTACTCTATGTACGAGGGCTTGTCGCCTTCGCGGTGTGCTTGAGCATGTTCGTAGTATTGTTCCATCTTAACTACACCACCATCGTAGTACTCTATGTGTGCGGGTTTACCTCCATCGCGATGGAGGTCATTATTGAGGTACCATGACTCTGTTTTGACCTGTCCGTTGGCGTAATATTCAATACTTGCAGGTTTATCACCTTCGCGGAATTTAGAGCCATCCTCAAAATAATACTCCTGTTTTACTTTACCATCCTCATAGTACTGTATGCTTGCAGGTTTATCACCATCGCGGTCTAATTTACCACTATTGTCACGCCACTGTTCACGCCCTTTATTACCATTAGGGAAATATAATATGACGTGCTTACCTTGGTAATAGTTATTCTCATAGAATTTGTTTCCAGTAACTAACCCATCTATATCATATTCTATCTGTGAGGGTTTACCGCCATCGCGGTGGCGTTCGCCATTTTTATAGTATTCCTCTACTTGTTTAACACCGCCATCACTGTATGAAATCTTGGCTGGTTTATCACCACCTCGGTGGACTAAACCTTTATTAAAGTATTCCTCTACAAATAAATTACCTGTTGGGTAGTAGTTCAACTCAGCAGGTTTATCTCCATCGCGGTGCTTCTTACCACCTATATAATACAACTCAAGAGATGGTTTAAAGCCTTCTGTATGGATCTCAGCGGGTTTATCACCAGCTCGGTGCTTCTCACCATTCTTGGTATGGGTCTCGTATATATCCCCTTCACGGAAACCGTACACGTATTTGATTTCCACACCATTGGGTAGTTTCTCCAATGTAGGTTTGTCACCTTCTGGGTCGGCTGTCCTCTTGGATTCCTTACCCTTCTTAAACCAGATATACTCAGTAGACATGTATGTAATTAGGTTGACACCCCTAGTTATCCATGTATAGTGACAGGGCTATGAACAAAGAACGTTTACTGAAACTGGCTGAATTCCTTGATGGACTAGACGACTCCAAATTCAACTTCGCACATGTTGTTGAAACATATAACCCTTTAAACTGCTGCGGTACAGTATGCTGTGCTATGGGATGGACACCAGTGGTGTTCCCAGATATTGTTAAGTGGTGTGGGGGTGATGACGTATATAACCATAATAACATCTGTTTAATCAAGGGGTCGGGGTCACCTTCTTATGTAGATGTGGCTACACACTTATTCGACATCCCTCGTGAAGATGCAAGTGGTTTATTCACACCAACCCTTCAATATGAAATCATCTGTAGATATGAGCGCGATCTACCTATTGTTGGTCACGATGCAACACCCGACGAGGTTGCTGACCTTATCCGTAAATACGTCGAACTAATCACAAACCTATGAGGGCTGTGAACAAGAGATTTACTCAAGGTTTAGCCAGTCCTAACGCTTCTTACCAACGTAGTCTGATTCTTCACCACTACCCTCGTCACCACCTTCCCAGAACTCTACTGCATTAATAGTGACACCATCCTTGTCATAGTGTTTTACGGCAGGTTTCTGGCCACTACGGTGCCTCAGACCGTCCTCATACCAAGCCACTCTAGAAAGCACATCCTTGCCCCAGTAGTCTAACATAGCGGGTTTGTCACCATCTCTGTGATGCACGTCATTGATGTACCATGCTTTTTTATAAGCAAAAGGCTCATCATCTAGGTTCTCTTTATCGTATGATAAATAGGCGGGTTTATCACCTTCGCGGTGTATCTTACCATCCTTATACCAGAACTCGTATTGTAGACCCCCACCACCGAGAGGGTTATTATATTTAACGGATGCTGGGTTATCATCAAAACTATGTAACCTACCACCCTTATAAGTTGTTATGTACTGAACCTTACCCAAGTGGTATTTGAACTTCCTCTCGCCACCATTGGGTAGTTTCTCCGAAGAGATAAGTTTACCTTCCTTGTCGGCAGTTCTCTTGGATTCCTTACCATTCTTGAACCATATATATTCGTCAGCCATGTATGTAATTAGGTTGACACCACTGGTAATCCATACTAATATTATACACTATGAATACACCACATTTAAGATTCTACGTTGAAGAGATAACCATCGAAACACCTATCTGTCCTACTATGGAAGAGTATGAGATGCACAAGGGATTGGAACCTACCAAGATTATGAGACCATACTCTGAGATTGTAGCCCAGTGGGAGAAGATGATGGAGGTACACGTCGAGGGTGCCAAGGGTCTGAGTTATGGAAAGATACCGTGTCTCAACTTTGATGACTACATGGAGAAGCGGGACGAGATCCAGAATAAGAGTAATTTTAAGTACTGGATACCATTGAAAGATGTCGAGTGGGCTGGTGATGAGACATTCGAGCAATAATATTATGGATAACAAAGAATTATTTGAATCGGTGTGGCGAGACGTGCAACGCACCGTGGGGTACAACGAGTCAGACAACAGGGCTGAACTGAAGAAAGGGGTACAGCTTGCTATCGATAAAGCTTACCCACATTTCAAGCAGATCAAGGGTACCTGTACACACATTAAGGATCAGAACACCACTCTTAGGAAAGACCTAACCACGATCTCTGACACTATTCTCAAATATAGTAGTTTTGATGATTGACACATTACTATAATAATGTAATAACCAATTATGACACACACCGAACAACGCCAAGCAATCCGAAACAAATGTTTAAACTCAATCGCCAAGGTTGTCAGTGGTAGTTATAGAGGACATTTAGATATCTATGACGAACGTGGATTTGGGGAGCAGTCATATGGTTATATCTCTGAACTTGTGGATAGTATGAATTTTGAGCTGAAGGAACTCAAAAACAAGCTCGACACACCACCTAATAAACAGTAACGTACCGACCTATGACAAAACTAACATTAAGCACTGTATTCATCACAGTATCAGTAGTCAATGCCCTATTCGCGGTGACTGACCTAAACGGTTCAGCGTTCTGTGGCTGGACTTCTGCTATTATTATGGCGGTCACACAACGTAAACACCTCAAGTAAACATATGCAAACAGAACATGTAAACGATGTCTCAATAGCTGAGACCTTCGATAGACCAGTAGTGCCCGTTATGAATGAGGGTATGTTAGTGAAGGCTAAATTCAAAGAGGGTACACGTATGTGTATGACTGGCTGGATGTTACACATCTTCCTAGACTCTGAAAACCCCTACGTGGATGCCTATAAGCAATTCCGTTGTAAGATGATGGACATCATGTACTCAGAGTTTTCTGATGACCATGCCAACACACCAACACAGCGAGCCAAGTTGTGGAACATGACGGCTGAAGCTTTAGGATACCAACCCATTAGAAAACTAGTCTACGAATACACCACTGGTGGTTACTACAGGTGGTGTGGAGAGAGTCGATATGGTGGTGTCAAGCACATCACTAAAAATATTCACGATGCTGATGACCACTCGGAGTATGCAGTTCCCGAGGAACCACGGGCAGCTCATACTTCTGGCAAATTCGTGTGGTACACTGTCAGTTACGATAAAGACAGGGACTTCGTAAAGGGTGAGAATGATGTTGACACCACTGAATAACCACACTAATTTAGTACATGGGTAAGTTTAAAGATACTATAAATGTAATCAACAACCAGCTACAGGAATCATACAACCTAGGCAATGGGCTTAATGCTAACGACTGGGTAACCATTGCTGCTGAATATGGCACTGATGCTGATGAATCAGATTATGTTAGTGCTGAATATACTGGTGAATTTAGGACACCTAATATTGGTGAATGGTATATGAATGGTACTGGTGACCAGAGAGTTGCTGTACGATGTGAGAATGGTGTACGTGGTAAAATGAACATTGTCAAGCTCACATACCGAACGGATACTTAACCATTTACAACTTTAAAGCACCACTTATTAATTTAAGTGGTGCTTTTTATTTGACACCACTTGGTAAATATGTATAATACGATCATGTCCAATAACAATACACACGATACAGTTAAGCAGCTCCTCACATCATTCCCGCATCTTGCTGATGATGACAACAAATTGGTAACTGTCTTCTGGATCAAACAGTTGAAATCTAAGGGGTTTAAGGTTGACGAAAGTTCAGCTACTGAACTCTTGAGCTTGTTCTCAAGAGGTAGTCTAACCAAACCCGATCAAATCACTCGTGCTCGACGCAAGGTCGAAGAGCACAACCCAGAACTCCGTGGTAAAACATGGGATGTACGTCAAGGGCTGGGTAAAGCATTCACCGCCTAGACATACACCGATGGAGAAATTTATAGTAGATATTCAATATTCTGATGGGTGTACGTATTGCTTCACCGAGTCACTACCTCTTAGGGCTACCAACCTTGATGAAGCTGAGTCCATTGTACTCAGCGAGGTTACCAAGGGGGTTGATGACGAAAATCTATACCCAAGCATCCATGATGTCCGTGGTGTAGACATCGATGACATCACCGTCACACCTATTGAGAAATGGTTTGAGGGTTCATGAGTATCACTAGTATATTAATTCTACTATTCTTACCCAACATCATTGTATCACTAGTACTAATAATATTAGCGATTATGTGGTGTGTGGGTATCATTTAACAAACTATGGAAACATTTTACACAACAACAGGCTACGATTTCTCAGCAGGTCACTACCTCTGGGATCGAGTACCTCATGGCAAGGTTGAAAAATTCGTCAGAAAAGACGGGTTGGTTCTCTCATAAGATTATCCCTGCACAATATTTCACAGAAACCGAACAACTATAATGACAAAAATTGAAGAAGTAAAGAATGCGGTTAACCGCACATTGGACACATGGAGTGGTGGTACAGGTACAGTAGGTACCTTGGACAATGGAAGAAATCATGTGTACTATAACGCATGGGTCGGCAAAATGGGTACTGGTACGTTAGACCTAACCACTAACAAAGAGTGTATCCTAGAGCATGGATGACCTGCGTTTGTAATCCCAACAGTTGTTGGGGGATTTGACACCACTAAAAATGTAATATACCTTATACAATCTCGCATCCAAAAGCTTTGGGCGAATACGGAGTATTGTGAAGCCAATAGTCGCTATTCTAACAACTATTTCAATAGACTTATGGATCATAAAGGTCGCGAACAATTGAAAGCGTTTTTCAATTCACTAGTTGACGAACAGTGGGAATGGATTGTGAGAGAGACAGATTAGCATGGCAAACACAATACAATATGATATAAATGCCTCTACCGCTAGTGGGTATTACCTTAAAGGTCACTCTACAGCTAGTGGTGAATACTCTACAGCTAGTGGTATGTATTCTGCCCACAATTATAATGGTGGTGTAAGCGGGTTGTCACCAGACTCAGCACCACCCGTAAGTGGGTTTGGTGTGTTACCAACAGACTCGGGACTCCTAATGGATGTCGAGGAGGATCTCAAGGTTCTGGTACGAGTTGCCGATAGAATGAACCTAACCCAAATCCAATTTGCTGCTGTGGATATAGAGGTTACTAGTATGAAAGCCGAGATAGATGCTATTCGACTTATCAGTGATCGTGACACCCGTACAAATCTATGTGAAGGAGTGTATGAGCGACTACGTCGAGCAGAGGAATCTATTGGTCGTCTAAAGGTGTCTGAACACCACGGTATGAATTCAACCTATCAAGATATCGATAAGGAGAATGATATTTTGATCAGTACTATTGGTGATATCAGTAGTGATAAGGATATCACAATTCCCAACCTTGCACTTGATATGGATTTCAAAGACGAGGTACTGAACATACGATTTTCTAATAATGCAGGTTTGCAGTACATGAACATGGTTAAGGATCTTGAGTCTGTACCAGAGCCTGTACCAGAGCCTGTAATCGAATCAAACGTAGGGTATGACCATCTTAGACCTAGTACGGTGGATGAACTACTCGAAGGTGACATTTTAGCAGGGGATTCATCGGTACCCTCTTCCAACCTAGATTTCGACGGCATCGATGATGACGTTAAAGATCTAAACGAAACCCCTCCTATAACCACTGAGGTTGTAGAAGAGGAACCACCTGTTACAGAGCATACAGAATATAAATCAGTTGGGGATATCATTGAAGCTTTCGAGGCACAGGATGACGAAGATGTTGTTTGTATCGGTGTAGGGGGTGATGGTAAAGTATACAGATTTGAGGGATTCGCCATAAAGGTGTACAACGAAGTCAACGTCCACGGGTTAGAGGTTTATGAACTTCTCGGATCTGCCACCAATACTAACGTAATCGAATCTAAGCACCACACCAAGAATGATGTAACTTATGAGGTTATGGATTTCTACCCACTTGGTAGCCTTGGCGATAACGTAGATTTCTTCAAGGGTAAATTTGACCTACAGAAGGAACTATTCGACCAACTACTTGATGGTATCGAATTCCTACACGGTAAGAACATTCAACACCGCGACCTCAAGACTGGTAACGTATTAGTGGAGTCACTAGAACCCCTACAAATCAAGGTGTGTGACTTCGGGCGTTCTCGTGCCAATGCTAACAGCATGTCCATCACACAGTCCGTTGGTACATTTAAGTTCATGGCACCAGAAGCTCTTGCTGGAATGCCGACATCTAGTTCAGATCTATTCTCTCTTGGTATGATCATGGCAGTTATAGGTTCTGGGGGTGACCCGTTCACTAACAGTGGGCACCTCATCGATAACGAACTTGACTGGTCTAAAATCAACGTGGATGTACCTATGAAGAGCCTTATCAAAGGACTAACCATCAAAGATCAATACAAACGTGGTGTGTCAGCTTTCAAAGAAGGTTGGGTCACTAGACTTAATGCTTGGATTGAGAGCTGGTTTGAGGATACTAGAAGGACTAAGCCAACATTCACTGATAGGGTGTTGGTAAGTGGCTCCAAACTAATACCCCCACATGGTGCGCCGCCTAGACAACAAACTATATCAGATGTTATGGATTTCAGTTCGATTACTGGCAGGCATAATAGAGCGGAAGCACCACATAAACCAACCTTCTTTGAGTATTGACAATTTATGTAGAAGCGGTATAATATAATCCCATATAATATAAACAGTAATGCCTAAATCTAAAACAGCTCGACTAATATACGTTGACCCAATCAATAACAACAACAAGTTCTACAACCTCGATCTCTTTGATGATGGTCGCCTTGAAATCAACTGGGGGCGTGTAGGTGCCAATGGTCAGTTCCAGACCACTCATGGTGGTGAACGAACATTCAACTCCAAGATTAAATCGAAGGAGAAGAAGGGTTACGTGGTACAGAAAACTGTACAGACTGACACCATTGTTGATGTACCTACAGGTGATCTAACAAACCTAGCCAAGAACCAGATCAAGACAGACTCCACACTAGCGGAGACTCTTATCGAACGTCTTGTCAAGGCTAACATCCACCAGATCACATCCAACACCCAGATCAAGTATGATTCTAAAAGTGGTGTATTCCAAACACCACTTGGTGTTGTCACTCTGGAAGGTATCGGAGAAGCTAAGGAGCTTCTTGAGAAGATGTCTAACCTCAAGGATAAAACTTGTGATACGTTCTACAAACATGCTGGTAACTACCTTAAGATCATCCCCCAGAAGGTCGGTAGTAAGGTCAAGACATTCATCGATAACAACTTCGCTGAGGCTGATAAGATGACTTCACAGTTTGACCTACTCGAATCTCTTGAGGTTAGTTTCAATACTATCACCAATCTCACTGCTGAACCTACTGACACCACTGAAGATGTGGTTGAAGAGCAGGTATTTGACTTGAGTATTGAGATTCTAGAAGATAAGGTTGAGCACAAGCGACTCTCTGACAACTTCTACAATTCTAAGAAGGGTATGCACAACTACGGTAACGTGAAGATCAAGAACATCTATAAGGTGAAGCTCGGTGACATGGATCGTGATTTTGATAACAAGAATTGGGGTAATATCCAAGAGTTCTATCACGGAACTGGTATCGCTAACTGTCTAAGTATCATGAAGGCAGGGCTTAAGGTGGCACCACCATCCACGGCTGCTATTGCGGGGAAATTATTTTCAAACGGGGTCTACGGAGCCACCAGTTCATCCAAGAGTCTCGGGTACTCACTAGGGCGTTGGGGTCAAGGACGATCCAATGATGGAGCTTGGTTATTCGTATGTGACTTCGCTATGGGTAATACAGAGATGGTTACATCATGCTGGGGTACTTACCCTAATAAGGGATATGACAGTGTTACTGCACTTGCAAAGAATACAAGTCTTTACAACGATGAATTCATCGTGTATACTAATCAACAGGTGAACATCAAGTATCTAATTGAGTGTTCTACTTAAACAATTTATCCCGCTAACAGGGATCAAAACAAAACAAAACAATAAATATAATGAAAGTAATTGAATTAACACTGCGTGAAGCAGTAGAAGGTGTGGTAGGTTTTTTCGCAACCAATGAAGGGGAGTTCAGTATCTGGACGGTTATCAACTGTATCCGTAAGGATGTAGCGGCTGGTAAGTACACTCTGGTGGTTAAGCCAGAAGTTGACTTCAACGGTATCATCACTAGTGCTAAAGGTCTTAATGTTGAAGCTCTTCTTGAGTCTCTTGAGTCTGGTCGATACGACACAGTTGAAGTCGAGTCCTATGACTTGGATGCTCTGAGTGCTGATGTTCGGGCTACACTCCCATCAGTCCTTGAGGGTGGTTCGGTTTGGGATGTTGAATTCGTTAGCCGCTTCGAGACACTAGGTAATGACACATTCCGAGTGTACTTCGGTAAAGTTGTCGAACCTGTTGTGACTGAAGCGTGTTGTGAGGATTTAACAGAGTGTTGTGAAGGTGTCGATGACCGCTGTGAGCGCGGTTGTTGCCTTGAAGATAGTCTTTAATCCTACCACTATGTCTAATTTAGCAAAACTAAATGATATAATCCTTGACGGGTTCGGACAAACTGCTGGTGAGGGGTTTGACTTCTGTGACTTGTTAGGTGAACCTATTCAGACTCGTTGGGGTCTGTGGTCTGCCACTATGATTAACCAATCTACTGTATGTATCCGAATTGTGTTGACATGTGGTATAGTTGTTGAATTACTATTCAAAGGTTGGGGGGACCACTACGATGTGTGTGCCACAGTTAATGATCACCCCCTTAAACTTGAGGGTGGTGTTGAACAAGGTATTATGGATACATTCCTAGAGTTCACTAACACCTCTAATGAAACAATGGCTAATAGTAAACCACAATTGTCGGAAGGTTTGGCATCGTTCATGGTTATAAATCACTATCAAGTAGTAATAGACTAATAAACCTACTCAAAACACCACTTATTAATTTAAGTGGTGTTTTTATTTGACACTTGCCGAGTGTTAGGTATAACCAGTGCATGGATAACCCATTCGATTACACGCACAACCTCATTACATATTGTAATAGTGAACACCAATACTATAAAGATTGGCATGAGCCACAGTTCGCTGACGGGTACGGACAATTCGGTAGATATTCCCTTTGGAATGCTGGTTTGAACCAATCATTCAAGAATCAATCCCCTAACCGTGTTGCGAAGCGCAGAGCTAAGAAGAAACTCGGTAACCAATCAAGAAAGAAAAACTATGGACATTAAAGAAGTAAGTCAAGATGATGCACTAACAGTAATTGAACAGATCAATCTGGTTCAAACTGCTGAGAGTGGTAGTACCTCGCTACATTTTAGTCGATGTGGTGTGGATATTGTAAATGCTCTTGTAGCTACTGTTGATGGTATCACTGTCGGGTGGTGTGTAGAGTGGTCGAATGCTGAGTGTCACGCCATGGTGGTGCCCTCACATCGTCGTAGGGGTATCGGTAATGCTCTCATCGTTGGGATGATTAAACTGAAGTCGGAAGGCTCTGGGTTTTGCCCTTGGGATAATAGATCTATTAAATTCTATGAAACATTTAAAAATGTTGACATCCACAAGAATTACAAGTACTACATGAAGTCAGCATAAACAGTTATTGACTTTAACCACCACTAGTATACATTACACCTATGGACTACACGACCACACCCGTAGCAGATACCATCTGTTCAGCCGACAAGATCAATAAGGGGGATACCCTCATTTGTATGATTGACGAATGGAATGAAGGCGATAAAGAAAGCTTTGATTGTCACATCACCTCTTTTGAAGAAACTGGTGTGAATGTTATATATCTAAGTGGTTTCAGATCCCGCAACGACTTTGTCCCATGGGAGGATGTGGTTGCTAAGGTTGATCTTGGGAAGCCATGGATTGATCTAGAGGGAACTGTATACAAAGGCAACTTCGAAGTTTTTAACACACCAACCACCAAATAATATGTCCGAAGAAACGCAAACTAAACGACTAATAACCATTACCCATGTACCCACCAATAAACAATGGGTATCCCACATGACCGACGAAGAACTTGGTAACGTTCTTGATCAAGTCGATGTAGTGAACATCGATCAACCTAGTCAAAATGGTGTACGGTGTACTAATACACGGACTTCACTGATTATAAATAATGGTCCGAACGATATTGATGGTATACGCAAGGTGTACCTACCTCATAAAATTATAACTGAATGTAGTGTTGAATTCACCCCAGACCCATCCTAAATACATTTAACAACGCGCCTATAGCGAAGCTGCCTTCTAAGCAGTGCCATATAACATCGTAATTGGACTGGCATCTAGGTTCGAATCCTAGTGGGCGTACCATCATAACACCACATGAATATAATACCCAAACTACTAGTGCTGGCTATTATAGCACTCATTGTACTAGCTTTCGCAATACCATCATTGATCAATTTATTTTACTCAATAGTATTGGTGGTTGTGTTCATTCTTTTATTGTTGAGTGTTGAAGGCGAGGAAGAATAATTGTAAATAAAGTTTGACACTACACCACAATGGTGTAGGGTTCTACACATGTCCAAGCAACAACTTCCCTCAGCCATCACAGGTAAAGAATTCTTCAGCCTCATCACTCGTGGTGAGGTAGGTCTATTCCATCACTACGACCAGACCATCCCGACACTTGAGGTTGTGGAAAGCCTTACCAAATTCACGGATCGTGCTATTGAACCAGTTCGTAATTATTCTGAACGTGTTGAGGTCATCGAAGATCTCGACAAGGAGGTAATCTCTATCGGTTCAGTGATCGTACCCATCTCAGAGGACTCCGTTTACTTTGAACACCTTGGCTGCTACATCCACTCCACACCAAGTAACACTTACATTTTCACACTCTAATGACCTACCGAGAACTACCACACTTCGAGAAGCACAGCACATATTCTGTGGATATTGGATGGGACTACCTCATTCGGTGGATGACCAACGATAAAAGCGGTCTTAACGAATTCGACCTAGACCCAGACTTCCAGCGAGGTTTGGTATGGTCTGAAGATAAGAAGCGCAGCTATGTTGAATACATCCTAATGGGGGGTGTTGGCTCTCGTGACATCTACTTCAACTGTACCACATGGAACGACTCTTTCGATACCCCCGTAGAACTTGTCGATGGCAAGCAACGTGTCCATGCGGTATTGGACTACCTCAACGGGAAACTATCAATTTTCGACGGGCTTTACTTTAAAGACATCGAAGGTCGTATGCCCTTACAGGCTCGATTCAGTGTCCATGTCAACATCCTTAGAGATAAGAAACAAATCCTTCAGTGGTACCTTGACCTTAACTCTGGTGGTGTGGCTCACACTGATTCCGAACTCACAAGGGTTCGAGCACTGATGGACGATTTACCTCGACACCACCGTTAAAACATGTAAACTGATTGAGTGTTAATAATATATCAACACTTGAGTAAACTAATAAACTAATAAACTAATATAATATGCAAATTCAGCCCATATGTGAAATAATTAAATTCGAGGGTGATAAATTCACAGGAATCATCGTAGCTCAAATACAGAGTGTAACACGAAATCAGAAGGGTGGCTGTACCGTATGTGGTGTAGAACACTCCAATGAGAAGGCATTCAAGTTCAGCCTATTCAATGACAGTAACCTTGTTAAGGAGTTCCAAACTCTTTATGCTGGTCAGTTCATCCAACTCAAGGCAGACTTCAAACAGAGTGGTCAGTGGCTTAACGTGTACCCTATGGAGCTGGAGGTCATCGATACACCAGCACCACGGGCTGTAAAACCAGAGAAGCAAGCCGAGATTGACGAAAACTGGTCATTGATTGTGAAGACTATCAATGGTGGTACTAATAAAACCCTTAAAACCATCTGTGGTATGTTCCTTCGGGAGTACGGTACCGAATTTAAAATGGCTGCGGCTGCTAGGGGTTACCACCATGCTGAGAAGCACGGTCTACTTCGCCACACCGCTGAGATGATGGATATTGCCATCAACCTTAGCAATGTGGGTAGGTATAAGGATCTCAACTGGGATCTAGTGTTTGCAGGTATCCTAATGCACGACTCTGCTAAAGTGTTTGAGAACAACTATGACGGTGACGTACAAATCGCGTCCAAGGGTGGTATCCTAGGTGGTCACATCATCAATGGTGTAACTCTAGTCGGTAACTACTTCAAAGAGCTTGAGGGCGGTTGTAAGGACTCTCTACAACATCTACGCCACATGATCATCAGCCACCACGGTCAACCCGACTGGGGTTCCCCTGTAACACCTTTGACATCCGAAGCAGTCATGCTACACCACATTGATAACCTCAATGCTAAGGTAGAGCCAACTCTAGGTATTGAGGACAATGAAGAATACACTGATGAAGGTGATGGTGTGTTCCGCAAGTACAAGACTGTCGTGGTAACTTCACTCCCTAAAGTATAAATTATGGAAACTATTGGGGAATACAATCTAGCCATTCTTGATCTGGAAGCACTTATCAAGAAATCAAGAGAGGATCTCATAGCCATTAGGATGGAGAGGGATCAATGCATCTTTGATGGTGATGTATTCCCCAATACTAACATTAAGCGGTGTACCGACCACCCTATGGACTTGGGCGGTAGGGATAGAGACGAGGTAACTAATATGCTCAAGGATCACATTGACATATTCTGGGTACGGTGGGCAAACGAGACTCACTACACTGATCTGGATCTATTGAGATTCCCTCAGCCCCCTAAGTGGGCTACACATGCATTTTTAACACACCACGAGGTAGAATAATGAAAGAAGTTTATGTAGTAACGGCATACCGCTTTGGCTCTATGAAGAGTCACAGCTACACTGTAGGGGTTTACCTATCTGAAAAGGCTGCTAGGGACTCTACCGAGGAAGAGGAATCTAGTCGTGATCGTAAGTACCTTTGCGCCATTGAGTTGTTCGATATCGATACTACAGTGCGCTCAATTATTATGACCACTGAAGACGTTAGAAACTACGATTGGTAAACTATTTTCACATTCATACCCTTTTTATCTTTACAAAACTACAGAAATAACTACAGTACTGACATGGCAACACCAAATACGCCCGATGAGGCACAAATTAACAAATTCGCAGACGAACTAATCAACGAAGTAGGCGGCGACAAAGCCGAAGCTGGCTTTGGTCATCTAGACATCTCGCAAGATGAACTAGATGAATGTATCGAACACAACTTCGGTAGTCAGTCGAACTCACAGTCTGATGATTTCGGTTTCGACGAAGAAAACTACCACTATTAATATCATGAACCCAACTTATATTACATTCCTTGCATCCAACCTAGTTTACGTTGTGATTGTGTTACTAGCAATCATCAACTTATCAAGTAACTGGGGTTCTCTATCGAAAGGTGGTGGGGTAAAAGGATACGATAAAGTGGTCGCCAGACATCTAATCTATGTTGGTATCGGTGTTGTGAACTCACTAGTGTGGTCAATCAGTGGTATCATGTCACTAATCATCTTTCTAAAATAATGGAACTTATTAAAATCAACATCTTCGAATTTAGGGATGACCCTACTAAGAAAATCTGGGTGTGTGATCACTACCTAATGACCGACAAGCGTCAAAGTATGGACAGGTTAGAATGTATCGCAAAGCTGGTTAATAAGATCGTAGCCGAACAGAACCCGTTGGGGTTGGATAGCGGTAACCAAATCTCGTATGAGACTTCGGTGGTCTGTACAGACGGAAGCATTTTACTTGATTAGACTGCCCGTAAGGTGTAATTACTTTCATGGAAAATGAGATGGTTACAAACCTACAAAGATATAGATGTTTGCATCTAGCACTTATCAATATAAAGTTGGTTAACGCGAACTACTTTGAGATGGTGGATGCACTAGGTTTCGAAGTAGTTGATAACCTTAAAAGTGTGTTGTGTGATGTCATAGAAGATTCTATAATAGACCCCTCTATGTATCTAGAAGATTGGATTGAGAGATTTGATGATCTGATGAGATTAAACGACGAATTTGTATAATGGCAACCGTAACTATCAAGGGGTTCTTAGAAGCCAAACCCGAAAAAAGTGTTCTACAGTATAGCAGTGAGTTTGTACCACGCATTGGTGAAAGCCTAAAGCATGGTAATAAGGAACTGTTCATACTTAAAGTGACATACATCATTGATAAAGAGTTGGAGGTTCATATCGTGATTTCTAAACAAAAATCAACCACCACCGAAACACCACTCAGTGAAATTGGGCATATTGAGGTCAATAACGACTCGATTTTCAATGACGAGGAGTGGGATAATCAATAACAATATCATGCAAGATAATCAATATTCGATTCACCGTAGCGGTGAAGTATCCAAGGTTGGGTGTAGGGAAAAGGTGGTGTAGGTACTAAAATTCGACGACATTCGCGCCAAAATACAAACTAGAATTGCACCACCACGGGTTGATGGGAGACCTAGAAGGTCTAGTTAGCTTCAAAAGGAGAGTGATATAATTCACTCTCCTTTTTTTATTTCACATATTTAACAGTTTCTACTTGACGCAAAACCATATTTAAGTAGTATGGCGACAGCAAAGCAAATACTGCCTAGCACAACCTTAATACACTACACCACTATGAGCGATCTTACTAAATTCCAAGTCCACCCTAACTGCATCTCTTGCGGCAGATGTTTCGAACACGCACCAAACAACTTTGATGCAGATATTGACAGAGGTGCTGGGCGCTCCTTCGTATGTAAACAACCCGAGACAGAAGATGAAGTCGAAGCCTGTCTTGAAGCAATCGACCTCTGCCCAGTTGAAGCAATCGAAGAACTCTAAACACTATGAACACATATAAGGTAACGTACTACGACAACGGTAAGGTGGTGTTTGATTACACTGGTAAAGGCCAGTCACCCATCGTGGTGATGTGTAAGGCTGAGGATGTACTCAAGCTTTATGACTTCCTAGACACCGCAACAGGTCGTGAAATCAAAGTAGTGAAAGTCGATGAGTGATATACAAATTGACTATTACGAGCTGATCGGTTTGTACCGCACACAGGATGGTCAGGATTACTACGAAAGATACCCTCTGGTGCCTTTCGGGTGTCTAGCACCAGACACTGAGGAGTGGTACACACAAGGTGTTAACCGTCTTAACAAGGATAAAACCGTCAACGAAACTCTGGAGGGTCTTAGGAGTATAGGGACCTTCCTTCACACCCGTTTCTACGATACGGCACAACTGGGATCATACAAGACACTGTACGATGGTAAGTTGGCTATCCATAAGATCAACCATGATTTAGTGGAGGGTCGATACACTAGACTCATACTTGCACCTAGAGCATTTGGGTGGCACGGTAGAGGTTCCCGCAAACATTATAGATACTTCATCTATGATGAGGAGAACGGATTTGAGGAATGTGATACCTTTAAACACCATGAAAACATCATCTACTAGTATAAATCGATTTAGGGATTGTATAATTAATACTATGCAATTCTCATTCGAGTGGCAAGGGGTTGATATACTACGAATTAAGGATGGGACAAGAGATTGTTACATGTTCATTGATAAGAATGGTAATGAAATTGTCGAGTACTGTAACCATTACGGGTTCAACAGACTGGCACTTCGAGAACTTAAACTTAAAATAGTTCTCTACTTAAAAAACCAGTGGGTGTTGCCTCAGTCATAACGACTGGGGTTTTTTTGTGTTGACATTTGTGGGGCAGCGTGTATAGTGCGGGTACTAATCGACCAAACATCGATAACTTAATATAAATATGAGCGAACTACAACATGTGGAATTTATGAAATTCCCACCATTGGTTGACCCTTTACAGGTCATGATATTTGACGATGCATCCATTGTGATGCTACATTTTAACACGTCTAGGAAGGCCGAATCCTTATTTGATGCCGAACACTGGCGTTACGATGATGTAGATATGGACTTCTATGTCGAAGGCAGACTTGGTATTACCGAGAATATGAGACACAGTGAAATTAGACATCTGACGACACTGGTAACCGAACTAGTTGATAAACACAATGCGTTCCGTTAGACTTATTTAATTTGACACAAACCAATATACATTATACAATAAACGTCTATGAATAAACTAATGATTATACCCAAACAGATTCATGTTGGGTACGTTAATAGAAATGATACATATACAGGGAAACTTGCTTATGTCATCTACACAGATGCTAAGGGCGTCAAACGCAAACAGGTATCTTGGGACGGTTGGCGCGATGATAAACTGACACCACTTGATACTGATAATGTACCCACTTCTGGGTTTGTATTGAATAAGAACGGTGGCGGTGGTCGAGGCGGGTGGAATTCTCGTAATGAGTTCATCCGAGTGTATGACCCTCGTGGTTTCGAATTTGAGATTTCACTGGCTAACCTCTTGTACATCCTACAGGAAACTACTAGTACTAAAGGTAAGGGTCTTGAAGGCGAGTTCGTCTATGCTTGGGATGGTACTAGTTTGGTTCTCCTACCCGTAGGAACACCAGAGTATGTCAAATCTACTGAACACTCCCAACTCCAGTCTAAGAAACTCACAGCTAAAGACATGGAAGTTGGTCATGAGTACACCACCAAAAATGGGAATAAGCTTGTGTACATGGGTCGTGGTAACTTCGTTGATGGTGGTGGTTATTATTTCTCTGTGGATAAGGTCGTTAAAGACCATATCTATGCATTGGTCACAAATGGTACTTATAGATTCATCCGTAAGGGCGGTTTCACACACCTCGGAGCTAAGGTATCTGATAGTGAATATGGTGATTGGGTTAATGTATTGAAAGAATTCAACAAAACTCGACACCACCTAGATGTTAAAGGGCTGAGTTTTAAACCAAACCAAGTAATTGATGGAAACCATCTCGCATACCGACCACTTGGTGATGGTAAATATGGTATCTATGATATATCCCAAAAAAGTAATGGTAGATGGGGTGAATCCCATAAGGAAACCGATTACATTTATAAGTATGGAGAGGCTACATTTGTGGATAATAAACTTATCATCGACAGGCTTGGTAACAGCAACTGGTGGAGTGGTAGAGATGTACACCCATTAATGGTGGAGGATATCACACCTACAAGTGTTACAGGTGAAAAATGGAGTAAGGTAAAACATTTTACATACCCCGAAGGCTATGGTGCCCTATACCTTGAATTCTCTGATGGGAAAACACTAAAAATTTGATTTATGAACGAAGAAGATAAAGTAATACAGAAACTGTTTGATAAGGCCAAACAGAAACGGGCGGCAATTGACAAGGTCAAACGTGCTGAGTACAAGACTAACCAGATTTTCTCTTGGGATGATACACTACGAAACACCTCTAACTTAAATATTATGAGTATTCGTGAACTTACCAACGTACTATCTAAGTTGTGTTGTGAGCGCAATAATTGGAATGAGGCCAATAAGTTATTATGTATTAACACCAAGTTTGAGTGGTGTAACCACTCTTTCGAAGACTGGTTACATGATATCAAAAACAAGGTTGACAACTTGAACATCAGAACTAAGGTGAAAGAGCTTAATGTTCTTGAAGCTAAGTTGGATAAACTCATCAGCCCCGAAATGAAGCGCAAGCTTGAAATCGAGGCAATCTCAAAGGAACTAGAGTAATGAATCCCACAACGAATACTCATGAGTGATAAAGCAGTTTTATACGATAGCGACCTATATGGTGGTAAGGTGGATCTAACCAACAACAGAATTTATTTCTGTGGCGGTATTTTCTCCCAGTGGGCAAAGTGTGAATTTAAATGCTTTGATCTTGACGAGACACTAAACTGTAGTGAACAAGGTATGATGCTATGGAAGGCTAGGATGTTCGAGGATCAAGAATCTTATGTTAAAATCTTGAAATCTAAAGACCCTAGAGAACAGAAGGCATTTGGTCGTAAGGTTAAGAACTTCAACCCAGACGAATGGTCTGGGGTTGCACGTAGTTTAGTTACAGAACTCAACTACCAGAAGTTTTCTCAACACCCACAGTGGCGGGAGCTTCTGATTCTAACAGGTGATTCCGAAATTGTTGAGGCATCAGCATATGATAAGATTTGGGGTATTGGTCTAGCACCCGACGATCCAAATGTTACGGATAAATCCAAGTGGCAAGGTGATAACCTCCTAGGTAAGGCTATCATGGATGCACGAACTCGTATTGTAGGGGGTCTCTATGAGTAAATTCGACGAGAGTATCAAAGTTATCAAGCTTAAAGGGTTCAACAACCCTTCGTATGATAACGACACCGTTCGTGAGTTGATCGATGAGATCATCGAGACAGGTAATGGGCAACTAAACCCAATGGTAAGTAACCAATATATCATGAGTGGTGTTAAGGTAGAACTCGAAGCACTCAAAGGTAAGTTGCTAGTTAAGTACATACAGGCTATCAACAAGGGTGAGGGTTCTGGTACGGAGGTGATGGAAGATATTCTTGAACTAGCAGAACACTATGTGACCGATGTTACCGTATCACCTAAAGCAGTGGGTGACACCACTGAAGAACAACTCAGAGGGTGGTATTCCCGACTGGGTTTTGTAGAAGACGGTAACGATGGTTACATGACAAAATTTGCTTAAAATACAATACATAAAATAATGGATAAAGACCAAAAGAACGTAAGAGAGTTCATGCAGAAAGCTGGACAAGATACACCCGATGTACTAACAATCCCAGACGAGGCAACTCGTATTCTGCGTGTCAAGATTCTCCTTGAGGAGGTTTTTGAATATGCTGATGCTATGGGTGTTGGTATTTATAATAAATCCACAGGTGCTGCAAAGGATAACGTTAATGATGACACTGTAGAGTTTGTCATCAAAGGTGATGTTGACCTTGTCGAAGTAGCTGATGCTATTGCTGACGTGGACTATATCAATAACGGTAACGCTATTGCTATGGGTATCGACATGGAACCTGTCAAGGTTGAGGTACAACGCTCTAACATGAGTAAGTTCATCGACGGTCATCGCAGAGATGACGGTAAATGGGTCAAAGGGCCGAGTTATAGTCCTGCTGATGTGGCTGGTGAACTAGTCACACAGTTTGATAGTGAACAGTGTAGTGAGGCTGTAAAGGGTTCACTAAGAACACATCTGTCGTAGACATACAATCACACAAGGGTGGTGCCGTAAGGTATCACCCTTTTTTATTTGACAAACACCACTGGTGTGTTACAACTAGTCATGCAACGCAAACAAATATTTGGTTCTGGTGATTCACGAGACGTGGACATCATGGTAATCCTTAATGAAGTTCCACCAACTAGGGATGTATGTAAAAACATGTGTCTCGAATATGATAGACTATTAAAACTGGATGGTGTTGACGCTAACCACAACCTGTGTACTGTTAAGGAAGGTATGGTTGATTGGGTGTATAAGGGCACCATCGATGAGGTGAACAACTCCATGCTTGACACTTTCGAACTCCATAACCAGTACGATTATGGTAATGCCATCACCAAGCGAATGGATCGTGATATCCATTTGAAAGCCGTGAGGGGTCTTAGGATCATACTCAGCTTCTTTTCCCGTGGAGAATGTAGGAAAGAGGTTAAGGCTGCTCTGAAGGGTGGTATCAACGATAAGATAGAATGCCTTGAAATGCTCATTCCCCGCATCCTTACCTCGTATCACCTTAACAAAGGTGTTCTAACCGAGATCGAGGCTTATAAGACCATTGCTTTTCAGATAGGTCAAGTCTATGGTCTCTATACAGACATTGAGCTATACACCAAACAAGATATTGCTAGATGGTTCCCGTGCCTAGCACCATACCTAAAAAGGGAAGAGGTTAGTACCAGTCGATTGGTACTATGTTTAAGAGAGTTATTACACACCCTTAAAAACTGTCCAGTACTACAAGATTTTCAAGAATGCTACCATTCCGACTCTAACGAGAATTACTACGAGGAATATAAAAGTACCCACCGACAAACTTTATGATACTACACCCACCGAACATTACTGAGAACCCCGATAATAAACCTACAGTATTCCTAGCAGGACCTATTCAAGGTGCTGTTGATTGGCAAGCTGAAGCTGGTAAACAATTCGAATACATTGCCCAGAATGACGAACTCAGAATCGCAAACCCACGGAAGGAATACCTCGACAAAGAGTTTGACTATGCATCACAGGTAGACTGGGAAATTAACCACCTTCGGAAAGCCTCTGTAAATGGTGTATTATTGTTCTGGCTGGCTCGTGAGGAGGAACACGACTGTCATCGATCATATGCCCAGACAACTCGGTGGGAACTCGCTGTGTGGTTCCAGAAGATGATCATGGTTAATGACAGACATGGTGATAGATCTAAAATCCAAATGGTTGTTGGTATTGAAGAAGGATTCTCGGGGGAGCGGTATATCCGTAAACAATTTGAGGACAATACAGCATTTCATAACGTGGTCATCCAGAACACTTTAAAGGCTACTGTCTACGAGGCTGTGAAAATTCTCAGTAAATAACGCAAAGAGTTATTGACAATAGTACCACAGTGATGTATGTTTTTAACAACGAAAGGGGCGACTCTTACAACGACTTTATAAGGTTGGTCTCAGCCTTGCAGAATACAGAGAATATCATAGTAATGTCTATGTCATAAACCGAGAGAGTGGGGCGTGGTTATTTTTTACCCATCTAAATGATCCCAGTGCGGGACTGCCATCCTCGGAAGCACACTAAATTAATATAAACACCACGGTCTTAATTGATCGTGGTGTTTTGCGTCTATAAACAAAACACCTTTTTTACCAGTTTGTAGGTGGGCTGTCTCATAATTAAAGATATGAGTAGCAATTTTTCATCCCACGACCCTTTCTATACTGGTAAACTAAATGACCCAGATGGCACATATGTGTACACTGGTGAAATGAAGAACTGGAACGGGCGTTTTCGTAACACCAGTTTGTTAGGTTTTGAGAACCCTATCATTGTTGATGGTGATTACAAGATTGAGGTAAGTGTTGGTAAGGAATATTACATAGAGGTTTCTGGTACCATTAATGGCACTGTAACACTACAGACTGACACAGGTGGTGTGGTTAAGGAATTTACAGAGGCTTCTGCTTACGCATACACAGCAACATCAAACCCGATGACTATTAATGTTACAGGTTCAGTGGGTGCAAGTATCGTAGTGGATCACGGTCACACTTTATAATTTAGCTATGGCTATTGTTAGACAGATTTTTGGTGATATATCTCGACTTTTATGGAGAGAGATATGCAGGGGTGATGCCACTTTCGTTGATATCGTTGAACTCATCAAAGCTTGTAACCCGCTAGTCACTAGAGATAGCCGCCTAATCGACTCAGCCAATACAGGTCGCCCAATCCTGCAAGGTGCTGCACTGTCATTTGATGGGGCGACTCAGTATGGGGTGTCCCAGCCTCTAGTAACTAGCAGTGACACATCTATAAGCATCAAGATGTGGCTCAAACCTAATGAGCCACTAAACGACAGGATGTTTATGTCTCTTATGCACAGTGGGAGCGATGATGTTCGGTTGATAACTAACGGCAGTCAGTTAATTGATTTAGTTCTGGATGATGGCTCAATCAGCACTATAACGACCGCTGAATCATCAACATCAAACACATGGCGATATGTCGAGATTTATGTTGCCGATGGTGAAAACTGGATTGAGTTCGATGGGGTTCGCTACAGCGGATCTCATCCGTTCAATTTTGCAACTATCACGGATGGAAGATTGGGCATAGGAGCTAGAGCAACAGGCGGGTTTTACGCTAATTGCTTATTCTTAGACGTCAAAATCACAGGAGACACAGTAAACCAACACTGGGATCTCCGCGACAACGGCCTATCCTCCCTCACATCTGGCACAGACCTAACGCTGGTCGGCTCACCTGTAAGCGTGACAGACAACACGATCCCAGTAGACCCAGCTAACGAGCGAGGGTTTAGTGATGACAACGGCACAATCTATCTTGCACGCTCAGACGACCCATCCACAGACGTACTAGGCAACCCCACGCAATGGCAAGGGTCAGCCTATCCAGTGCGACCAGTCGAGCGGCAGAGCAATGCTCTGAGTTTCGATGGGGCTAGTCAGTATGGATACTATGACACACTTGACACAAGTGACAACGCATTTGGAGCTGTTACAATTTCAGCTAGTGTTAACATGATTAGCGATGCATCCCTTAGAGTGTTATGGTCTAAGGGATCTGCATCTTATCGGCTATACATTGACGCATCTGACATTATATTCATAGGCACAACGAATACTGGGGTGGCAATGCCTAACTCTCAGTGGCTCACAGTTAGCGTTGACTTTAACTCTTCCGCTGAGGCAACAGAATTGCGAATAAACGGCATTATTGAGTGGACAGGCTTGGCCGCAGCAGGAAGATCAAACTCAGTTCCAGAGTTCTACATTGGAGCGAGGAGGAGCACAACGGCGGGACTTTTTTGGCTAGGCAAAATCTCTAACGTCCAAATCACAGGAGACACAAACATCCGCTTCCCACTAGCAGAAGGCACAGGCTCCATAGCCTACAACAAAGACGGCACGAACCACGGCACGCTAGTAGGCAACCCTACATGGGTGCGAGAGGACGGCATACCAAGCAGCAATCTTGAAGACGGGTTTAGTGGTCGTATGTTGTTTGATGGGGTGGATAATGTGGGCGTTTCATTCACGCCTATAACACTAACGGGAGACTTTAGGATGTCATTTGAAGCATCTTCAAACACAATTCACCAAGGCGTGCTTATTGGCGACTCATTAAATG